TTTAAGTATACATTATATAGGTGAGAAAATAAAACTTTATACAACACTAGGAGGAATTTTATTATGTTTACAAATTCAACAATCGGTCAATATTTCAATCCAATGGTATTAGATTACATCACGAAGTTCGTGAAGCACAATATAGTTATTACAGATAATAATTTACGAGCAGATGCTATTGTGCAATACCTAAATGAGTATGGATTTAGAGAAATAGGATGTGGTACAAACCGTATCACATTAAAACATGAGGATGACGATTCTATCGTATTCAAGATTGCATTAGATGAAAGAGGAATCGTAGATAACAATTTAGAAGAAGTGTTATCACCTAAACTACAACCATACGTTACAGTAATGTATGATAACATTGGTACAATCTCTGCATCAGAGTTCGTGTACACAATGAAGAGTGGTGACATGGATAATTATTATAATGGGGTAAGTGAAATTTTACACCGTGTAGGTTCTCGTTATATCTTAAATGACGTTGGACCAAATGAGTTTAAGAACTGGGGTATTAGACCGGAGACAAATGAGATTGTAATCTTAGATTACGCTTACCTAACTCCGATTACAGAAGAAATGGACTTTAGCTGTAAAGCACGTATCCCAGGTAAGAAACATAAACGTTGCGGTGGACCATTAAAATACAATAAAGACTTTAGCAAATTTGTATGTACCCACTGTGATGCTGAGTTTGCAATTGGAGATGTTGCAGCAACACCAGGTCGTGAGAGTACAAGAGAATTTAATATGACAGGTGTTAATCCTGATAACTATCCTGAGTTAGAAAGAGTTGACTCAAGTCAGTTAGTCTATGAGCGTGATGAAGATTACGATGACATGGGATTCAATACGTCTAGATAAATAATAGGGAACATCCGTAATGGGTGTTCCTGATTTACTTTTGTATATAATATATTATTTTTTATGGGAGAGAGAAATATGAAAAAAGCATTACGTATATTAAGTGATGTAGTAATAACTGGAGTGAGTGTTATAGGTGGTTCAATAATCTTTTGTAAATTACTATCATGGCTGATAAGTGTAGAATACAGCATTAAAGAGATTATTGTAATCGATACAATTCTACTAGTCGTTCTATATATTGATATGATTAGTCACTACAGAAATAATAAAGTTAAATAAAAAATATAAATTAGACTATGAGAAACGGGGAAATAATAATGATGATTCTAGATTTCGAAATTAAGAGCAAAGTAGCAAAGAAAGCAATTACATTTGTTGGAGGACTTATTCCAGTATGTATTGGAAGTTCAATGTACTATTCAATCAATGATCAAGATATGGGTATTCAGGCACCAGTATTCTTTTATACAATGCTGTACCTGATTTACCATATGCTATTCTCTGTTGCTAAACAAGAAGAAGATAAAAGAATTGAGCAAGCAAAGCGACAATCTAGAATGGAAAGGTATGGTGCGTAATGAATAGAGTTATTCACTGTAAAACTTGTTTACAGGTGATGTCTGAAATAGATGAGCCAGTTGATGTAAGGGGTTATATTCCTGATAAGAATGGATGTATAGGATTCTGTGAAGACTATGATCCTGATGAATATAAAGTCCCAGTAGTGGATACAAAGCCATTACCGAAAGCATTTACGAAGTATATGAGACAACCTCATTCATTACCATCACAAGCTGTCAAGGCAGAAAGATTGCCACCGAGATTGAAGTTTTAAAATACTTACGACAGCATATTGATAAATAAATTATATTATTGGAGGAATCAATATGATACTACTATTAACGGAAGAACAAGCCCAAAAGAAGGCGTTCAAGAATGTATTTAAAATTATTGTAAGTCAGCAAGTACGACCATTTGATAAAACTTGCTTGACACTATCAAAAGGCTTAATACCATCGGAGCAATTATTCGGTGCATTTGCAGGAGGCAATATTAATGCCGATAAATATTATAAAGAATATGTAAAAGATATTAAAAATACTGATTCTATTATGGCATCATTTGTTGCCTTAGGATTAAGCTATCAACAGAATCGTGTGTTAGCTTTAGTATGCTCTGCTGAAGAAATGCAATATCTATATTTAGGATTCTTAGCAGACTATTTAGAAAGACGTTATGGTATCGCATATATGGGATACAAAACATATAAAAAGAAATTCGGTAGACTGGATGATATTGCTGGAGAAATGGAAGATGATAATGTCCAAAAGCTATTTAAAGATGCGAAAAAATATAAAGAATATATCTTTGGTGAAGATGTAGAAATGGATACACCAAAGAAGAAAAAGAAATCTAAGAAGAAAGATAAGAAAGAGAAACGTTATTGCTATGACCGAATGGGTCGAGCTACTAGATTAAAAAATGATAAAGAAAAGAAAGGTAAGAAGAAGCATAAGAAGAAAAAAGTTGAGGATATGAGTTTTAAAGAGCTTATGGAAGCAAGAAAGAAAAACGCTAAAGAAACTCGTAAGATTCTAGCAAAGAAACAAAAGGAAAAAGAAGTAGGAATATATGATAAGCATGTATTCAATAAGAGTGGAATCGGAGAGAAACCAGCAAAGAAAGGAAAAGCTTTCGTTGAGGATAAATACGGAAACCGAATTCGTAAAGCTAGAGTATATAGAGTTAGGAGAGGTAAGTAATGTTATTTTATGCAAGTGACACTGAATTAGATAAAATACCATCATCGTATATTACGATGATGGTGTCTAATGCTTTAAATGTGGATCATGAGGGTATGGTTAGTTTAAAGATACTTATGCCTGATCCACATAGTCATTTATTTAAAGCGGGTAATAAGAAATTATATATTAAAGAAACGATTAAAGATAAGAAGAAGATGCCTTATATTGTATCATTATTGATGCAATTAAATAGAGGTGCTCATATCGTTTTAGTATATATTCCTGAAGAACGAGACCCATATAATTTCAATTACTGTAAAGCATTGTGTAAATATATCGAGAAGACCTTCGGGTATCCTGGGTATAAGTTTACAAATGATATCACACTAGATATGAAGAGAAGTAGCAAGATGTCAGAAGAAGGATATCTTGAGTACATGAGTCTACTAGACAAGTTCTCTGGTGTACTAAGTGGTGATAAGGTGTGAGTAACACTCTTTACGTAAAACATAATTATTTAGATAAATCATTAAATCATATTGTATCTGCTAGTATCAAAGAATATGATATTAAGTCAGCAGGTTTCAATATGTTAATTGCAGCAAAAGCGATACCTCAAACAAAGATTGATGAGTTAAACGCTATGCCAAAGAAAGAGCGAAACATCAAGATTGGGTTAATGATTAAAAAGGATAAAGAACTTGGTAAAATTATTAATCAGAATCTCGTTGAATATCGTAGAACGTTCATGGAACGAAATAATATTAGTGATGCTAGTATTCTAAGTATTAAGAAGGATGCAATCTTCTTAATCAATCAACCTGTAACTTCTACGAAGTTCGGGAATGTGGAATTTGTATTAAAGAATCGATACTCTAGTTATTATAACTTAGGGGATATCGAGTTTTATTATAGTAGAGAATATTTACATATCAAAGGCTTGGGGAAAGATGTGCCAAAGATACATCGTAAATATATGATTAAGTTCTTACGTAAGTTATTTAGACAAGCAGAGGAAGTAACGGATATGAGTATCATATGTCAAGCCGTTCGTACATTTGCTGACGACTATCGTAAGAAGAAATTAGATATAGAGTATTACAGAGAGATGAATTCAGACTCTATGTTTATGCTGAACTCAGGAGGTATTATGGGTACTTCATATAAAGTCCCATGGACTCCTGATTTAGAAATGATTGATATACGTTATAACTACATGACGTATATTGTACCATTAATTAAAATATTTTTCTAAGGGAGAGAAGAAATATGTTTAACAAACCAGTTAGAATTGATGAAGAAGGATTTATTAATTGGGACCATCCTATTATTAAGGATTGGTTATTCCATTCTAATCTACGTTTAAGTATGAGTGATATAAACCGTGAATTAAAGGTAAAATCTAAAGTAATTAACACCCCATTTACAAAGTTGAGCCTATTCATATACAAGATAGGATTCAAACTTATACCATGCAAGATTCAATATCAATTATTTGTAAAGGATGGTATACATACTGCTAGATTCCCAGAGTTTGTAGCTCATGATACTGAAGCTATTGTGAATTACATTATTGCTTTCCATCGTAATGAAATGATGACTAAAAAGAAAGAAAATAATGAGAAAGCGATGGTAAAACAGAATGGGTAAAGAATTAGTATTTGTATTGCTATCGGATAAAGATGATGATATTAAAATTGAAGATGTAGAAATTATACGAAAAGATAAAACATTAACTCTTACAGGTATGCCCTCCGCGGTAACGTATGAATTTAGACCTGATATCATAATTAATAACTCGGTTGTAGATGCATTTATATGCTATCCTGCCACTGAGTCTACAAGACTTTTAAATGAAACTGTAGATAGTTTTGATAAGCTATATATTTTACATCCAACTGAGAAAGCTAATTTCATAGCGGGTGTAGGGCGTTTAAATATACCTAAAAAGGAATTTACAAAAAAGTTAGGAGAAAAGATACGTGAAAGTGAAAGATTAACGAATGAAGATGTAGAACGAATTATGAAATTTGTATCAAACGCAAAATTCTGGGAGGATCAATAATGTTTGGTATAACTGATTGGGATATTGACCATACATTCTCTATGAATGGTGTGTCAGGATGTACCTTAGATATTAGAACGGAAGCTCTTATAACAAAGATAGAGCGTATTGGTATTGCTTGTCGATACATATATCGTGATAATCTAGTTGAACCTAAGTTAATGATATTCCATCATAAAGACGATGAAAGATTTCATGATGGTCGAATAGGTAATATTCCAGGAGTAACATCCAGTTCATTATTGCATGTGCCACTTGGAAATATACAAGTATACTTTATTCCAAAGTCAAAGTTGGAGCCAAACTATATAAAAGTTACTTATCAGCCGACTACGGAATATAAATATTGGCTGGGTTCACTTCCAGTGCCAGGAGAAATAATCATGAAGGGGTCAGAAGATAATGAAATTAGATGATACTACTTATTTATACAATAGCTTATTTGAAGCACCTAAGGAATTTCGTATGGTGCAATGTATTTCAGGCGACGCTAAAATGGGAGCGGGTTTAGCGAAAGAAACTTGTGAACGATTCCCTGAAGTGGAAGATTTTAGACGTCGTTATGATTTAGAAACAGGAATGGTAGCATGTCCTATGACAGTACCATCTGTAGCATCAGTCGGGCAACATTTACTATTAGTTACGAAACGTGACTATTGGGATAAGCCCGGTTATGCAGGATTAGTTCGAGCATTAGTGTATCTAAAAGAAGCGTCAGTTAAGATGGGATGGAATAAGCTTGCCATCCCTCATCTTGGATGCGGATTAGATAAACTACGATGGGTAACTGTTAAGGAACTCATTATAGATATCTTCCAGGATACAGATATCGAGATAAGAGTATACGGTAACAAAGAATGGTTAATTAAAATAGACTAATACATAATAAGGGAGTAATAATAATGAAAATCAAAGATATCGACTTAAAAGGAAAACAATTGATAGTAGAAGTATTAGCTGAAAAATCTAGATGGACGTTAGATGAAGATATCGCGTGTTCTCGAATCAATGGATTCGTAGATCAATTAAACTTGCCAAAACGATATGCTTTATTAGCTGAAGTCTGGTGGGATGAAGAATATAATAGTAATATATTTTATAGATTAGCAGAGTATGATAGAGAAACCAATATTATTGCCAGTGCAACACCGGCAGTACCTGATAAGACACTTATTCATTGGATTCTATCAGGTGTAACTATGGGTATATCAAATCATGTTACTAATATATCTAATACTATAAAACAGCTATCGGAGGAGAACTAATTATGGGACTATTAACTACAGAAGAATCTAATATATTCTTAACAGCTGATACACACTTTTCAGATGAATATACACGAAAGCGTTCTCGTCGTCCATTTGGGGATATCAATGCAATGGACTTAGCAATGATTGATCGCTGGAATAACAAAGTAAAACCGAATGATAAAGTTATCCATGTCGGTGATTTCGGCAACTATGACATGGTTAGTAAGTTGAATGGTAATATCACGTTATTGGCGGGGAACCATGAACGTGATGATGTAGAAGCTGGAAAAATTAATGAGCAATATCTTTTAAGCTTAGGTTTCAAGGATGTGTATTTAGAAGACAAACGAATATTCATCACATTAGATGGCGAACCATTCGAACTAGTTCACGAACCTAGTTATTCTACAACGAATAACTATACAATATTTGGTCATATACATAAATTACAAATGGTCAAACGTGGTGGGTTGAATGTTGGAGTGGATTGTCATAACTATGAACCACTTAGCTTGAAAGAAGTATTTGCATTTAAGAAAGAATTTAGCAGAGCACATACAAACTTTAATAAAGAAGTATTCTACCAATTTTAAGAAGGTAAAGGGAGACGAGAAACATGACAAATGTAGAAACGATTTATACACCATTAACAAAAGAATTTAATGAGGAATTATTTAATCAACTTGCTATGGTAAATAGTGAGTTTGAACGTATTGGGGCTGAGGAACGTTTAGAGATAGAATGTAAAACGATTACTGAACGTATTTTACTTTTCTCTAAATACACATACCCCCACTTCAGAATTAACTTAAAAATGCATGACGTGGTATTCAATCAAATGGATACATATCATGTGGAAGTGGTTGATGCTTACTTGAAAGGTATTCTATTTACAACAATCATCAAGCATAAGCCGGAAGATAATATACCGGCTCAACCAAGTGATGAATTTGTAATTCGTTATACACCGTGGGAAAATGAATTACATCCTGATATCAGATTCCATCCAATGATTCAAAAGATAAATGCTCTTGTGAGGAATTATCTAGGTGAAGAGGATAGTTATCAGATATACATTGCAAACCGAATCAAGTATACAAATAAATCACAGTACACTGAAAGTGTTATTACATGTAATAAAATAGGACAACTTGATTGGTTCTTTGTTACAGAAGAATTTGCAAAACCTGATACGAGTAATGTATTACTAGAGTTATTTGATTCACCTGGAAAACTGTACAAAGCAATTGATCGTTATAGATTAGCAGAAGCTAATAACAACGAATAAAAAGGGAGGATAGAGCGCTTAGGCTCTATCCTCTTCTTTATTTAAATTACTTTATTTCATTTTTTTCTAAACTTATCTGTAAAACTACTGGATGAATCGTTTTATAGATATACAATGTTAGTCCGTCTTGAGAGAAATATTGATGTAATAATTCTTTATAATCATCAGACAAGACTAAGTATATATCATCAATAATTGCCTGCATAGTTTTTTCAAATGTTTTATCATTAATGTATGCAGGACCGAATTGCTTAATATTCATTTCCAAATGGTATTTCAATTGCTGTTGTACGACATCATTCAGTACAGCAAGCACATTTTCAATAGGTATCGAATATACCTGTGCGTTTATTTTTTTGGTAGTTTCTTGTACTGGTTGCACGGCTACCTTTTCATTTACTTTTGTTAGTAATCGTTTTATTAGGAAGAATAACATAACCGCCCATAATAAAACAAACCCAATACAAATCAATAAGATTGACCAAAAATTCACTAACATATACAACTTCCTCTCACTTATTATTTTTCTGACCAGTCAGTAACTGTCGGATTTACATCCAACACTCCACCGTCAGTACTTCCGTATTGATTCGCAACACGTATATTCTCATGAATGATATACATCTGTTTGTCATCAATACCATCTCGATATTTCTCGATAAACTTACCGATATCACCCCATGCTTGTTTAGGGTTAAGATAAATCTCATTGGCATGTACAAGTTGATGAGCCATTTCACATAACATCACAACTTGTATTGTATTGTCAAAATGTTCTCGAATTACTAAATCGGCAACTCGGAACGTAGTAATTTTGATATCGTTTGCTATCATCCAATTTGTCAGGATTTCGCAGATATCATACAGGGTAAGAATGGGACCATGATGCATCTCAATTGGAGCATCACCATCATCTGATATATCAGGGAATATCATACAGTGGTCTAATCCGATTTCTTCCATTAAATACGCTTTATAACGCTTATACTCTTTACTTGTACGGATTAAACGTTCCGTCGCTTTAATGAAACGATTCATCGTCTCTAAGTGTAAAAGCTCTTTGTTATTCTGGAAGAATGGTAGAATCATTCCTGTATCAGATTTTAATCTAGGATTACCCTTCTTTAAACCCTTTACCTTTATGTTAGCAATTTCAGTTCCCATAAAGAACCCTCCTTTTACTTGTATTTAATACGTTGTTTCCGCTACATCCCTTATATATCACACATAACCCCTTAAACAACAAATTAGTACAAACAGAAAGGGAGTGTGAGAATGAGAGCGGATTATAAGCAAACCAATATGATGGACTTTGTGCTTAATCAGTTAAAGGAAATAAATGAAACACTCACAGTGAAACTAGACTATATCGCCTCTAAATATGAAACACTCGAATCGAAACGGTTAGGCGACATGTACTGTGCGGCAAAATTACATATTGATGATTTTGGTACGTACATGACATACAGTGAATATGCGTTAGAGAAAGCTGGATTCCCTCAATCGGAATGGGAAGATTTACAGCGTAATCGTAGTTTAATTCCTATTGATAAACGTGGTATCGTTCTACAATATCATCGGGAATATATCATTATGAACTACGTGGAACAGAATGAATATTATCGTGAGATTAGTGGATTACCTCCATTAGAAGATACATTCGATGACTTCATATATATGGAATATGAAGTAGATGGAGTTGACATTACAAAACCAATTCATATGATGGATAATCATGAATTGATGTTACTAGCAATTACAAAGAATATTTCTCGATTAATTGAGAAGCATCCTGAAAAGAAATACCTACGACATGTATATGATGGTAAGGTGCCTATTGAAGTAGCACGACGTACAGCTCCATATGAGCTAATGTATATCAAGCGATACTTACAAGACCCTGGGATGCCATCTGTCTTTGTACGAATCTATAAAGAGAGTCGTAACTATGTATTGAAACGAATCTACGATAAAGCTTATCAAATGAACTCGGAGTACTATGATGCTTTTATCGGATTATTTATCTTGACAATTACTTGTCAACGTTTCATGACACAATACTTTAACCAAGGAATTAACCGAGACTTTTATGATAAAGATATCATTAAAGAGTTATTCGAATCCTACGGATTACCGTACTACAATGAAATCAGTTTAACGTATATGCGTAAAGTAGCAAAGAACTTGAATAAGCTATTACGCTTTAAAGCAACGGATAAAGTATTCGTTGATATCTTTAAACTATTCGAGATTGATAACATTGACGTTACATCTTATTTCCTAATTAAAGACCGGAAGAAAGACCAATACTATAATCCTATCTTCAAGTACAAAGAAAAGAAACATGAGGATGGTTCAACTGAGTGGGTTGAAGATGTAGAAGAATGTTATGAGTTGAAGTTTGCTCAGGTTCCGAATGATACGGTCAACCTAGGGCAAGAGATTATTAACCCTGCCAACCATTTAGATTATTGGTTAGTAGTAGACCATGACTTCCTATGGGGTGATGATGGTGATAGAGCCAGATTCATGCAAGAAGTTATGTCACAAGAATTTAACTATATTGAGACGAAGTATATCAACTTGACATCAAACTATGATTTAATGAAAATCTCGTTTGAGTTATGTTACTTCTTCCGTATGTTAATGGATACCGTTCCAAACCAAAGTTTACTACCGGAACTGTCCATGAAGTATGTAGAACGAGCTACGTTATTTGATATGATTGTAGCGTTATTCGCTATGATATGTAAGAAGTTTGACCTAGCTGGAAACATCATTGATACAACGACAAAGAATATGAGTATCTATGGATTTAACTTTGATGCTCGTATGATGAAACGTATCGAGATGTTTATCAATGAATATAACGAAAAGGTCGATATTCCAGATAAGATTATCGATCATACAAAGATTGATATTAAACAACCACCAGCTAAATATAAAGATGCTGCTGATGTCGTGAATACATACTTTGATAACAAAGATGTGCACGAAGAGATTATCAGTCGTCGTTATGATGCGACAACAATTGAAGAGTATAATTTATATAAACGTATTTATGATTCTAGTATGATTACGAAATATACAACTAATATGTATCGTGATACGAAAGGAAACTTACCTCCAACGTACCTAGAATATCTTCGTAAGCATAACGTTGACCTCTATACGGTTGTTAACGAAACAGACACGGAGAATATGATTGATACGTTTGATAGTATACTATATGCCCTAGAATTATACTTTGGATCTGATAAATTCGAGAGTCTATTCCTAGATATTCCGACATTATCTGTAGATAGTTTACGTAAATTCGTATTCTATTTAGTAGATATCTTTAAGTCCTATACTGTCGATTTAACTTCCATGAACGTTGCGTATCATGTAGATGATAAACGACTTCAAAATATTAAAGTGGTATTGGAAGAAATATTCCAAGTGAAATGGGAATCTGGGGAAAATGCTTTTAATAATTACAATGACGTTATTACGTCTATTGTACAAGAGCAAGGAATTGATCAATTCATTGAGATGATTCATGACGTATTCGGACAGGCTAGTTTCACACGTGAAGACTTATTAGACAAACTGAAAGATTGGTATGCAATATACGTTCAGAAGGAAATAGGGTCTTCTATGAATTTAGATTACTACGCTGATATAGCCGATATGGAGTCATCTGTCGAACAAAGTACTAAGATTAAAGTAAAAGATAAAGCGTTCTTTATCAGAGAGGAGAATTAACATATGTCTACTGATGCAAAAACATTACTATTCGGTGACCATGTATCGACTGATGAAGCACATAAAGTCTTATTAAATGACTTTCAGAAAAAGGTGCAGAATCCAAAAGGTCCTACATTTAAAACACAAGTAATCGCTCAAAATGAATTAGGGGAAGTCTTATTCGATGAGCATAATGAACTTCTATTATCTGGAGGTTTATTCTTATTACAAAAGATTGCAAACGTTGATACACCTATCACAATTGCAACGTTAAACCAGGATTTAAATATTCTTCCGCAAATCGTAAAACCACCTGAGGCGGGTCTACGTCGTGAAGACGTATTATTCGGATTTGCTGTCGGTGTAGGTGGAGCTGGAGATGTATTTGATACTGTAAAAGATGTCAAGTACAAAGAACGTAAAGTAGAAGGTATTCTACCATTCCGTAAAGTTCCTACTAATAAGGACTTATCTACAGCATTACGTGGTAAGTATTTCATGCGTCGTCAAGATGCATCTTATTATGAATACTATGTAAAGAAATTTGAAACACCACCTGTAATTCACGTAGAGTTCGACGAGCCAGGTAACCCATCTGTACCAGGGGATGTTGATACACAACCTGAAAACAAAATCATGAATACGTACATTCAGTTCGTATTGAAGATTGATAAAGATGACTGTCGTCAATACTTTCAATTAAATGGTGGAGGCTTAAATAAAGCTCGTATTAATACGTTAGGTTTAGTTCATGGATATCCTGATAACTCATTAGGTTATTCTGAATACCGTTCTTGTCGTATATTCTCTAAACTGAATTTCAACAACGAACCACTAGCAAACCTATCAAAAGAAATTACAATCATTTATAAAATTTATGTTTAATCTCTGTAAGGCTGCCACGTGCAGTCTTACAGTATTTCTATTTAAAAGGAGGAATTAATATGGCAACAGTTACAGGCACTGACTTAGAGTTTGTACTAGGTTGGGAACGTAAGAATATCAATCGTCAAATGATTATTGATACATTTGCTAAAAAATATACAAAAGGAGAAAAAGGGAAAGCGCAAGTAAAATCCCGGTTAAATGGTACAGACAAGATTGTGATTCCAAAAGGTACGTATCATAATAATACGTCACCTATTTCTACTACGGTAGGGAAATACTTCTTTAACGTATTTTTTATTTCTCCACATTTCTACGATATCTTTGGCTATATTAATGAGCCTATTGATGCTGATAAGTTCGAAGATATCGAGAGAGTCTTATCAAAACAACTATTGGACGATAAGATTAAAACAGAACACTTCATTCAATATCTGAATGATGTACAGTGGTTCGGATTCAGCTTTAATAATATCTTTGTAAGCTCAATGTCTCAACGTACAACAGTTCCATTGGACTCTGTAGCAAGAGAGAAGAAAAAGCTTATCAAACAACATGAAGAAGAATTACAAAAAGGTAATGCTGAAGTTGCAGCTAAAATAGAGAAAGACCTACTGAAAGTTGCAAAAGGTGAACTAGGGAAAGATGCTGGTATGGAATTATATGATTCTGGTGCAAAACCTAAGTTCGGTAATAACTATAAAAACTTATTCGTTATGAAAGGTCCAATGCAAGATAATACGAATGGTGGATATAAGATTAGTACAAGTAACTATGCCGACGGCATTGAGAAAGATGATATCGAGCTATATGCAGATGCTCTTGTTACAGGTGCTTACGCAAAAGGTGTAGGCACACAGGTTGGTGGTTACTTAACGAAGAAATACATGGCAGCCTTCCAGTCCTTAGTATTAGGACCAAAAGGTTCTGACTGTAAATCTAAGACATATCAAGAGATATTCTTAACGAAGAAGAATGCATTCTTATTTGAATATCGTTATATTATTGACGGTGCTAAATTGGTTATGTTGGACGATACAACAATGTCTAAGTACATTGGACGTAAAGTTAAAATGCGTGACCCATTATTCTGTGCATCTGAACGTATCTGTAATAAATGTGCAGGCGAGTTATATTATAAACTTGGTATTATTAATATTGGTATTACATCTACACGTATGTCAGCATCAGTGATGCAGCGTTCATTGAAAAAGTTCCATGATACTTCTATTAAACTAAATCCAGTTCAATTAGAAGATATCGTAATAGATTAACAGAGGAAGCCTATACGGGCTTCCTCAACATTTTTATAATAATAGTAAGGAGGTTTATGATGAAAATAATTAATAATTTTAAAGAACTATATTCGTTATTAGCTGAACCGTACGTACATTATGCATTTAATCATCCTAATGGGATACGTACCAGCGGTTCTACAAACTATCTCTTAGATTTAACAGGAAAAAGTGACGAAGTTAGATTATATGGCATTACTCTTGAAAATCCTACAGATATACCTAATAGGAAAGGTGTGTTTAATGGGTCTACTTCGTATGCCTCTACCAAAATTTTATTACCTGAACGGTATTATATTGATATGGAAATTACACCCATATCTGGTGATACTGGGTGTATACTAGGTACTGCACTTTATGGTGATGGGTCTATATCAAGAGAAACTGACGGAACCATAATATATCAATCAGGTAATAGTAGTAGCGCTACTGTTAATCATTTTATGTATAATGGCAAATCGTATATGAATAATATATCTATAGGTGAGTTACCATTCTCTAAAGCATTTAGAGTTGAAATTATGCATAATAATAAACTCAATACACCTGTTTTACTTAAAAGTAAAAGTGATGACTCTACAGTTAAAACGGTACAATGTAATGCTGAAGTTAAACAATTACGGACAATTTGTATGGGTAGAGGTCAGTCATTAGATTCTCGATTATATTATAAAGGCTCTATAACTTATATTAAAATCTATGATTTAGATAAGTTAACGGAAACAAAAATGTTCTTACAGGATACTGACGGTAAGTATTATACAATAGATAGTACGAATCGAATCGTAATTATTCCTGAAGATTCATATAATACTGATGCTAAGCTATTAGAAGCTATAAGTAAAAGCGGATTTACAACTTCTCAGTTAAGTGATTTACCGCAAGCTTTGGTGACTGGATGGTTTAAAGATAAATTTAGAATAGTAGTTAAAGCTATATAAGGAGGCTATACTATGGGAACTATAGTAAAAACAGAACCAATTAAATCTATTAATGATATAGAATCAACAAGAAAAAGATTAGTGGCAAAATATGATGTCAATGATCCAAGAGGTGTTGTCGGTGACACTTTAGTCGATTTATCAGGTAATGGTAACGATGGGACTATGAAAAATGTTGAAATAGTGGAGGATGTTAGTCTTGGAAGAAAAGTAATGTACTTTAATAATACTCCAAAAGAATCCCCTACAAGCTATGTTACATTTAAATCATCAGTGGTCCCGGTTCGACATTATATGAAAATGAAGTTGAGACCCGCAATATTTGGCTCTATTATGCATTTATTTCAGACATTAGACACCTCTTACAATTCTGGAGAGTATGGTATTGGATTAAATATACCGACTGCCACTTCTGGTGGAAATTACGGGATAGCATATTCTAGTTATTACTGGAAAGCGAATGGATCATCACCTGGAAATCTTATTGTAAATCCAGGCTATAATATACCTTCAACGGGTTTAACTTGGGTTCCGGTTGATATTGTAAATAATGCAATAACTGGTGAAAAAATTATAGTTAGAACTTTTAACAACTTACTTAAAGAATCTGTACCGAGTGCTAATGAAGTATTTAAAGGGCATACTCGAAGATTTACATTAGGGTGTAGATTCGATACAAGTTTAGTATATGGGTATAATGGATATATTGATAGTGTGGAAATTTATGATTTAGATGCACCTGCCATATATCTTATCTGTGATAGTAAGAAGAAATTATATACGATCCAAAGTGGCGAATTGGTTACTTTAAATATCACATTAGATTCTACCGACGCGGAAGTCAAGAATGCAATTAAAACAAAAGGATTTACAGATACAACTCAACTTATCAACTTAATGAAGTCTCCTTCATGGGATATGTCGTCATTCAGTTTAGTGATGTATGATGTTGTAGGATAATTAGTTTTTACACGACTAAAAACAATCTAATAAAGAATTATATATTATATAGGTGAATATGATAATTAAAATGTTAGGGAGTGCTTAGTCGTGGCAAAGAACAGAAAAGTGAAATTAGTCGTAAAAGATTATCGAGAAATGTATAAGGAGGATATGCGAAACGGAAACGGTTTCGATATCGTGACTCCTGAAGGGTTAGCCGCGAACGGTGACCGAGAAGACGGAGGTATCTATTCTAGCAAATACGGTTCCCTATGGGGTGATGAGAATGCATTCGCTGAACGCTATCGTTGTGAATGTGGTTACTTAACAAGCCGTATCTATGAAGGATCAGATTGCCCTGAATGTAATACACCTGTAAAATTCGTAGACAATAACCTACAGATGACAGGTTGGCTACATCTAGAAAATGAGCATTATCTGATTCATCCTACACTATGTCGAATGATTGAAACACTTATCGGAAACCGTAAGGTGTTCTTTAATATCATCGACGCTGATTATAACCTGAACCTAGAAGGTCAGTATGAACTAGTAAAAGTGGACACTGGTAAACCACATAATGATAAATATTATGGTATCGGTATGACAGAGTTCTATTATAGATTTGATGAGATTATAGACTATTACTATAATTACCATCGTAAGAAACGTCCAATCGTAGAAGAGTATTATCAATTCATTATGGAGAACCGTGAGAAAGTATTCACGAAGTTCGTTCCTGTATACTCTCTACTATTACGACCAATCTCAATTACAGAAGAGAATTTCAGATTCGGTCAGATTAATGGTAAATATGCAAAACTAACTTCTAAGATATTCGGTATCAATAAGAATAACTTATCGACAGATAAGAAACGTATTCGTCTATACCGATTACTATCAGAAGCACAAAAGATTCTAATGGATGTGCATGATGATATCATCTCAGCACTATCTAAGAAAGAAGGACATATTCGAGGAAACATCTTAGGTTCTCGTTTCAACTTCAGTTCACGTAACGTAATCGTTCCATTATCGGACTGTAAGATTAATGAGATTAAATTACCTTACCTCGGATTCTTAGAATTATTTAAACCAGAGTTAATCAATCTGATGATTAAGTCAGAAGGAATTACAATCAGTGAAGCAACTGATAAATGGCAGAAAGCGACCATATCCTTTAGTAATAAGATGCTACAGTTTATGAAGTATCTCATCAATAATACAAAGGGTGGTTTACGAGTACTGATTAACCGTAACCCGACAATCAGTTATGGTAGCGTACTTTGTATGAAAGTAGATGTAAAGGAAGAATATGATGACTATACAATGTCTATTCCGATTAACGTACTAGGTGTACTAGCGGGAGACTTTGATGGTGACGTATTAAACATTATCTCTCTGAAAGGTAGAGAGCTAACATACAGCTACAATGCAGCTTATAATCCAAGAAGTAATATGTTAATCAACCGCAATGATGGTAAGTTTAACTCAGACTTCAATTTAATTAAAGACCAATTGATTTCATTACATCAGTTCAATCAAATTGGTAAAACATCTATAAGACAAGTACGAGTTAAACGTACGAAAGAAAAAGCAGTCTATGATGCAATCTATCTAGACTAACAAATGGAGACAGGATAAATTCCTGTCTCTATATTTTTTTGATTATTTTTTAATAATAACATAACACGTATTCAAGGGAGAGGATAATCTACTATATTAGGAGGATTATCCCATGGTAAATGCAAGACAATTTTTGAAAGTGTATGAAGACGATTTCGAGGAAATCGGATATTTTATAAGTAAAATGGAGCAAGCGTATCCAAACGGTATGAAGAAATTTGATAAGATACTATACCGCCACACGATGTGGGATGTTGTAGATGCCGCTTATGCTTACTATTCATTAGAAGTTCTAAAGGAGGATTGCTCACCTAGAGATAAGAACATCATGCGTTCTATAATAGATATTATTAAAAGTTATGATTGAAAATAACTATACATTATATAGGTGAATAAATTAGATAGGAGCGATTTTATTATGGCACAATTAGAACTAAATTATGAGGAAGTTATACACGCAGGAGAACTTGTAGCTATCGTACAAAAGAATACGAGAGCCTTATTACAAGAATATACTGAATTAGATGATATTACAATACAGAGAGTATCATTAGCGATAACTGATGGAGAAAAAGTTGTATTAAAACAGACATCAGACTATAAAGACTTATTGAGAGAAATGAACCTATTAAACTCATCTATCCAACATATGAATGGTATCGATGAAGGTATCATTGAAATGGCTCGACCAATTATCGGTAATGATGATATGGCATTCGGTGTAGCATTTCAAGCTATGGTAGCCGATGGTAATAAAAGTAAAGGAATTTATAAGCGCGCAAGTGCTTTTGTACCTGATCCAAACGAACTCGTTATATTTGTTAAACGTAGAATGCATTGGATCGGTAGTGATAGATATAATAAAAATAAAAGTGAAGCATCACATAAAAATACAATAATTATATATAACCCAGCTAAATAATACTAATAATAAATTATAATAATACACATCAGGAGGAAATAAAAATGTTTAATTTAAAAGAAGAATTCGCAGATATCGCAATGGAAGCAGAAGCTAGATTAAGTAAACTGAAAGGAATATTAGGATTACGTTCTAGAGGTATGCTAACTGAAGAAGAAATAGCTATGATTGCTAATAAAGTAGGAACTGGTACATTCTATCATATTCATACGATTACTACACCATCTAAAATGATGAAGATGATAACTGATCGTACTACAATATATGATAAGCAATATGTACCTGGCGTAAATAAGAAATACGGAGCTATTGATAAGTCGCAAGTATTATTAGGAGAATGCACTTTTGGAACTTATAGTAGCACGTTTAAATATAAAGCTGATAATTCAGCAGACAAATCAAAACAACATACGAATGCACAGTTTAATCCAACGAAACCATTAGTAGTTAAGAAAGAGATTAATAACTGGACAGTATCATATGATGGAAATACGTATGAGCCAATTATGAATGCTCATCATGTAAAAGAAATTATTTATATTTACCTACCAGTAGGTAACATTAGGAAGTAGACCACAATCGGTCTACTTCTTTTTTTTTGTCACTTTTACTAAAATCGTAATAACGAATACTACAAGTACACATTATATAAGTGAGATAATAAAAAGTTATCTAATTATAAAATCACTGGAGGTCATCAAAAATGACAAAATTAACTAAGGTATTCGCAAAAGTAAAAGAAGTAGGAACGAAAGCAATGGATTATTTCGTAGACATGAAAGTCGAAGAAAATAACTATGCTCCTATTAATCCAGAACCAGCGACAATCTATAACTTTAATGAATTCAGAGCAATTCGTAAAAGAGAAGAATCAGAAGTATTAAAACAGGTTGTAAAAGTTGTAGCTCGCGCAAGTGAAATTGCAGACAATGAGAATGTACCTGTAAGATATGTAAGCTGGGATACATTTAACAAAGCCATTACAGTGAACGTAGAGACTAATGCGTCTAAGAAAGGTATTAGACAATCTGCTCACATTGATTATAGTTCAGATACACAATCACTTAAATTAGGATACAATGAAATGATAGATGGAATCCAAGGTCTAGTAAGAGAACCACAAGGATTTAAAGAAACAGAAATGTATGTTATCGTGAAGAAGAATACAGAGTACGACTTCTCAACTCCATCTAGTGTAGAGATTACAAAAGAAGTATTCTGTTATGTACCAGCTAGATACATGACGAAGATTGGATAAAACGTCAGAAATGGCGTTTTATTTTTTTGTAAACTATATAATAACTACACAAAGGGAGAGACATACATAAATGAAAAAGAGATACAACAAACCCACTTACCAATACCAAGTGGTTAAGATTATTAGGTACGGTAAAAACCGTGCAACGATTTTCTATGCAGAAGAACCTACAAGTTCGGTTAAGAATCTTCACAAGAAAGATGTGAAGTTAGGGATAGTGGAACGTATTCTTACAGAAGAATCGTTTGAATGTAAACTATCTGCGGTCATAAATGACCTAAGAAGAAGGCTACGCCTAAAACAACTAAAAGGGGAATTTTTAAAATGACAAATACTTACTATTCTCAATTATCAGTCGGTGAAAAGATTTCAATGGATAAGAGATACCATATAGGGGAAGTTACTTATGATGAAGAACGCTTTAAAGGACATATCTATTACGTATTAAATGGAAATCCTGAGTATAAAGAAGTTCAATTAACAATGTGGGAACTTATTAGAAATAAATCATTCGACGATAAACTTCAAAGAGAAGTTGAGAAAGTAAATAGACTAATTGAAAAAGAACGTGACCGTGCTTCAAAACGAATTATAGCAGGTCGTCCCGCTAAAGAATATAATAAACGGATGAATAAGACTACGAATGAACTTGTAAAAGATTTAAATGCTAAATACCAGTTTAAAAAGCCTGGTAATAATGAGGAGGAAAACTAAGTGTCAACATCAAAATTAACATTAAAACAGTCAGAAAAGATTGATAACGACTATAAAGTCGGGGAAATCGAATATGATAATAGAGATGGACTTATCTATATCAACTATAGGAAAAACGGAAGTAACTATGGGAGACCTGTGGAATTAACATGGTGGGATAGTTTCCGTGGACGAACGTTAGACGATAAAGTTAATATCGTATTAGAGAAATTGAAAGCTGAAATAGAAGAGGAGAAACAGAAACATATTCAGCGATGCATACAGCAAAATAAGGAAACTGAAAATCGTAAAAATCGTAGGGTTGTACTTACATCATACGCAGAAGAGAAGAATGCTGAGATTAAGCAAAAGGAACGAGAGTTGATTATGTCTATTGGTGAAAGTGCTCACGGTAGACCTGCGGACAAAGGTGCTGAATTATTTAAAAATAGACCGCTTCATGAGAATATAGATGAACTATCTTCAGCAATCAGAAGCGGTAAAGTTACAATTAATAAGAAACAGGTGCCAACATCACCTAGACCGGCACCGCCAGCACCGCAACCTAAGCGTCAGCAAGATTCATCATTCAAAGTAGCAAAACCTAAAAATCCTAACTACTATCGTAATGATGATATTTATGAAGATAATGATAGAAGTGGCGGGTTATTTACTAGAGATGATTATGCTTCTAACCCATGTCGCGACTCAGGATCATCTCGTGGTGGCTATGAACCAAGCCCATCTTCAGATGGTGGTTCTTGCGGTGGAGGTGGTAGTGATGACTAATACTTTTACTACCTTTACCGAGAAAATGTCTAAAGTAATTCTAGGGGACACATTGTCTTGGCAAATTACGGCATTTACAGTCATTGACGACTCGACGATTCGTATTAACTATACAAAAGAAAAAGTAGTTCATATTAATGCAATAGGTGCACGAGTGACTACCGACTATAGTAAAGATGTGAAACATACTTGGTTTGATAGATTAATCGGTACTACGCTTGAAGATAAAGTATTTAAAGCGATAGAGAAGATTAATAATAAATTGGAAAAAGCTTATTTTAGACATTCTAAAGTTGAGAAAGTCAGAGATTGGGCTGATGAGCATTATCTATCTCAACCTCATAAAATTACAATGAGAGAAATGGATTTAACAAGCGAGAAGCAAGAAATTATTCCAAAGATAAAATAAAAGGGGATATTTAGACTATGGGAAAGTTATTAGAATATCGTAGACGTATATTTAGTATTTTATATGTAGACTACAGGGATAATGGGAGAGAGGCTACAATTTATTATACCAAAGGTGGAACTGAACGAATAGAAGATTCTGAACGTGCTACGGTAAAACTTTCATTAAAGGAGCGACTATTACGTCGCTCTTTAGCTGATAAACTTTTAACTCGTATAGATGAAATAGACGAAGAAATTCGACAAGCAGAAAGATTACATAGAAAAGGGGAAATAATATGAGAACTGATATTACTGCTAGACCAATTGGATTTCTAGCGCAAGATCAATTAACTCCAGCGGAACCTTCACGGGTTACTATTATGGAAACAATTGATGCAAAGGTACAAAAAGCAAAAGACGGTTATCAAGTAATAGCCGTTGATATTCAGAGTAAAGAATTAGCTATTATTTATTATAGTATGGAACCTGTTGAGAATCAGCAGCAATTATTAAAAGAACGTGTTAAGCTAAACTTCTTAGATAAAATGTACGGACTGACAATTGAAGTAAAGCTACGTCATAAAATGATTCAATTACAACAGCAATTAGCAAAACAGAAATCAGCAGTTGATCTTGTGAAACAGTACATTGTATAGGAGGGATATACAATGAAGAACTATTTCCAATCAACTGTCAATACTTCCATGGCTCACATTAGTGGGAATGTCACAAGTATTGTAATGGATTATTGCCGGTCTAGTTTTCCGAAAGGATTCTTTAAATCAAGTAACGTGAATACACGTATTGCTATTAAGGACTTTAAAGAAGTAAATGATAGATTTGGCTTCTTACAATTAAAGAAGAATAAACCAATCATATCTATTACACCGAAAATGATTCCAGAGGAAACGGAGTTTAATATTGACTTCGTTCGAAGAAGATATCTAAAGCCAGCGACATACGATGCAACGCGTCCTGACTTTAATGATATCAAACTCTTTAAGGATTTCGAGAAAAGTTTATTTATCGATTATTCTGTAGAGCGTATGAAGATGGAGTTCGAATTGGTATATGTATTAAGTACAAACTTCATGCAATATAATACCATGGGGTATATGTTAAACAATATGCGATTCGACCAACCATTCTATCATTCGATTATTATGGAGGCTGAGTTGCCACCATCTGTTATTAACCAACTCTCAAAAGATTCAGGGATTCCTGTATTCGATGAGCATGGTAGTGTAAAACCGTTTGTGGATTATATGAATAAGAATTCTTCAACGGCTATATCCTACCGATTTAAAGGTGCAACGAAACAATATCGTTTCTTTGCATTAATAGGGCTTAACCTGTACATGCATTTCAATGGTCGTCCTGATATGGATGAGGGTGACCGTACAGGACAAACTACTGATGACTTTAAGATTACTCATAACGTTACAGTAGAGTTCAATTATCCTTCAGCATTCTACTATCTATCTGGATTACCTCATGATAAGATAGAAGAATCACAAGGAGAAATGTTAGTAGGAAACTTATCATCAACTGATATCATTCCATTACTAACAATGCAAATGCCAGAAGTCTATAATCGCTTAGACGACGGCAAAACGTTGTCCATCTCTACTTCATTCGAGATGGACGACCCTGTAAAAGATGTAACTCCTATAAGTAGTCTATTCGACTTACCAACACAGGACTTACATGAAATAATGCGTTCTTATTACATAGACCTAGGTCAAATGTATAAGGTTATTTTATATCGAGAGTCTGAATTAGTTCCAGAGGAAGAATTCTCTGTAGACTGGAAGACTTTCGAATTGACGGTAATAAATGCTGGTACTGAAAAGTCTAGTGAGTATCAATTAATGATATACGAAGATTTACAACTTATTAATGAATTGAAAGATAAGTTATATAATCGAGACTTGGTACCGACAAAAACACACGTTGTATTAGGACAGGAACCAGAAGAACCTGAAAACGGCGGAAAAGAAACAGAGTAGAGGGAAATCCTCTACTCTGCTCTTTATTTAATATGAAGCTTTAACTTTTCCACAAGTAACTCTTTTAATTTTCTGATATCCATGCTATCAAGGATTGCCTGTTCTTCTGGAGTTATCTTACCATCCATCATAAATAGGATGTGAAGTAACTGCACGACTCTATCCTGAATTTCCTCGATCGCTTCTTTATTAGCGTCATAATTGAGGTCGAAGGTTTCATCCGCTAACTTTTCTAGTTCCGATAGAATGTTAACGAGAGTGGTTTTAGCCTTTGCTTCAGGTAGGATTACTCGTAACTTGACACGCTTGAAAACTGAGACACCAGACATTACGATAGCTACCGCAGCTAGTACGTATGCAACTAGATTGTATGTAGATACATCTGCCAACATAATTACCAACTCCTTTCTTTGTGGTTATAATTATGTTGAATTCTGAAGTGCCATTTAAGCATATATTATATACATGAAACATCAAAATAAAAAAATACAAAGTAAACATCAGGAGGTCCTTAAAAATGGGCGAATTAGAAACTAAAGTAACAACAAATGCAGAGATGGTAGGAAGTTCAAATCTATTACCAGCGGTAATAAGCCAACCGGAAAAGAAAGAAAAAGCAGTACCAGCTAAAGATAAATATGAAGCAAGAGATTTAAGTTGGATGGCGTTTAATGAACGTATCTTAGATTTAGCAAAGGATAAAGATACTCCATTATTAGAGAGAATGAAGTTCTTATCTATTACAGCTAGTAATCTAGATGAGTTTATTATGGTACGAATGGGTGCATTGATTAAGAAGGTTCTAGAGAAAGAAACTTCTCGTAATATTAATGGTATGACACCGGTTCAAGAGTATAAGATTTTATTTAAGAAATTAAATAGTTTCATCCATCGTCAACAAAAGACAATATGTAATATTCGTAAGGAATTAGAAGAGAAAGGATATAAACTATATCGTCCTTCTAAAGCAATAATGGCACCATCAAATAAAAGAAAGCGTTGGTTAGATAATTACTTCGAGGATAAAGTGCAAGGATTGATTGTACCGATTGTGTTTGATAACAGTCGCCCATTCCCATTAATTCAAAGTAAGGTAATGAATATCGGAGTATTATTAGAAGACCCTCGTAATCCAAATGTTGATATGTTTGGTACTATTCAAGTACCGAATATTGATAGAGTGATTGAGATTGAATCTAAAGATGTTCCTAAAGGGGAACGCCACTTCATTTTACTAGAAGACTTAATCTTAATGAATTTAGATAAAATCTTTATTAGTCGCAAGATTACAGAACATTGTTTCTATCGTGCACTACGTAACTTCGATGATGAAGTTGAAAATAATACTCATACGTTCTTAGCAGACCGTATGAAAGAATCATTGAAGAAACGTGAGAAAGGTGACGTTGTTGCATTAGAGATTACGAAAGCAAGTAAAGAAATGACTCGTATCTTACAGAATGCATTAAAAGTAGATAAGAAACATGTAATCGAAATGAAAGAGATTGTAGACTTATCTATGGGATTCGGGTTAAATATAACATTATCCGATGAAGAGAAGTCTGAGTTATTATACAAGAAGTTTACTCCGCAAGTAGGAAAGGATTTAGTGGGAACTCATAACATCCTAGATGTGATTGATAAGAATGACGTATTCCTACATCACCCATATGAGTCCTTTGACGCGGTAGTAGACTTCGTGAAAGAGGCTGCGGACAATCCAGATGTACTAGCTATCAGACAAACGTTATATCGTCTAAGTAGCAATTCGCCAATCATGGATAGTCTAATTCGAGCAGCAGAGAATGGAAAGCAAGTCGTAGTCCTATTAGAGATTAAAGCACGTTTTGATGAGAAGCGTAATCTAGAATGGGCTTCTAAGTTAGAACGGGCTGGCGGTCATGTTATCTATGGGGTAGATAACTTAAAGACACACTGTAAGATGACATTGATTACAAAGCGTACTCGTAAAGGAAACTTAAAGAACTACGTTCACATTGGTACAGGGAACTATAATGATGTGACATCTAACATCTATACAGATATGTCAGTATTCACAGCACATCCAGCTATTTGTAAAGATGTATTTAATCTATTTAATACATTAACTGGATTCAGTGAACCGAAACTAAGACGTATCGTAGCGGCACCTTATAATCTAAGAAGTAAGTTCATGGAACTTATTGATAGAGAAATTGAGAATGCTCGTAAAGGTAAATCTGCAATGCTTACATTTAAAGTAAATAGCTTAACAGATAAAACAATCATTGATAAACTATATGAAGCTTCTGTTAACGGTGTTCATTGTACGATGATTGTTCGCGGAGCATGTTGTTTAGTTACAGGTATAGAAGGATTAAGTGAGAATATTACCGTAGTTAGTAACGTAGGCAGATTCTTAGAGCATAGTCGAGTATATCATTTTCATAATGATGGGAAACCTGAAATATATATTGCATCAGCTGATTTAATGGAGCGCAATTTAGATAAACGCTTTGAGATTGCAATGCCTGTACTTGACCCTACAATTAAAGATAGAATTACAGATATCCTTACACGTCATATTACAGATACTCATGCATATGAGCTGAAAGGTAAGAAATATAAGAAGCCTGGATATGAATCAGAAGCAACTCAGACATACTTCTGTAAGTCTGCAATCAAGTATAATAAAGTAAAGAATGTGAATCGCTTATTTGCGTCACATGCGGAATAAAAAGAGGTAGATACCATTACGGTATCTACCTTTATTTTTTTTTTGTCAAAATAAGTAGAGTAAGGGACTAAGCCCTTACTCTTCTAGCATAATCTAAACCAATAAGTTTAAAGGAATAAAATTGTATATGCTACATTAAACTAGAGAAACAATCATGACCACTAATGGGTTAATTATATGTTAGTAAAAATGGCGGTAAAAATGACCATACCAATTAAGGTATGGTCGGTTGCATAGTCTAATGTTCTCTGGATCGGTGAGCATCGAGTAACTTATTGTGTAAGTTGATTGCGTAGTCTTAACTCGATGACTGAGAATAAAATATAAGTTAGAATATACTTGATTATATTTTTTTTGTTATAATGGTACCAGAGAACTGACCATAGGGATGATAAAATAGGTATAACGACTAGAGATTAGTGTTATTTTTTATCCCCTATGTATAAGATATATGATTAGAGTATATGTTAATTAAAACATATAAGATTGTAATGTATTCATATACTCTAATAGTTAATAAGGTTACAGAGGGTTGAAGAATACAATATACGATTAGTAGTTAGTGTAAGCCCTCTGAACCAGTGATCAAAATAAAGATAACAACATATCTTTTTTATTTTGATTAGCATAGTCTAGCCCTATAAGTACAACGACAGTTAAAATCGATAATTTGGTCGTCTCCCGTAAAACGGTGACAGTGCATAGTCTGGTGTGTACTTATGGACTTGTGATACATATTATTCTGGGCAGAATAATATTATAAAATATAGACTTTCATAAATCTGCGTAGTCTAATACGACGAGCGTGGAATAACATTTGGAATTGTTTTGCGCTCTACTTTTGGGTAAAAGATAAGCTATAGTTTTTAGTAGAAACTGGCGTTTCTAAGCATAGTCTAGTTTTTATTCCACGTCTATTATTCTGTTATGTAATGTGTAAAAAATAATTAGAGTAGAACCAATTACGGTTCTACTCCTGTTAAGGTGAATGTGCATAGTCTCTTCTTTCTGTAAAGAGATAAAATCTATAGGCTTTCTTATATGTATGTTACTATAATATTAAAAAATAATGAGAGATGACCAACGGGGTCATCTCATGCATAATCTACGCTTTTTAAAGGAAATAGTTTTGTTGGACTAACAAAAATGCCAGTTAAAAAATCACAGAAACGTAGTCTTCATCAAAGGAAAATAAGCCATTAGCTTTACTCTAAACCTATACTTGCCTATCGGCTTTGCAGGTCTAATATTATGTTACAAATGTAAAAGATGAGTAGGAGATTATCCTACTCATCAACCCTTTTGCCAGTTAGGGCGGCTTAGTCTATACGGAGTTAATAACTTTGTGTATTTTTTATAGTTACTAATATGTTAAGGGTAATAAAAATCTATTGACCTATTAAATCTTCTCTACCTTTTAGTAACAAAATCTGATTAACTTTTGCCTTTACCACTTCTTCGTCTAGCTTAAACTTCTTAACAGCTGACTCAATAGCTCTAGAGTATGAGAGCTGGTTACCCAGCCCATCATATCCATCAATGATACAGTTTGCTAACCATTCATACATTATTGATCATCCCCCGTAAATACAATTGTTTTAACCATTGTATCGACCGCATCCACTTTCGTTGTTAAATCCTGTACAGCTTTATGCAATTCAGAATCATTAGACGAAAGAGCTTCACGTTCTTTGATAGCCTTATCTAACTTTGGCGCATCTCGTTTGATATATAACATATCAATTCCTCCTAGTTATGACCAAGTGCAATACTTTGCAGTACTTGTACATGATCCGTTTCATTTTTAACTGTAACGATTAGTTTATCCAGATTACCTGTAAATTCAATAGATGAATCTGTTAGTAAGTTACCTTCCAGATATACCTTCAGGTTATTATTACTTAGCTCAAGTAATCTAAACTTATTCGTAGGTTGTACCAATGGTACACGTAACTCAATATAATCATCAGGCTGTAATACAACTCCTTTTGCGTTTACCATCATAAACTCACTATCTAATAATGAGATATCAGCGGTATCCGTAGCGGAATGGAAAGCCAAGATATACGTTAAGTTACTTGTATTAATCGTATCACGATACTTCTGATATAGAATCTCATCGATTGTAAAATATGTAGGTTCTTCTACAATATTCACAATCTCATCTTTATCTTCTTTTGCAATATATGGGCTGTACTCTATCTTTTCTTTGTCTGTTACTTCATAGACAATATCATTGATAGTATCCATATCTGCTTGAATGTAAGTTAGTTTTGGATTCATATGAGCACGAGATACAATGTTATACATATAAGGTTTGTCCATGATATCCGACCCAATCAACTTTCCAGTCTTAGGGTCTATATTCTCACGAATATATAATGGCTTACCTTTAGAATCACGTTTATGCACATACTGTCCTTTTTTTGTTACAATCTTTGAGATATTCGGTAGTAACTCATCATTCACTCGAATCATATCAATATCTGATGAACGAGTCTTTAGATTAAGTCCGACCACCTTATTAGTTGTAATGTCATAGTATATATCTGCCATCTTATTCATCTCCTTTCATCATTGGATTATCAGGTAGATTGTAGATGTACATTTCATTCTGTTCTGATTTACGAGCGAGTTTCAACTCGTTTCCTACAGATACTAAATAGAATGTATTCTTCCCTACCACGTATGGTAATGTGAGAATCTTATACGTTGAAGACTTTGTCATACTTTGGTCAGGTGATTGTGTATACACAAACATAACTGAAGAGACTTCTGTCTGTAACATATTCTCAATACTATTAGGTGTGATACGGAAATGTTTCATTAAGCCTAAATTACCTGATTCAGAATATAGTTCAGCGAATGAACGCTCACCCTCTGTATTGAAGTGTAAGTAGATATGAGGTACTCCCATAATGATGTACGTTTGAGAGTTAGTCGCACTCAAGCTTTCTAACTTAATCTTTAACTTACCATCTTTAATTACGCTATCTAAATCAGTTAAAGAAATTTCTACTGTATCAAAGTCTCTACTAAAGACCTCTTCTTTGTATCCTCCGATTTCAGCATATGCTCTACCATTCGTAGCAAATCGTAGATGTAATGTAATCGAATCTAAGGAACGTAGTAAATCTTCTCTTGTAAAGCTATGTGTATCGAAGATAAAACGATGTAAATCAACTTCTACGATACTTGTAATATCTTCATCTTGTTTAGATGTGAATGCTAAACGTAAGTCATTCAAATCCTTACCTTTTGGTTGATATACTGTATCTTCATGACGGAATGTGAATCGGTCTAAGTTAGACAACAGGATAGAATCTTTTAACTCTTCCATCTTCACATTATCTGAGTTCAAGTATACAACCGAGTTTAGTTTCGGGAATACGACTTGGTCATCCATAACAGAGATGTACTCAAGGAATAACTCCCCATATAAATCTTCTTCTAGATTTAGACGAATGTTATATTGGTCTACAGAATCTAATATAGAAGCTGATAGTATCTTTCCTGATTCCACGTGTTTGATTCGCACCAATGGTGGTAAATCATTCTTATAGACACCATATCCAATGTAATGGTCGATTGTATGGTCAGCTGGGACTTCAAACGTTAACTCATTATCATCAGCGTCTACATGTAAGACACGGTACTCAGGAAGAACATTCTCGATACCTTGTATAATCTTAATACTATCTTTCTCTGTAATATCAGATAAATCACCAGATACTTTTACCTTATTAGAAGATAAGATATCTGTAATGATAATCTCTGGTTCTGGATAGGTACCCATAATAGATTCATTTCCATTTTTCAAGATAGTAATTACATCTTTATCTATCCATCTATCAGCAGAACGTAGATGGTAAGAAATGTTAGATGGTTCAATATCGGATTGAAGTGTCACACTCTTATAGTATGGAACTTTTCCTCCGATAACACGATGGTCTACCAGACCATTATTCATTTCGAAATCAAATGTTGATACATCAATTGGGAATGCTTCATGGATACCATGTCGTAAACATACATTACCAATTGGACAGTTCAACGTAGCAATCTGCATCATTTCAAATTGTGTTGTATCGATTTCATAAGAACGAGAAGTTGTATTTCCTTCGTAGTTTAATGTAATATTGAAGATATCGTAATCACGAGTAATCTTAACAAAGGTCACATTCTTCTCTGGCAATTCACGAGTCGTAACAGTGCGACGATTCGTCACATCATTTAATACTAGCATCTTTTTACCGTACTTATTCGTAGAAATCGAAATAGAGAATTTCGGATTGAACGAAGTATCAGTAAATACGATTAATGTATCATCATTAATCTCTTTATCTAGCATGAAATCTAATGTAAACGTTCGTAAGTTTTGTGTATACATATAAGACCCTTCATGGTACGAACGATCTAGCATATACCCAAATAAAGAACGCTTGTAAGAAGCTTTCTTTTCTAATCGACCTCCTGTTACAATATCTGTATCATCATCTTTAAATGGTACATATAAAACAGTTGTTGGTTCGATAGGATATAGCGGAGCACCAAAGTAGCTTGCCACTACGTCGGAGTGTTTCGATGTAATCAAACTATCGTTAGATAGTAGTTCTACACCTTCATATAGTAGCGCTTCTAGGTTTAAGTGGCTTAAAAATACACGGTTGTATACAGGTAATATCTCTAATTCCGCATCAACTATAGTGTGTAATTTACCATTTAAATTCTTTGGAGAAAACTCCTCTTCATTCAGCATTTTTACTTTGAATAATGGAATTGCATACTTAAATCCTGTAGAGGACTGTAAGCGAGCTTCGGCTAATTCAGAACCATCTCCACATTTAAATACACCCGTTGGGTTATCATGCTCATCCTTGATTTCAAAGTAAGTGAATCGTGTATCTAATGATGGTTCGTAATCATACTGTTGGTATGGTACGAATGATGTAAAGATTCCATCACTTGTGATACGAGTTCCCAATCCTTTTGGGAAATGCTTAAAGTTCACATCAGCAACATTTACTAATCGATATGTCGCTTTATCTGTATTTGTGACAGCATCGTGATTGTAACCGATTTCTAAGAATATTAAATCATATCGAACTCCTTCTTCTCCCATTGCGTTTTCAAAACTACGTTCTGGACGAGGAAGTAAAGGAAGCTCCATTTCAGCTGTATCAAATAACATGCTGTCTAGAATTAATGAGATAGGTTTTACTTGTAACTTATTCTCATTTGTTATACTGTACTGTAATCGTCCCAAGATTCCATCTTGAACGTTACGGTTAAATAGTTTACCATCAGCCTGAGGTTCAGTCTGTAATTGATGTACATATCGACGAATATCCTCTAATGTTCGTTTATCCTGTGCACTCATAAAACCTGCTTCCGATTCGGTAGCTGGTGTATGCTGGTCAGGGGATAACAGATGGTCATTGGTAAGGAATTGTGCTAAGTTTTCTAAAATAACTTTTGTCTGACTGACTACTTCAGTTTCAGAGATAGCTGTATAAAAATGTCCTTTCCCATCTCGAAGTATCTCACCAGGTTGATATCTATCAACTTGGTCTACATGCTTTAGTATCAGGTGAATGTCTAACTGTTCTTCAGCCATTATAAGTCCCTCCTTTAGGGTATAGTTAATTACCTGTTGAGAACGGCGAAAAAGACAGAGATAGAGAACTAGTCTCTATCTCCATTACTTTTATTACTATCTTCCCTATCTTGACGTTTCTTAGGCTTATTCTCATTCTCTTCATCGTATTGCTTCTTTTCTTGTTTTAATTCTTCTTCATCCAGTGGAATGCTAAAGTTCTTGAGATTGAATAATAGTAGCTTTGCGACGACGTTTAACGTATATCTACCAAAATATGCGCCCAATCCAGTGGCAACAATGCATGTTTTGATGTCGTCTATCAAAGTGGTAAGCATTATACCTAAGAAAACTCCGATAAGTGTAGATATAAGCGCTTCCGAGATATAGTACACGGTGACCTTTGGGTCTTCAGACTCTAAGTCAGTGGCGTACCGATTTAAGCTTACTATGGATGATGTTAACAAGCTTACTGAAATCATCAGAAGGATATCTATTGTGAATAGTTTTTCCACTCACATCACCTCCCCTTTTAGCGAAGCGATTCTTACGTCTGTTGTTTAACAAGATTAAGCAAGAACAAATCAGAAGGAAAGATAATAATAATATGAACGACAGCATAAGTAATACCATCGATTCTAACTTGTGAGTGGTTTCCTGGATATTATCTACGTATCCAAGTATCGCAAATTCGACTTCATTCGCCGACATGAGATCATAATCGGTTGTTTCCGCATGTGCAACTAGAACTCCAGACTTAACAGGGACTGGTACACGATATGTGTCATACATCTCGCTGCGCGCTTGGAAATCGATCTCTTCAAATGAAGTTTGTAAATTCTCAGTTCTATCTTTTAGTTCACTGAAATATACGGAACTTCCAATCCCGAGTAACAGTGCACTACCAAACAAAATAAAACTAAGAATGACCACAGCTTTGCTCTTGAAGAACTTGTTACTTTTACGAATCATCCTTAATCACCTCCTCATGTTGTAAAAATGGTATTGCTAATAAAATGTTGAAATAAAACGAGTGTAGGCTCTATGCCTACACTCATTATGTGTTATTTCTTTTTCTTCTTGTTCCATGTAAGATGGATTTTCTTTTCATTGAAATCCATGTTCCAATCTGGAGCATCAAGAACGATATCAATTTCAGGAGCTACTTTATTAATAATAGCTTCACTTGTTTCTGTAAATTTGTTATGCGCAGCATAATAGCGAGCCATAACTTCGTCATGCATTACCTTGTTATTGATAAGCTCCATAAGAGCCGATTTTTCGTTGAATGCATCCTGTAATGCTTTTACATCTTTTGGGTCTACTTCAAAAATTTTAGTTTGAATTGCCATTGTAATTCCTCCTCTATATGGTTATAATAAATTGTTTCCCTATTGATATTCTACAATAAGAGAATTAGTTAGGAAATCTACTTTAATTTCATACGTTGTACCAGAAATAAGCTCTGCGTCTTCTTTCGGCATATATTTTTCCATCAATACTTGGAATACAAGATTATATTCTGCGAAAGATTTAATATATTGATCGAGAATCTGGTTATAGCGTTCTTCGTCAGGTTTAAATGGTGATGTACTTGTAAACTGTGTACATAACGCTAGTAAACCATCCTTTTCATAAAGAACCCTTTGCACTACTGATGAATCCTCATACTCTAATGGGTAGGTAATTTTCTTCTTCCCATCTTCACAACATTCGTGTTTTTCTGTATCGTCATCATAACGAACTCTACATCCACATGCCATGATAATTCCTCCTCATTGTATATTAGTCGATAGTTGGAATACCTTTACCTTGTGTGATGAATTCGATTTCATCCGCAGTTAGGTTACATTCGAAGAAGTCGTCTTTACCTAACTTCTTGTAAAGTTTATTCCAGTAGTAATAGTTCGCAAGAACACGAACTTTGTGCATCATACAAGTAAATGTTGCACGAATATTAGAAGAACCAAATACATCGTAGTTATGAGCTGTACACCAGCCACAGCCACTTGTTACTTGGCAGTTAAAGCACTTGTCAGTTGATTGAGAACGACGAGTGATACCGAATAGTTCTTCTACTAATGGATCGTCTTTAATGTCAATCATACCGTCATCAACGTTACCGATAATGATTTCACGACGTTCCTTGTTTTCCATTGAATAGCTCATGAAGCGTAGGCAAGGATATAGTTTACCATCACAACCGATAGTTAACATCTTACCATCTCCACCACACCAGTTATCATTTTCTTCTTCTTTCATCGGTTTCCCAATAGATTCTTCAAAGATACTGATAACGGCTGATTTGTAGTATCCACTTTCTAGATACCAGTCAGCTAGTTTAATTAACTGATCATAGAATACGAAAGCATCTTTTGGCTTCCATACGTTTTCAAATACTGCATTGGCATTGATTTCACGTAATCCCATTTCGAATAAATGTGGAATTGCTGTTGTGATTTTATCAATGTTTTCTGGAGCAAAGGTAACTTTAGTAGAAGATAGACCGTGTTCTGCAATTGCATTCTTCACGTTACGTTCTACGATATCATAACTACCTTTACCATTAGCGAATACACGACAAGAGTCATGTAAATCTTTGTTTCCATCAATTGTGATAGATACAGAGATACGACCTTGGTTCTTTTCAATGAAACGTTTTACACGTTTTGTATGGTTTAGTGTACCGTTAGTTGATACACTGATCATATAGTTTAATGCCCAAGGTGAGTTTTCCATTGTAGCTTTAAAGCGGAAGTAATCCACGATAAAGTCCATTACGTCAACGTTCATGAATGGTTCTCCACCGATGAAGTCTAAGATTACAGCTTTGTGAATCTTATCGTTAACGAAGTTTTTATTACGTTCTGTGTCAAATAATAAGTCTACTGCTTTACGAGCAACTTCTTTTGACATGAACTTTCTATTTTTACCTACTTGGTAACAGTATGTGCAACGTAAGTTACACTCTTCCGTCATAACGAAAGTAAGGTTCTTTGTAGCTAAATCTTTTTCCGAATACTTTTCCAAGTTTTCAGGTGTATCTACATCATACATCGTTCCAAACGTATCTTGGAATTCAGATGTGGTTTTAACGTATGTCTGTTCTACAGAGCATCCCATTAATTATTCCCCCTTTTGACTGTAATATTAGTATGTTGCACATAATAAGAAATGACAGGATAAGCCGAAGCTTATCCCATCTTGTTTTAGAATACTAAATATTCCTCTTCAGGCACTTCACCTTCAAAGGCATTTCCATTTTCTCTATCAATCATAGATTCCGTCACATTGTGACGTTCAAAGAAGTCAGCACACTCTACAACAGTTTCCATGTCGTTTTGAGGCTGAGCCAGCATTAATAGAGTGTGGTAGAAGATACCCATATATTCTGGTTTAATACCTTTATCCTTCGATTCATTAATCATACGTTTTGTATTCTCAATGTCACTCTTACGGAAGTAGTATTTAATTTGGAAATGAGTTACCCCAAATGCTGCAACGTCAGGTGTATCTGCAAACCATTTATTGATGTTAGATGTTACGATACGGAAGATATCAGCGATATTATTCTCATACTGGAATACACCCCCATCTAACATTAATCGTAAGCTATCATTTACAAGAGGGAAGTCCTCCAATGTTTTCTCTAACATTTCTAAGTTCTTTTCTTGTAAATACTTTGTAATTAATGCATTCTTAATTAATTTTTTTGTCGCATTAATTTCATAAGGTTTTTTGTTTTCTTCCATGGAATATCATTCCTTTCTTAGAATTTAGCGATTCCGCTACTTCCTACATTGTATACTGGTCTAGAGTAGTTAACGCTCATTGCTGTACCTGAGCAAGAACCTGTACAACTTGTACATCCTGAAGAACATGCTCCAGAACATCCACCTGTACATCCGCCAGAACAAGAGCTACCACAACCACCAGAACAATCACTACCACAAGTTGAAGAACAAGACGTGCTACAGCCTGTACTACATGTACCCACACAACCACCAGTACATGAGCTTACGCAGCTACCTGTACATGATGATGTACATCCTGTACTACATCCGCCAGTACATCCACTGTTACATGCTGTTGAACAACCTGAAGCACAGTTACCGGCACACCCTGTAGAACATGTGCTTGCACAGTTACCTGTACATGAACCAGTACATCCGCCAGTACAGTTTGTCGCACAACCTCCAGAGCACGTTCCTGTACATCCACCAGAACAAGATGATCCACATCCGCCTGTACATGTACTACCACAAGAACTTGTACAATAAGCGGAACATCCTCCAGAACAAGAACCTCCACAGCCACCTGTACAAGCTGAGTGACATGCTCCAGTACATACGCCAGAACCACAAGCAGAACCACAGTTACCGTGACATGTTCCACCACAGTCACCTTGACATGTGTTATTACATGAAGAACCACAACCAGTACATCCACCGGAACAACCTGAGGAACAAGAACCACCGCAACCACCGATACAGCTTGTTGAACATCCCGCAGAACATCCACTTACGCAACCTGTTGCACATCCTCCGCCACATGTACCTGAGCATGTTCCTGAACATCCACCTGTACATGTTGATTGACATCCACCAGCACAGCCAGTTGAACATCCACCTGAGCACGTTCCAGAACATGAAGAACATCCACTAGAACAGTTACCAGAACATCCAGAAGAACAGTCAGCCGCACAGTTTGCAGAACAGCTACCAGAACATCCGCCTGAACATCCACCAGAACAGTTACCTGTACAAGATGAGCTACAGCTAGTAGAACACCCACCAGAACAACTTCCTGAACATCCACCAGTACATGAGCTTGTACAACCAGTAGCACAGCCACCGCCACATGTACCTGAACAAGAACCTACGCACCCACCAACGCATGATGTACTACATAAACCAGTACATGCACCGTTACATGAGTTACCGCCGTCTTGCTTCGAGTTTTTCAATTTATACGTAGTCGCTGCCATTTCATCCACTTCAACCATTTCTGCTTGATCTTTTGCTAATGGTTTATCGAAGTGTTTGACTTGGTCAATCGCGTCCGCCATTTCATCATAATGAACATCTTCTACAAGTTCACTTGATGTAGCTTCAGGTTTATAGTTAGGGACTGTATTTGTTCTACTACGTCTTCCTAACTCCTGCATGACGCTCAATTTCAGTTCTCTGAAATCCTCATCAGAAATAAACATGTAATTCCCTCCTCTTCGTATATGCTAAGTCTATTTTTGTCGTCTATGGTATACACCAATGCCGACAGGTGTTACTTGTATATAGTCAACGGATAATTTGTAAGCAGGCGATGTATTAACAGTGTTAACTTCAATACGAAGCACGTCATTATAAGAACGTTCCCCTGTATATTCACACCCTACAAATATCGTTGTATATAGGTCTTTTGTATTTAACTCTTTTGGAGCAAATGCTACTCGACCAATTTCTTCTACCGTGATATTCGTTCCCATGGTAGTATTAATATATTGCTGAGGCATCTTCAGTTTCTTTATGGATATGTATATATCCTGAGTCGTTACAGCAATATCAGAAACTTTTAAACGTACGCCAATAGAATATACCCCAAACTTCATTGGCTTTGTATAACATACAGCATAGTTTGTAATTGCTTTACCGTTTGTTGCAAGAGGGTCATCAACAATATGTTTCCCGTTGTAATAGTCATCACCTGGGAAGTATTCTGATACACCTCTGTACACTGGACGATAATCCTCTACTAAGTAATCTGGAACTTGATAAATTTGAACTTCCGTAATGATATACTTAGCCGCAGTTTTACGCCCTTGACCTAATTGTAATATAGGTCGAATAAAATTAGTTTTAGCCCATTCTTTTAATGTATTCGTAGTGTAGTTATTCTCATAAGCAAAGTTATCTTTGTCATTATATACACCAGAGATTTCGAATGGTTGATTTGGTTTTACAAGTGTTGTACCTAACACTTGCGAAGTCTTTCCGTTAAAGTCTTGTGCTGATTGTGTCATTGCTTGATCTTTAAAGAAATCAACACGTAGACCGCAAGTACCTTCACCTTCTAAACAGAAGCCTTTGACTTTAAAATAGTATTCCGTTGTCCGTGATACAGACAGCGGTATGTTTAGTGGTACTGACATAGCTGAAGTTCCAGCCATATCGATTTGTGTACCTTTCCCTTTTTCTAATGCGTCAACCCATTTGGTTGTCACATCTGTAGGAGTTGATACATAACGTACCCAATCACCATGACCCAAAAGTAAATGCGGGTTTTGGAATGGGTATCGGCTAATCATTTCATTAATACGGTTTTCATTTTCTACTGTTTTTGATAAGTTCTTATTATTTGATCTTACGTAGAAATGACCAGTGTTACGGTCAACCATGAATTCGCCATTCTTTGCATTTGCATTCATAGAAATTGGCATAGGTATAAATCCAAACCGTGGTTCATTAGCCATAGAGCTTCACCTCCATAATTTAATCTTAATTAGTTGTTTGTTATATGAATCGGGAGTGGCGGTAAAAAGAGAGAGGGATATCCCTCTCTCCTATTAACGTTGTTTCATTGCTTCCGCCATTACAGATAAGTCTAATACAATAACGTTGTTATTAAAGACATCTTTATACTTTTCATATAAATCTGGCGGAATGTTTGCTAAGTCAAATGATGGTAATGTTTCGAAATCTGTTAGGATTTGATAGTATTCATCACCGACTGTAAGGAATTCCTCACCATCATGTTTCATTTCAGCATCTAATGGCATGTAACGAGTTTGTGACTGTTCCATATCCACGTAGATAATATTTTCAGGTTTAGTAAGTAATCCACTATACTTGAATGATACATATTTCGGCATTTCTTGAGAACTATCTACGACGTTATGCTTCAGATACTCACGATATAAGTCATAGTACATATCAATCATACCAACCATTTCTGGTCCTGTAACATCAGGCTCATCATCTTTAATCTTCTCACCAATCATGAGAGATTTTAGATACACATCGTATAAGTCTGGTCCTACATTATAGTTAGGAGAAAACTCCGATACTAATGCAAAACTAGAACGATTTAGATACGTATTAAAATGCTTACGTGAATTTACACTCCATAACTGTAATCCGTTATTGGTAGGAATCTCATGATAACGGTGAGAGATTCTTCTACCATTTAGATAAAATGTCATAATATTATCATTGAATGGAGCTTCTATTGTGCCTTTATTTGGTCGTACACGCCCATACTCTTCTACTAATTTCTCGTCATAAATAGCTTTCTGGCAAAATGGTAAAAATTCTATATAAATAACTTCACCAATTGTAAAAGCTGCATCAATAGTAAATTTAGGTGTAGTTAAATCATTCATTAAGGTTGGGAATTCAACCGACCAACTATAGTGAGGTAACGTGCGACCATTTTTATAAATGCGATAATTTTCTTTATCATGTGTAAGATATGCCATCTCAAGTGTCCCATCCACTACTGCACGAGTAGTTTTACCTGGTACAACGTATCGAGTAAAGACATTACAGAATGTGTTTACACATTTAAGAATAATCTTATCTGGAAATGTTTGAATTAACATACCATCTGTGCGTTCAGGATATGCGTAAATCGAATATCCTGAAAACGGATAATATCTTTTCTTAGTTGCATTATACATAAATAATTTAATATAATCCGTATCAAGAAAATCTTTATCCCCTATTACGAATGCTTTGACATTAGCAGGGACAGTAACATCTCGTACTGCTACTGTACTATTCATACGCATCATTTCGAATTCGATAATAGATTTTACATTCACTCTTGATGAACGAATGTATACTAAAGTTTCATCATTCTGATGATAAATCAATGGCTCATCATCACGAATACCATCCACAAATACATTGAATCCAAAGCTTTCTGGATTTGGGATATTGATAAGAAAATACTGTTGGTCAAAATCTTTGAGCATTGCTGTATCCCATACATCAGAACGGTTATTCATTCGAAGTGCTTTATTGTAGTCCATTTTAGAAACATCTGCGAACTTGGACTCTGTAATTCTTGTTTTATCTTGTACCGTATCAATGTATTTATTATAGAATTCATAATCATAATTTGTTATTTCTTTTAGTTTCTTTGCTCGCCACTCAGTGTCATTTAGTTTTGAATCTACTAAATTTTGAGCACTAGTATCGACATTAGATAGAGAAAATTTCGTGATATATTCTGGAACTTTGTTTCCATCTAAGTCTGCAACGAGGTCTTTTCCATGGTCGGTATCGTACCATAAAACATGGTCCCGATAATCATGGACGTCACCAGGCTGTTCCTCGTAGAATATCATAGCAAAGGCTTTGTCTACAGGAAGCGGGTCAATACGAAATACATCAGACGTAATCGCTGTTACACCTAAGTCCGTATATAAACCATTTGCGAATATCATAACGTTCTCAATATGTACTGGGAACTTATATTCACGTTTACCTTTCACCTTCCGTTGTAAACGGAAATGTTTCGTACCTTTTGTTAAAGTTTGAGTCTGTTTCAATGTCGGCATACAGGTTATTTCTATAAGTTTACCAATAGCCGCATTGACGGTAATAACAAACTCATTGCCTACTTTGCGGGCGGTAAAATCTGTTGTAAATAAACCATCCACATAACAGAACCAACCAAAGTTTTCAGCATAAGGATGATCCACCATGCTCAGTTTAAATACGTTAGTAGTCTTAGACTGTAAGTCTAAGTAATAGTTTCGACGAATAATATGCATCGTTGTAAATACTTCGTATTTATACGGAACACATAAAATTGTGTGGAAATCTGTAAATACAATTTGGATATCACTAACTGGTATCTTTTTACCATTATGATACATATCAAATGTATACTCGTAGTATTTATTAAATTCACTCAATGGAATCAATTGATACTTATCGAATTTGTGTAATAATACATCTTCTTGCGTCTGTTTACGTTCAAACTCTTCTACAAGCTCTAAACCTTGGCAGACAATAAAGAAGTGGGTAAATGGTTTCCAGTAATAATGTTCTTTATGTTTCACTTGCTCTTTAATCTGGAATCCGTTTTTCTTTACTTCATAGACATCCATACCAACACGTGCATCCTGCACGGTTGATAGGAGACTATAACTGTAATTCATAATAAACTCTTTAACTGTTTCATCTAAAGCTTCTTTACGAATTTGAGCTTTTCGTTCTCGGGTTAAAAGTTCCATACTAAACCTCCTATTGGCTAATAGAGCTAAAGAACGTTCTATACAGTTTATCGATGTCAGCGTCTAACGTATTTTCGATTACGTTCTGAACGTTTGTGTATGATCCGATAACAACTGCAAATAAGTTATGGTAGAATGTCGGTAAAAATTCTAGGCTTAGCATCATTGCGGCACCGTAAGAATTCACGTAGTTATCGACAAATTGTCGAGTTGTTAACTCTCCCATTCCACCTACATTCTCAGCTACAAATTTAATGAATGCATCTAAGTCTTTAAAATGTTCCTCTGGTTTAATATTACGGTCAATATCATTTACTAGTAATACACCAGATGATTTACAGTTACCGATTGCAAACTTCTTATTCATTTCTTGCATACTTGGAGAACGGCGTCCCATTACATTATATAAGAAGTAGTACGAAGTCAGATACATTACGATATCTTGACGTTCACGGTTAATACTGATAGAGAACATGCGGTTGAAAATCTTCAAGCATAGCTTACTAAACATAGATGAAGATAATTGTTGCACTTCAGCTCTCATTGAGATAGCACGATAGTTCTCGTAGCAGCTAATTAAAGTAGCTCCACATTGTAATAGATAGAATAAATTCTTCGTATCCATTTTAATTTCATTTTCTTTTCCATATGTAGCATGGTTTGAAATGTTTACTACACATACGATTGCTTTACCTGTATTAGCAAGGTAGCAAGGGATAGTCGTTGGAAGGCGATATTGTTTCGCATTCATAACTAACTTAATCTTTCCTTTACGTAAGCAATCTAATACGAAGTTTTTAGAAGAGTAGTGATAACGACGGTCTATTTCACCGATCATATCTTTGATTTCTGGACGGGCATCCGTAATCAATTCACCTTCTGTCAGAATACGCATCATCGTTTTTTGTAATTCGATTTGTTTGTCGTATAACTTGAATATATACGTATCAGATATACTTTTTAGCTTGTCAGACATAGTAGCCCCTTCTTTCTATAATAATTTAATAAGTTGTTAAAATATATATTATTTTAATGGATGAATAAGTCTTGAACGATATAATATGCAATAAAGGAGGAGAAACCATGGCGAAGAAAGAAAATGAGCACACGAAATACTATAATACAAAGAGCCAACAGGTTCCAAGTGTGACGACTATAATTAAAATGCTCAACAAGCCAGAGCTTGTAAATTGGGCGAATTGGATGGGATTTAAAAAGACTAAAGTTGATGACATATTAGACTTCAGTTCCGAGATTGGAACGATGGCTCACGACTTTATAGAACGATTCATAACCAAGGGGAAAGTGAATCTAAATAAAATAAAAACGCCTTATGAGTATAGAGATACTCCTGAGATAGCTATCCATTGTTTTGATTTATTCCTACAGTGGTTAGATGATATGAAACCGCGAGTAGGTAAGTTTACGGGGAAAAGAACTGGTGGAGAAATCAAGTTCTTATATTCAGAATTACAGCTAAGCTGTGATACGTATGGAGGTACAATAGATTGTATCTGTACGATTGATGGTGTATTATACATTATTGACTTTAAGACAAGTTCAAGCATTTATCCAACAATGTTTTTACAGTTATCAGCATATGTGCAATTATTTATGCACAACTATCCACAGTATGAGATAGAGAAAGTAGCCATTCTTCGATTAGATAAAAAGAAAAAGAAATATGAATTCGAAGAAATGGATTACACTGATACACTTATTTATTATGAAGCGTTCCAGAGTTTACTAGCAGTATTCCGAACGTGGTACTTATTAGGTCATGTGAAATATTAGGGAGGTGAGAAGCATGACAACAAAAGTTATTCCAGTATTTGCAGATACACACTGGGGAGTAATGGATTCAGAAAGAATGTACCATGAGTACAAAGAGACAATATTGAAGCCATTATCGAAACTACCAAAAATAGACTGTATTGTGATTGCAGGTGATTATTATGATAGTAAATTGGGTCTTGATAGTTCTGCTTCTAAGCGCGCTTTACAATTCATGGGAGAATTGATTAAGATAGCTCGTAAGAAGAAAGCCAAGATTCGAATCATTGAAGGAACGGATTCACATGATGCTTCTCAGATAGAGAACTTCAAGTTCTTAGAGTACGATGATACAATCGACTTTAAAGTAATCCGTGAAGTACAAGAAGAAGAATTATTTGAAGACTATTGGGTATTATATATTCCTGAAGAATATATGCAGGATAAAGATGCATTCTATTATCCATACTTTAGTCAAGAAGATCGATATAAACATATCTTTGGTCATGGGATGTTGGACTTTGCCGCTTATACCGAGCATGTTACACATAGACCAGGAGCACCAACTTTTAATGTAAATGAATTAAACTATTGTAGCGTAGGTCCAAACTTCTTTGGTCATGTACATACAATGCAAGATTACAAACATAACTATTATTGCAGTTCTCCAACACGCTGGTGTCAAGGAGAGGAAATACCGAAAGGGTATTATATCTGCTTAATGGATGAAGACACAGATAAGTTCGTTGTGTTGAAGATGTTTAATCATCTCGCTCGGATTTATCAAACCGTTCATATTGACAGGCATGTCGAAGAGATGGATGTAGAAGATATTGTAAGATGGGTGGATGAGTATCGAATCGCGAACGATATTTACAAACTCAGACTACAAACGGTATACTTACCAAATAACTTGAATAGTGCTAAGTTAGCAGTATTGAAGAAACATTATCAAGGTGATAAACATATTACTTTAGATTTAAAGACGGACATCGTTCCGATTGAGAAACAAGAAGAAGAAGTTGTCGCACAGAAAGAATATCTATTTGATAAGAATTTGTCTGTAGAAGAGAAAATTCAAATTTATATTCAAAAAGAGTTAGATTACGACATGCCTCTGGAGAGAATCAAAGAATTGCTCACAGGAGACAATAATATCGAATCCTTACTCAATAGTTTGATAGATGAAGACGACTAAGAAGATGGGTGACTCCATCTTCTTAATTTAATTTTATGATAGCTAAAACAAAAGAATATATGAGAGGAATCGAAAAATGAAATAAATATATAGTAGGGGGTCCATTATCATAATGAGAAAAGCGAGAGTAAAGCGAACCGGAAATCGAGTTCCAATAAAGTTCCCATTATATACGCTAAATATGCTGATAGCATATACGATTAGTCAAAATGAGAAAATTACCCGCAGCGGATTGATGAATATAAAGAAAGTTGTTGGTATGATTGACCAGCAACCATACGATCAAGACTTTGCTTTGAAAGCACGTCTTAGATTCTTAGAGATGGCGTTAGATGCCAGATTAGACAGTGGAATTGAAAATCCATTAGTCTTAGTAGACTACTGCCGTGTACAACGATATGAAGATGTATACGAAGATATTGTCGATGATATTAAACATATCGTCTTATCAAAGAAAGAGATTAAATATGTTAATGACATGATCAGTGACAAACTAGCTCACTGTTACATGTATCTTCATAAAGATGAAATCATGGAGACTCTAGGTAAACTAGATACAGGTGATTTCGAAGACTTAGCTTCTGTTAAGAAGAAGTTAAAGAAGTCCATTATTCATTTAATGACAGACATGAGAAAGTCTGAAGCAAATAATGATATGGAAGGTGTATTCTCATTACGAGAAGGTACATTTGAACGCGTTGTTAAATCAACGGTAGAGAAACTACAAAACCCTGGTAATATCTTAAAGACCGGAATCCAAGACCTGAATGAAATATTAGCAGGAGGATTCCAAGCACAACGTTTCTATATGTTTGCAGGTCTATCAGGTGGTTTCAAATCAGGTCTATTATTAAACCTGATGTATCAAATTCGACTGTTTAATAAAAACTATGTAACCAAAGACCCAGACCGTACGCCGGCTATCTTATTGGTTACACAAGAAAACAGTGTGGAAGAAACAATTGAACGTTTATACAGCTTAGCTGTAGCAGATACAAATGATGATGAGTTGAAATTCAACTCACCTGAAGAAGCGATTCAACTTCTACGTAAGAAAGGTCGCTTAACGTTAACAGATGAAAATAATATCGATATTCTTGTAGAATATCGAGCAGGTCAAACAATTGATACAACTGACCTGTATAGTATCATTGAAGGTTATGAAGATTTAGGATATGAAGTAATCTGCCTATTTCATGACTATATTAAACGTATTCGTTCCGCAACAAGAGACGGGCAAGAAGAACGTTTAAAATTAGGGGCGATTGTCGATGAGTTAAAAGCATTAGCTATCGATAAAGATATCCCAGTTATATCAGCGAACCAGCTGAACCGTGATGGTGCGAAGACAATTGACTCCGCTATGGAGTTCAATCAGAATGACTTAGCGAAATTACTAGGACGCTCTAACGTGGGTGAATCTTGGAATACGATTGAGAATAGTGACTTTGCATGTATCATCAACCGAGAGTTGAAACAGTCAACTCAAAGAATGTATCTAACATTCAAACGTATTAAGTTACGTGGAAAACCGTTATCAGAATTAACATACTTTAACCAACCGTTTGCAGAAACAAATACAATGCGTATTGAAACTGATTTAGGTGGTCAGAAGTTATCTGAAGAAACATTAGCAACAGACTTAGCCGAAGTAATCCCAATTAACACAGGTAAGATGGGACGAATGACGGCAAAAGAGCGCGAGCCTTTAACATTCACACGTACACCAAGTCGTGAGGAAAGGCTTGCAGATATTATATAAAAAAGGGTAGGTAGAGATTCTCTACCTACACCCTTGGTATGTCTTCTAGGAACGCATAGTTCTTCGTTCTAGATAGACGTTCTTCACATAGGTTAAGTATCTTATTGATGACTTCAAGTCTATCAGGATGCATAACCTTTAATGTTTTGTATTTAAAGTTAAATGGGCTAGAGCATCTATTCACTCGTAATAGAATATACCATAAGTCCATTGTACCGTATAAGTCACGACTTAATATTTTAGGATTCTGATAATACTTATCGAATTCTTTGTCGTCTAACTTAACGTCGATACAAATATCAATTAAGAAATCCATATAGCTATCAATTGCATTGGATATCGGAAAGATGTTCTCTCCGATACGTAATAGATAGTGAGTCGTAGACAATTGGATTTCACTCGTTGACCCTTCTGTTATTAATTCAGACAGGGTTGTTGTAGATTCTGGATTCGATGTTACAATCATGGGATAACCTCCTATACAGTTGTAAATTCAATTCGTTTCGGATTTCTATTTGCTATAAAGCAATTTAAACGAGTACCCAGCCAAACTTCACCGTTATAGGATTGAGACCCACTTCTAGGTGAAATGATATAGTTACAAGTGACGATACTTCCTTTGACTCGAGGTCTACAGGATACGTCATTTTGTATCATGGCAGTATTGATCTGTCTTACTGTATCTTTGGATGGGGCTATTGGAATGAATGGCATAAGTTTTGGGATATTAATATGGATAGGGGAAGCATCACGAACGTATTTGTGATAGTCCAAGTTAAATCCATTTTCCCAAATCTCTAACTCAATATCCGTCGGGTTTTCGAAGTTCATTCGAATCATCCTTTCTATCATATTAATAGATAGTTGAACTCGTCGGACGCAATCAAAAGGAAGGAAGTATCTATATGGCAATGATTACATTAAATCAAGGACAATCTGACGCACGAGCCAAACTTGTACTCTGGTGGAAAACGAAATTCAAACAGACATTCAAGTTACAAGGACCGGCAGGTACAGGTAAGACAACTTGTATCTATAGTATGATGGCTGAGGTTGGTCTAGATGTGCGAACGGAAGTATTATTCGCAACCTATGTAGGTAAAGCAACAATACCTTTACGTATGAATGGATTACAAGGAAAAACAATTCATTCTACCATTTATGACTTCGGAGTAGAACGAGTAATGGATGATAAAGGTAACTTTAAGATTGGACGAGATGACCGTTATGTTACAAAACCAACATTCCGTAGACGTGGAAGTTTGGGACCAAAGATTAAGCTTATCGTAGTCGATGAAGCTGGTATGGTTCCAGATGATATGAAACGTGACTTGGAATCATTTGGTGTTCCTATTATTGCAATCGGAGACGAAGACCAATTACCACCAGTATTCGGTAAGTCTTCTTTCATTAAGAATCCTGATGCAGTACTATGGGAAATTGTACGACAAAAAGAAGGAGACCCTATCATTACATTATCTGATATGGCTCGTAAAGGTGTTGATATCCCAGTAGGTGTCTATGGTCCACGCTGTATTGTGGTTGATGAAGACGCTATGAAACATAACTGGATATTTAACAAATCTAACATCGTTATCTGTGGGAAGAATAAAACCCGTGAGCAGATTAACGATAGAGTGCGATATGATATCAAAGGATATCGTTCACACTTCCCAATGGTGGGAGAAACAATGGTATGTCGTAAGAATAACTGGAAAGAGACTGTCGATGATATTCCATTAATCAATGGTCTATTTGGTACAGTGGAATATGTCTATCGTGAAACATTTAATGGTAGCAAAGTGCATATCGACTTCCAGCCAGACTTTATGGAAGATGATTATTTTGCACATATTCCAATGGATTACAATTACCTAACATTACCAATGAAAGATAAGGCAACGTATAGATATGGAGATGGTAACCGTTTTGAATATGGTTATGCTTCCACATGTCACCTTGTACAAGGTAGTCAGTATGGTTCCGTTATGGTATTAGAAGAGAAAATCGGGGATGAATTATTCCACCGTAAGTGGTTATACACAGCTATTACCAGAGCGCAACATACGTTAATCATTGTGAAGCGAAAAGAAAAAGCCAAAACATATAATGGTTATACATCATCTAAGTGGTACGATAATATAGCAGCTAAAAGCTGAAGGGAGAATGAAAAATAATGACAAACGAAATTAAGGTAGTAGCACACACAGACACTAGACAGGTAAATGTACGTAAAGTAAAAGCAGTACGATTAGAAGAAAAGAAGCCATCAATCATTATTGATGCAGAAACTTCTAAACCTGTAGATGATATTCGTACAGCACGAGTATCACGTGTACCAGCTATGACAGATAGCTTATTTAATATCTTAAATGGATTAACTCATTTAAAGCAGTTAATTAATGATAATGAAAAGATTGATATTGAAGATGTATTAAATGTAGTATCCGAAGGTACGTTAAATACCTTCGTTACATATTTTATGGATACTCGTATTGATAGATTAAAACGTAGCGGTACATATGATATCGTAAACTTAATTGCATCGACATTACTATTTGTACATGATTACCTATACACATTAAAAGGTAAATCAATTGTCGATCCAAATGAAATCGATGTAGTGAGAGAACTCTTAACAATGCGTACAGCTGATGTAGAGAAGTTCTATAGAGACGATTTCAACTTTGTAATGAAAGACTTTGCTGTTATGAATATGGGTGAGCACATTCCAAGTAAGAAGAAACGCTATAAAGGTTCCCAAGTATTTATTAACTTAGGAAACGGAATGTTTAAAGCAATCCCTTATAAATATTATAAGAAGTTAGATAACATGTCTCATGTAGTGATGAATTACGTAATCCGTGAATATGACCAAAGTCATTCAGAAGGAGAACCTGATTACATCGTTCACTATGAGAAAGAAGTTATCGCTACAAGTGTAACAGATATCTTTAGAGAAATCTTTGAGTATTGTAGTAAGTTTAACTTCGTTAACATGGAATTAATACATACTGGTGCGGCACTAGAAGTAGAACTAGATGACGTATTAGTAAAATTCAAGAATGGGAAAAACTCAGAGTCCTTTAGCTCTATCTATGAGTTCCTATTTAAGTATGTTCCGGGAGGTTTCTACATATGAGAGTCACTAAAGATACAACGATGAATGACCTCTTTGGAAATGACAGGCTTACAGATAGTAAGCCTGTATTCATCTCTAAGAAAGAGCGAACACAACAATTGATACAGAGTAAAGAATTCAAAGATGCTTTTAACCTGTATCATGGTAAAGGTAAACGAAAGAAAAAGAAGAAACGAAAGTGAGGAGAAACAAATGAGTCCAGAACAAATCGAATACGCATTCGAGAAATTCGGTGGTCCTATTAACATTGACCGATTACATTTAAACAATGGTCGTATGTGGACGCATCGTAAAGGTAACAGATTAAAAGAATGGAACCATAAATTATCCTTATTAATCTTTGAGGAATTTAAACCAGGTTCAGGAGATGTTATTGATCATGCAATCACGTATGATGCAATTGATAGTATCTCATTTGAAACAAAAAGAAAGTATGACCCTGATACAGATCACCGTGATCCGATTGAGAAACATGAAGATCGGGAACCAGGTGTTATCATTCCTGCGGAATAAACTTTTATACTGAGTACAACAGTATTATAGAGGACGTATACTCACCCGAATAGATAGTTGTAAAATTTAACTTAAAATATAACTATACATTATAAAGGTGAGCAACAATAAAATTATATAAGAAACCTTAGGAGGAATTTATTATGAAAAAGAAACACATCGAAATGATCAAAGCTTACGGACGTATGGAGAGCCAACGTTTATTACAACTGGAAGAAATGAAAGCTACTTGTGACCACCGTGTGGAAAAGAATAACAATCGTACAGCTTCAGCTCTTAAACCAGTTGGTGAAACTGGCACTATGTTCAAGTGCACAATCTGCCATGAGAAAATTGATCTATCAGAAATCGATGCTAATGAATTAAAAGCAGCAGCACGTTTAATTAAGAATGCTATTAATGCAATTAAAGTAACTGAAGAAGATATGCCTTTCGAGCTATTACAACAGTTCGGTGCTGCACAAGTATTATTACAAAAACTTCCAGAGTCTTATAACAGCCTGGTTGTAGAACGTCTACATGATGATCCATACCAAAACCAATACAACGCTGGTCAATTCAACCACAATGGTATTGCAAACATGGGTTACATGGACCCACGCCTAGGAGCAGCAGTTAGCAATCCATTAATCGCAATGGGTTATGAGCACCAAGGTAAGAAGAATAAAAACAAAGGTAAAGGTAAGAACAAAAATAAAAACCGTGGTGGTCGTGGATACTACCCACAATACTAAGAACTCTTAGTATACATAAGAGTATAAGCATTTGCTTATACTCTTTTATTTTTTGTAAGAATTATTCAAGGAGGAACATAGCAAATGGCTAAAGCATACAATGAAGATTCCATCGAAGTCATAGAGGTCGATGTCGAGCGGATTAAAGAACGCCTTAATATGTACATCGGCTATACCAACGCCAAAGCAGTCATCCATTTGATTAAAGAAATTATTCAAAATAGTTTGGATGAAAGTATGGTCGAGGATTCGACTTGTGATGAGATTACTGTACTATACGATGAAACAACTAAGATCGCTTCTATCATAGATAATGGTCGAGGCATTCCTCATGGAAGTATAGTAAAAGCATTTACATATATTCAATCAAGTGGTAAGTTCAAGAAAGGTAAAGATAGTTCATATAAGTACGCGGCAGGTGAGAACGGTGTCGGTGGTACAGCAACGAACGCTTTATCAAACTTTATGGAAGTAACTTCATTCCGTAATGGGAAATCATTCAAAGTACGATTCGAGAATGGTTATCCTGTATCAGAAGAATGGGGTAAATGTCCGAAGAGTAAAACAGGTACAATTGTTACGTTCCAATGTAACGAAGATATCATTGGTAAATACGATGGAGCAATTGGTGGACCTGTAACGGATTTATGTGAGATTCTAGCTTATCTTGTACGTGGTGTAAAAATCGTATCAGAGATTACACCAAAGAAAGGTAAGAAAGTTATTCGTCATGAATTTAAACCGAAGAATGGTATCGTTGATTTATTAGCAAAAGCAGCTGGTAAAGATATGATTATGGAACCAGTCTACTTCTATGTGGAAGATGAAGATAAAACTGTTGAGGTTGCATTAACATACTCTCCACATGTAGAAGAAAATATTATTAGTTTCGCCAACTACTGTACGACAGTTGACCATGGTACACATGTACAAGGATTCAAGACTGGTCTATCAAACGTTGTCGGTAAGTTTGTACGCGAAGAAGTATTAAGTAAAACAGAGAAAGACAAATTAAATATCTCTACGGATGATGTGAAGATGGGTCTTGTAGCAATCGTCAATGCACGACATGTCGAAGCTCATTTCATTGGACAGGTTAAAGAGAAGATTGATAACGAAGACCTGAACCCGTTCGTGAGAAAAGCAACAACAGCAGCTTTACAGAAATGGTTGAAAGATAAACCAAATGATGCAAAGCGCTTAGGTAAGTACATTAAAGATATTGCAAAGGCACGTTTAGAAACTCAGAAGTTACGTAAGTCTATTGTTAAGACTGAAATGAATATCTTCAATAGCGAGTTTCCTAAGAACTATAAACCTGCTAAGTTAGATAAAGCAAAAGGTGTTGACTTAGAATTAATCATCATTGAAGGGGAATCGGCTGGTGGTAGTGCACGTGAAGGTCGTGACGATAACCAAGCATTATTCTACCTGAAAGGTGTATTACCAAATACATATGATGCTAAGATTGCAGCAGCACTACAGAATGATGAGATACGCGGTCTAGTCAATGTATTAGGCTGTGGTATCGGTAAGAACTTCGATATTAAGAAATGTAAGTTCAAACGCATCATAATTATGACAGATGCCGACATCGATGGATACTTCATCACAAGTCTAGCGTCTACATTCTTTACAGTTCATATGCCAGAACTTGTTATCAATGGTATGGTCTATAAAGTGGTTCCACCACTGTATAAGATTAAAGAACGTAAAGGTGATTTATATCTGAAAGATAATCGTGAGTATTACAATTATGTGGATGGTCTTATTGGGAATCAATTAGAGATTGCTGACTTAAAAGGCAAGAAGCTTCCACATGATAAAGTAGCTGAGTTATTATATAATAACCGTCAGTACTTACGTACTCTAACAAAACTAGGTAATCGTTTTGCAGTAAATCCTACGTTATTAGAAAACATGGTTTACTACTACGATAAGCCAAGAGAGTTAACGAAATATATGAAGACTCTTCCATACTTAAAGTCTGAGAAATTTAAAGATGGAAGTCTTATTATCACAGGTGTATATGATCGTGAGTTCCAGTACTTAAAGCTTCATGATAAACTGATGAAAAAAGTAGACTCATTATTACATTACATCTATAAAGTAAATGATGGAATGGTTCACTTCAAAGTGAATGGCGAACTAATGACATTAGGTCAATTAATGGCTATCGTTAAGAAGTTTGAACCAGAGAATAAGGAACGTTATAAAGGTTTAGGACAGATGTCTCCAGACCAACTATGGGAAACAACATTAGACCCTGAAGAACGTAACTTGATTCAATTGGTATCGGAAGATATCGAGCATGATACAAAACGTTTCGCTGTCTTACATTCGGGTAAGAAAGCAGCAGCGGAAGAACGTAAGAAATTAATGGCTGCCTTCAAGATTAGTTTCGAGGATATTGATACTTAATAGAAGAAGGACAATATAATAAGATACTTGACAGGAGGAGCCAATAGAATGGTTACAAAAAAGAAAACAAAGAAAACCGATGAAATAAGAGTAGCAAGAGTAAAACGTGTCGAAGAATTTAATATCTTTGATTACAATAAAGCTCTGATGATGATATTTAATAAGAACGTCAACTTAGCACGTTCCGTACCCCATGTATTTGATGGGTTAAAAGTAGTAGAACGTCGTGTACTATACGCGATGTTCTTTGACCATAAAGGTAAAAAGAAAAAGGTTGCTGAGATTATTGGTACCGTTATTGGTAAGTATCACCCTCATGGTGATTCTTCACCATATGGTACATTAGTAGGACTAGGGCAACATTGGAACATCTTCCCGCTTATGATTAAACCAGATGGAAACTATGGTTCTCAATATGGTGACACAGCAGCGGCTATGCGTTACATTGGAGCACAAATGACAGAGTTTACAGTAGATGCTTACTTCTCTGAATGGAGTAAGACTGTAACAGACTTCAATGAATCCTATACAGGGGAATACATTGAACCAGAATATCTACCATCAAAATACCCAATGTTATTCATTAAGAGTATCTTCGGTATTGGTAAAGGTTTAATGACAGGTATTCCACCGTATAACTTAATTGAACTATTTGACTTAACAATCAAACTGATTGATAACCCAGATTTAAAGAAAGTATGGTTAGTACCTGATATGCCAAACCGTTGTCTAATTGTCGATACAGACTTTAAGACAATGTGTGAAACAGGAGAAGGTAAGTTCCGTACTCGTGGTGAACTGATTGTAGAAGATGGGGATTTAATCATTACATCATTACCATACGGAGTTTCAATGGACCCATTAGTTGCAAAGATTGTAGAACTTGTTAATGATAAGAAGTTCGAAGGTATTGCAGATATTTATGATGAGTCTCCAAGAAAAGAGAGAAAGAAAAAAGGGAAAGGTGTAGCTTCAACAGAGCCTGCCAAATTCCGTACTCGTATTAAACTCAAGAAAGGATTCAATCCTGAGAAAGTGAAAGAAGCGTTGTATCGTTCCACTCCGTTGGAGTCTACACATGTGGTACGATTAGAAGCAACATTCGACTATCAGAACTATCGTTATAGTTTAAAATCAGGATTGTTAGATTGGATTGAGTTACGTCGTGAAACAAAACGTCGTATCTATGCAAACCAATACTCTACAATTAGTAGACGTATTCATATTCTTGAAACATTAATCTCTATCTTATCTAGTAAGGGCGGAGATGCAAAGTTATCCAAACTTGCAAAAGCTTCTCGTAACCGTGGTCAAATGGTTGAGAAGTTAATCAAGGACTTTAAGCTTACTGATATCCAAGCAGAAGCAATCGCTGATATGAAAATGTACCAGTTATCAATAGATAACATGGAGTCATTTAAAACAGAGAAGAAAGACCTTGAAGCAAAATTAAAAGAAGTTTATGATAAGATGTCAGATGACTCTATCGTAGATGAAGAAATCAAAGCAGAGTTACGTGAAGGGAAAAAGAAATATGGACGCAAACGTTTATGTGATGTAGTGTCTATTTCTAGTGAACCTCACGTACCAGATACAAACCATACTATCGTTATCACAAAGAAAGGGCTTATTAAGAAGCTTCCTAACAATGTAGACGGGGTAGGGTTCATCGAACCTAAAGATAAAGCAACTCAGATTATGAAATTGAATAATAAAGAGTCTTTATTGGTATTTGATGAAACAGGAAAAGTATATTCAATCGCAGTCAATGATATACCTGAATCAGCATTAGATGAAGCAGGGGTATTATTAAATAGATTAATCGGTATCGGTTCTCACCGTATCGTATCTATTCTAAAGAAATATGATGACTGTGATAAGAAAGATGATAAAGGTCCATTCTATGTATTTGCTACAGCAAACGGAATGATTAAACGTTCTCATTGTGGTAACTACAGTAAAGTAACAAAAGGTGGACTTGTCGGTATTGTATTAAAGAGTACCGATAGACTGGTATCTGTTATTGAGGTGAAAGGTAATAAAGACATTGTCTTATATACTCGCTCAGGACACGGTATCAGATACAATACAAAAGAAATTCCAGCTACGTTACGTATGAGTTCTGGTGTAATCGGCTCACGATTAACAGAAGAACAAATGCATGTAACGGGTGGTGTAAAAGGTATGACTCAAATCATGCGAGGAGATAAGTACCTATTCATGTTAACAAACAAAGGTAATGGTAAGAAATCACCACTGGTTAACTTCACTGATATGAAACGTGGAGATGAGAACGTTCAGTTGTCAGACTTACGTGAAGATGAAATAATCGTGGGAATCAAACCTGTCAAAGAAGATGCAATTATTGATGTATTTACTTCTGAGAAGACAGTAGAGATTAACATTACTGATGTACCTGAACTAACTCGTAGAGCGAAAATGAAAAAGCTTATGGGAGTTCGTAAAGGAGAAAACATTATTGATATAAACTAAGAGATGAGGATATCCTCATCTCTTTCTTTTATTTTTTTATAAGGAGAGGATAGTATGCACATTTATAAGATTACAAATGGTAATGTATGGGATGGAGGATGGGACTATACCTATATATTACATCCTAACGAATTCAGTGAGCAAGATTTTAAACTTATTTTAGCAAGTGTAATACAGTTTGCTAAGTTAGAAGATAGAACGATAGATGTAAATGAGATTGAGAAGATTTTATGTGAAGACCACGGATTTATATCATTAGAACGTGGTGTAACACTTAGTCAATCTATCGATAAACGAAAGTGGAATAATGATGAAGAATAAATAGTAATAACCATACCCTGAGCTATACATTATCTTAGTGGTATGATAAAAGAATACCAATAAATTATATAGTATGTAAAACATACTGAGGAGGAACTAGCATGAAAAACTTAGAACAAATTGTACGAACAATCGCAAGAAACCAGAAAGCATTAATGGGTAAAGATATCGTTTGGGATATCAAAACCTATGATGATATTGAAGGCACTATCTTAGAAGAGATGGATAATAATCAAGGGATGGTAGAAATGGAACCTACTGACGGGCAGTTTAACGTTACATTCCATATGCTTACGAATTGCTACCATCACTGTAAAGAAACGAATAGATTAGAATCATTTGAAAATAGATTTAAAGATTACATAGAAGGACTAGGACTTCAATTAAATGAAGAAGTGTTTACGGTACTTCTATTCCTACATGAAGTAGGTCATGTACAGTTTGAAAAGACTGTACAAGAGTTTGATATATTACGCGAAGCATTCATGATTAATCAGATTCAAGTACATTCATTATCATTAGGATTTGAAGAAAAAGATATGAATGATCTACGTTCCGAAGGGTTAAATGTACCTACATTCTTTAATTCCATTGAATGTCATTGTGATATATATGCAATAAGTCATTTCCTACCAACTTGGAATTTATTAAAGAATGCTGAACTGGTAGGAGGTAATCAATAATGACTGAATTCTATCAGCAACATCAAGGTCAAACATTGCATATACAATATACTACTATAGAGTTAGGATATTCTAATATTGGTCTTATTGTAATATATATTAAAGATAGTCAAGATAAAGTTATATCTAAATCTGTAAAGACTTTACATATAGAATTCGTTCCTACAGGTCTTGCTGATAAAAAAGATGTGAAAAAGATTATGCTACATATGGCATCTAAAGGTAATGAGTTCTATGACCATCTACAGGCTTGGTTCCTTACAAAAGGTGAGGTTCATGTTATAGATAGACTGGTGCATATTGATAGACGAGTAATGTTACCTAAAATGAGAAAGAAAGCAAAGAAAGGTATGGGAGGGTGGTCTAAGAGTCACATTGACCATCTACAAATGATGTTAGCTCAGAATGATGAGAACGGTATTTAGTCAACTTCTATAGATGATGAAACAATTTAATAGACCATATTATAGGAGGAAACTAAAATGAAAAATAATTTACACGCTTACTATATCCATGAAGGATTATCACGTGAGGATGAACCTGTAATCTTATTACATGAAGAAAAGTTTACAGAGGAAGAATTTAAAAAGAAATATGATAATCTTCTAGAAGTTAAGAAGATGACTGAAAGTATTACTGGTGATAAAGTTGAAATGTTGGACTTCATTACAACTACTCTATGTTCCGAGTACGGATTCGTGAACGCTAATGAGAATATTTGTATCACAGTAAATTTAAATAAAAATCTGATTGAGAAAAGTCCAAGAGACTCCAAGGAGGAAACAGCAGAATGAAAAACCTTTTAGAAGTCTCAATAATACAAACAAAAACAGTTAACAAATCAACGAAACCTCAAAAAAGAGGTTTCGTTCTTTTAATAGAATCTTTACATGAAGGTAATACTTTCATTAAATATGATTCATTAGATCAGCTTAAATATGAGTTATATCATGATGGAATACAGAAGATATTAGCTGATCATAAGCTACATCAATTCTTAGCATTACTGAATGACAATATGGGTCAATACGTGTTGAACGGAATCGAAACATGTGTTAGAACGGAGATTGTTGATGACCCCGATTTTAATTTTGCAATAAATCTTATAGCTAAACATATTCGTCGAAAGTATCATTTTAATATGAATATTGATATAATGGGCGTTGTGATAGCTAATAATATAAGCGATGTATTTATACAGTGCTTAAAAGAAGAACGAATTTTAAGCAAAGATGAAATGAATAATTTAGTTGACGAATTATATACAAAATACTTTACGAAAGAGGCTAGAAAAATGTTTACTAATAAAAAGACTTATGCAAATGAAATCTTAATTACAGAAGGAAAAGGGGATATTGACATGACAAACTTGCCATTACAAGGAAAACTAGTAACAGAAATTCCAGGAACTATTCGTTCAGAACGTAATGGTAAGGTATTCGTGCATAAAGAAACTGATCCAAACGGAATACCGCTTGCAGTAGAATATCCTAACGGACAGGTGTTCATGCCAAATCCAATGCATTATTCAGGAGGAAGACAAACACCACCTCCAGTACAATTAACTTCAGATGAAATAGATTTAATGGATGTATCTAATATGTATCCAACTCAAATTAAAGATATTCTTAAAAATAAATAAGTATTAAACAAAACCTACTACTATAAAAAGGGAGTAATTAAAATGGCAAAACATGAGACAAATACTAAAAATATGTTAAAAGCATTAAGAGATGTTAGTGAAAGAAATAATAAGTTATATGGATTAGGTGCAGGTGAGAAACGTTATGTAAAACAGGATATCGGAAATATGGAAGACGTGCATCGAGAGTTTAAGAAACCTGAAGAACTTGAAAATGGTACGGGGTATAAAGATGGAGAAGTAATTGATCTTCAAAGAAACGCTTTATTTGATTTAATTGATGGGTTGTGTGATGTAATTAAAGACCATGGAGTCCATGATGACTTCGAAGTACCAAGAGGTATCGGTAAAGTTCCATTCATAGATGATATGGAATTTACAGGATTTAACCCTGGTGAAATAGCATATATTGAACCATTGCACGCGAGCCATTACACTGGAATGAAAACATCACACTTCTATGATATCTATGGGAAAGCTGGTAATTATTCTACGCCTAGATATGCGCCACGTACAATGTCAGCATACACTATGATGCACCATATTATACATGGTACTGATATGCTTAACTATGATATGGAGATGGACCTTAGAGGTAGATACCGTCGTATTATAGGGTATGACTTTAACGAAAGTGCTGACTGGAGTTACGAAGCAATTACATTAACAAAGATTCCATTACACTACGTTGCAACATATCGTAACTCTCGTATGCTATTCTTATTAACATTAGGCTTTACTACAGCTCTAGCTGACCCAATGTTAAAACGAGTATTCTGGTACAGTATCGAGCATAATAGTATCATACCGAAAACGAAATCTGAAGTAGAAAAAGATATGGATAACGTTCGTAATGCATTAAAGCCTAATAAGGTGGTTCCTCAATTAGTTATATGGGATTCTATTAGTGCGTATCAGCAACCTAGACCTTTAAGAGGATATTCACATCCTAAGACTAATAAGAAATGGGGAGTTCAATAATGAGTAATGGATTCAGAGTAACAGGACCAAATGGGGTAAAATTTGATATACTTAAAGGAAGAAAGAATTTTAATGAAAGAACTGTAACAGTACCGCCCGAATTATTAGGGAAGGTTGATCTTTCAATACCTGCTAGTGAGGATGTAGAAAAGTATATGAAGATAACTGTTGACGGAGACCCATTAGCGAGTGCACCGCTAAAGCCTCGTGATCAAGGTGAGATTCTGCCACCGCGTCAACGTGCATTAAGTGAGGATAATATCGGAACTTCTGATAGAATCGTTTATCCTAGTATTTACGATGTAATTTATAAGAATGATCCGAATGTATCTGGATTCACTTATGAGCTTGAACAGCAGGAAGAAATTGATAATGCTAGAGAATTCTTCGATAAAAAATGGAGAGAAGCAAAAGCTAATGGGAATGAAATAATGGCTATGATGTACCGTCAAGGTCGTGATTCTTCTTATGGTAAAATGGACACTAAGATCATAAGACGAAGTGTGAGATAAAAAGAGAGATACCCAAAAAGGGTATCTCTTATTTTTTTTGTAAAGATTTCGATGTTTCCATCTGACGGTAATTATGATTGTCTCTCGTCATATGAGTTGGTAGATATTCTTTAAAGTCTCCACCTATTATAGATGATACTTGATAGTACATAGCAGATGCATATCTACGTTTATTTTGTTGAGTTTTAATATATAACTCATCTAGACCTTTTAACTCTTTTTCACATTGCTTAATATCTTCTAATAATAGCTTTTTCATACGAGGGTCTTTAATGGACTTCTCATGAGCTTTCAAGTATTTTAATTGGTCTTTACAACGTGTGATTGAGTTAGGATGTACATATCCTAAGAACCCTACAATCTTAGACGTTGTATTAATAATATCAGTAGGTAGTGTTAATAACTGGAATGCGGCTGTCGAACCCTTTGTCGGGTACTTCATGTCGCTTCCAGCCGTTGTTCTACCAATGTCAAATTTTTTTTGTCCTGATATTATATCTTGACCATATCCGAAGGACGTTGCAAAGTTATCAGCAAACTTCTCATTCTGGTATCCATCACCATTCGTAAACATTGCTAACGCAAACATCGGTAATGATGCAAATGACATAGCAGCTTTTGTCACAATACCCGCCATATATTTAGAGAAGTATCTGATATGTTCATAGATATAGAAGAATGGAGCAAAGATACTTACCATTGCAATACCAGCACCTTTTAGGTTATTAAGAGCTAAATCTAATTCAGCTAAAGATTTATTCTCACGGATAAAATTAGCCGCCGCAATACGTAATTTATCTCCACCTGGAATATAACTTGTTAGTGCCTGTGCTGTTAGGAGTTTATCTTTCAGCTTACCTTTATCGTTCATCAATTCTAATAGGATACTTTTCATAATAAAAATACCTGATGTTAAACGATATGCTACAGATAACTCTCTATCATCGTAGTAGAAGTTATGACCGATTTCATGTAAGATGACGGCTAGATATTCACCTGCTGTTAATCCGGCTAATGTAAACATTTCTAATCCACATACACAGTATAGTGTTTTATTAGAATCAGCGGTAAACTTGATAGTCTTTCCATCATTGATTCTTTTATTCTTTTTTGTTAAATCTTTTACAATATCATCGATATTGAATCGAGTGAGGATAGTATAAGCATTGGCATAACCCATAGCTCTCAGCTCAAGGATAGCTTCTTTAAAGCCAAATAGCTTACCTAAAATCTTCTCTACTTCTCTTATTTCCTTTATCATAGAGTTCGTAACGTTAGCGTGTGTACCATTAAATCCAGCTAACGCTTCTAATCGAATCTTCTCTAAATGCTCCTCACATTTTAATAAATCAGGATGTTTACCGAAATACGCTTCCGATAAAACTTGCTCTTGGACGGAACTATGTATCATTTTAAATCCTCCTTTTGTTTTATTCAACCATGTTATCTAATTGTTTAACATCTAAATAAGCTTAGTATATAAAGAAAAGGGGGTAGTACTACATGGCGAAATCCACAAGTAGTAAGCTACTGGTAGAGACTCTCTATCCGACCGTTGACAAACATCTAAAGAACAAGGCTCATGTAAACGAGCTAGTAAAAGGTGCTAGACATTATCTTGATCGAAACTCGGATAAGATTTTCGACTCAGGACTAACGTATAAAGTTACATTCCTAAATCAGGATAAAGAAGTGATTATGAAGGGTGCAAACTTAACTGCCCTTGAAGTAAAGTCTACAATCCGTCAATCAGCCTACATTAAAGATAACTGGCGTATTATGACGGAACCGATTAACGTAACAACAGCATTGATTGCTCGTTACTTTACATTGAATAAAATGGATGATGAATTACGTTTATTCTTAATCTTCTATTCATTCTACTTCTACTCATCTCTACATAATAAATACTTTAAGTATGGGGTAGTGGAAAACGTTATGGGATATACGGTTAATAACTTATCGAATAAGTACCTATTAAAACGATACGGTTCTCTGTTTAAATCCATTGAGCATATCGTTATGAAATCCCATGAAACATACAAAGACAGACTAATCAATGGAGAAGATGGTGACTTAGCCACTTATATCCAATCTATTAAAGTACGTTTAAATGATATGGTGAAACATATCTCAAATGCGTATTATGATGACCATAGAGCAAAACAGTATCTAAACTTCGATAGTGATAACTACGATGAAGATAACTTCCATTTAGCTGATAATAGCTCCTATGCAATACAGCGTATTGCCGATGGATGTGTTATCCGATTAAATACCTATGGTCCTGACATGAACTTTGCTAAACTTGCAGCTCGTATTAATAAAGTGAGTATTAGTGAGATTCGAAACGTTATTACGCATTTAGGTAATAACGAAACAGATGAGATTAAACGTATGTGCGAATTAATCTTACAGTTATTCTTATTTGACAATGCAAATAAGGTAGAAGATGTTCGTTCTGACCGATTCTTCATGGAGTGTACAGAGCTGTACAAGAAGAGTAATACGAACGATAAAGTCGTATTAGAAATTAAAGCAATCCTAGACAGATGGCTGAAGAAGTATAGTGTCAAATATACGAAGTCAAATCGTGAAGCAACACTATCGGACTTCCGTCGTGCAATCTTTATGTACTTTGTTATTCATATCCAGCAAAGTGCATCTTACTAGGAGGTTAGATTATGGAGATTAACAGTAACGATAGATTTACTATGACACCTCAGGTGCCAAATTTATTAAATGATATGCAAGGGTTTACTATAACTGACAATGGACATTATGAGAATTATGTTGCAGCAAATATGTTTAAAAATGATTCTAGTTCATATTTCCATCATATAACTTCAACCTCTGCAACAGTTGAAGTACGGGCACCATTTAAGATGAAATTCGATCACATTATGATAGAACCTGCTACAAGCGAATATCATGCGCCGAATTTCACATTAACAAATGGGTTTACATCATATGGGACATGGTCACATAGTGCAGTAGCAAATGAATCTCCAAGATTATATGATTTAGGACAAATAATAGAAACAAATTATTTATTCATGAATCTAAAGTCTGCAAAAGGTGATTCATATGTATTCCTACGGAATATGCAATTTTATTTAAGTATAAACGAGTATCAGTTACTTGGTATGGATGGTAAATTATATGCGGTAACTGATAGTGGATTAGAAATGGTTTCACAAGATGTTGATAACACTTCAATAGAGACATTCAAATCAAAAGGTAAGCCTGTAAAACATCTTAATGGTAATGTGACCGTAAATGGTCAAACGATAAAAACCTTAGATATGATTAAGAATCAAACTGATAAATTTTCTATACACATGGTTAAGAAATAGAATTCCGACATTACTATAATAGACTAAAGGAGGAATATTTATGGCAATGACGCCAGCAAAACGTAAGAAAATGGAAGACTTGATTTACGGGACTTTTAATATATTAGACAAGACAGGAAAGAATACGCAGAAGTATAAAGAACGTTATTCTAAAATGTCTAATGAGCAATTTGATAAAGAGATGAAGAAGTTCTTAAATAATCCAGATGCTTACTTCTATCTGGAGATTGAACCATACGCTGTAGAGGTATCGATGAAGGAAGCGCAGAAAGCGGCAGACTTCTTAAAAGTGCCTTTATTCGAACATGTTATCATGCCATTTGCTAATCCCGAAGGTGACCCAGTTGTTACACAGCAACCGGTACTAACAGGATACATTCATATTAAACGTGTACAGCAAATGGTATCGAAAAAGAATAGTATGTCTATTCATATTGGTCAACGTAATCCGAAGACTGGTATGGTTAGTGGTGACGATAAGAATGCTCGTGCATCTGACGTTGAGAATATCGCTCTTATTGCGGTAGGGGCAAAAGATTCTATGAAGGAATTAATCGGAGCACGTTCCGACGACCTTCGTGCAAAAACAGAAATGTTGAAACGTATTAAAGATGACGGGTATGTGAGTCTTGAGGATATCCCTTCTAATAAAACGGATAAGGTAGCATTAAATACTTTAGATGTATTCTTTACATGTGCAGGATTAAAAACAAACCTTGTTACAGATGGTTTAGCATTACCTCGCACATTGAATAATCTAAATAAAGATGTAAGTTCTATATCTGCGAAGTACAATAAATAAATACTATTGCAGTAACATCTTAATAGCTAACCATAAAGAGAAAGGAGGAGAAACACATGCCTGAACAAGGAGAATGGCAAATGCTAACTGAAGTAGCATGGGGTGAGGTCGGTATCGACCCAAACAAAGTAGCAGAACTTACTGATGAAGAAAAAGAAAAGCTACGTAAACAAGGATTACTGAAAGATAAAGAGTAGGGCTTATGCCTTACTCTTTATTTTTTTATCATGAGGAGGAGAAACGATGTATTACGATTATGAAACTTCAAATAAATCATTTACAGATTTAGTAGAGAAAATGAAGAAACGAGGACATAATGTAGAATTTATTCTACAATTAAATGACAAGGATTTAGTCCATGTGGACCCATTTAATCCAACCCTCGATGAAGTTATGCAGAATAAAATTATAAATGAAGTGGAACGAAACTTCTGGTACTTTGCACGTGAAGTTGCACGTATTCCTACATTTGAAAAAGGTGTTACTCGACCGGTAACAGCTCATAGAGGAAATATTGCGTTATGGTCGATTATGCAACATGGATTTAATGTATATAGTGAATTGCCTAGACAATTAGGAAATACAATGAATACCGCAGTATTTGTAACATGGAAAAATATTTGTGAAACTAAGTTTATAACTAGTTGTGTATCGGATAGCCCTAATAATGCTATGCATAATATTAATCGTATGCAAAAATTATATAATATTCTTCCTAACTATTTTATTGATATAGCAGGCTATATGACTTCACATAATCCAACACAAGCTACACTTGTAGAAAAAGGGAATACAGTATATGTTGATTATTTGGATAGTGAGCATGTATCACCTGGTGCAATCCGAGTAGAAGCTGAGAGAAATGAAAGTAACATCAAATGGATTGATCACTTTACATACTTAGCTTACAATGATCTTATTCTTGATATATATTTAACAGATTGTCATCATAAGAGTACTCGTCAAGTTGTATTAACATCCTCTATCGGCTTTGATAATGATAGACGTGATGTAGCAGCTCAAAGACTGATTATGGGTTCATTGAAATTCGATGAGTCGATGTACGATATGACAATCCATCAGTTACAGAAAGAGTTAGAAAAATATCCAAGTCAAATGATTTACATTACATTTAACCCATTGGAAATGGACATGGATGAGAAATATATTTTAGAACAAATTCCAGCTATGTGTGGAGATTTATATTCTATTATGAAAGAAATCTTTATGCAACGTCCAAGTCATAGCTTAATTAATTCTGTAAAACATATGAAAGAAAAAGGTGTCCCAGACCATGTAATTGAGAAAGTAATTGCACGATATGTCGAAGATATGACGGTGAAGTACGATGATTAGTCATGTAGTATTTTGCACATTGTTTATTACTCAATTCGTGGGACATCGGATAGGTGACTATCTATTACAAACAAATACGCAAGCATTAAAGAAAACAACAGATGAGGACGCGCTAATTCGTCATTGTCTAGTATACTCAATAACTATTGCGTTACTAGTTCTAGCAATGTTTAACTGGAAATATGCCTTAGTCGTATTATTCCTAACATTAGCTGAGCATCTATTTATTGATACACGTAAACCAGTTATCTGGTGGAAGATGTTAATCGAGAAACATATAGCTAGAAATAAAAACTTCAAAATCGAAGATTTACCATTCTTCGTAATGATTGAAGTAGACCAGTCTATACATCTCGTTAGAATCTTCTTAATCTCATTAATATTAGCCCACCCAATCGCATGGTTGACGCTATAATTTCATGTATCGTATTCCATATATGTGGAGTCGGTACAGCAGCGGGAATCTATTGGATCGGCAAACTGAATAAGTTTGAACGAGCTGGGAAATGGGTATCAATTACATATCTTGTATTATTAGTGATGCAAGATATTGTGCATATTGTATTATGGGGGCTTAATATATAATGACACTCAAAGGATTTCTATTGCTATTATTATTTATAGCATTCTTATTTGAAGTATGGATAATTAAAATTATGCACGATATAGGTATGGGTGGATTTAAGGTAGCATTTGCTATAATAGCGTTAGCTACACTATTCTTACTACTTTGTGGCTTATTCGTTGCAGTATTTATGATGTAGAGCTTATTGCTCTACATCTTTTTATTTTGAGGAGGAATTCACATGGCAAAAGATTTATTTATTGCAGCTATAATATTAATGGTTTGTACACTGTACGCGCTTTATCTTGAAGTGACAGGTAAGCATGTCTTTAATCGATTTATATTACCTATATTATTAATTGTCTTTCCTGTCCTTAGTTTAATCTTTCTTCAAGTATCATGGATGATACTTATAAGAGGAGGTAATTAAAATGAAAATAATTGTGTACATTATATTGGAAATACTATCCATATTTGCATTCGGGCTGAATTGTTATTTTATATGGACAGTACGGAATAAAAATAAATTAGAATTAGCGTCACTAATCGTTACGCTACTATTAACGATCTTATTTATAAAAGGGATTACTTCGTTAATAGTAAATTACTAGGAGGATAATAAAATGACAAAAACAGGAAAAGACTTATTAGCACATGTGGTAACTATAACAGAAGGAGAGTATGAAGGTGCTGGAGGTTATATCTCTAAATATGTACCGAAGAAGAAATCCGAAACAGGAGAAGCTTATTATGAAGCTTGGGTTACCCATAAAGGACAGCTTGCACATGTTGCAGTATATCCTAACGAATTTGAAGTTCGAAGCAGTAGCCCACTACCATGGGTGTCTCGATAATAATTGAAAAAGTATACGACTATATATTATATAGGTGAGAAACCAATACATTATATAAGGGAGAGTTTTGAATGAGAAACTTAGCAGATACTTTAAAAATTAGTGAACCAGGAGTTCACGTAATAGCAGGAGCAGTAGGTGACAGATTAACAACGTCTGCCCTACACCTTGCATTGGAAATGGCATCTAAATTAGAGCATAAAGAAGGACAGAAACGTCCAGCAATTATCCTATTTACAAGAGACTTAGGAGCACACGACTTCATGAAGTATGTATCAGACGAAGGTCAATACCCTAATGTATTGAACCGTATACATGAAAAGAATGTCGATATGTTATTCTTTAATACATATGATAGAGTATTAAAAGATTTAGAGTATGAAATCTTAAACGCGGCAAATACGTATGATATTAAAGCAATCATAACAGATGCGATTGTTTCCCTACGAGGAGAAGAAGAATCACGAGCATTGTTAGATACAATTGTATTTGCACATTCAATGAGAAAGCAATTTGATATACCTGTTACGATAGGTGTACGTATTAACTTAGCACAAGCTAAAACATTGATTCATGTACATGATGAGATTCGTAGTATTGGTAAGATACCTCATAACTACGATGTAGATACAGCTCTACGATTCATGTCTCATCATGAGTTACTAGATATTCATTTTAGTAAATCGAATGAATTAGGTGGACAGCCACCATTAACAATCAATACAAATAAAGAATTCACATTTACAGCGGAGGAGTTTTAATATGCAAATCACATTAACGAACTATCCAAAAATATTCTTTGATACACCTGGGTTACATGTAATAGTGGCTCATACTACAAACAAAGAAAATGTAGAAAAATTTATGATAAATGTGGCAGCACAATTCCTAAACATGCATGTTACACCTGACGATAAACCGTTTACTGTAGTAGGTCCTATGTACCATAATTGGGAAGATCGTTTAAATAAATTAGGACAAGAGAATCGATTCATGTATGATCGTTTTATGGAATCCTACAATCCATTCGCTTCAGTTAAGTCTGATTTTATCAGTCAGTCTGAAGAACCTGGTGTAACAAATTATCGTGCAGGAGTAGCAAATGCTTTTATGAGTTTGACACACGGTAACAACTGGGGTATGCAAACAAGTGAGGATGCTCTTGACCGTCTGCATGAGATGGCAATGAAGCATAATATCCCACTTGTACTACCAGCGCTTATTGATCCAACAGTATTGGATATTACGAGTAAATCATTCTTAAAGAAATATGAGAGTGTATTATTAATGCCAAGACCCAAAGATAATTTCCATCCAATCATGCCGTTCTACCATAAGACATTGACCGAAGGTGAAATGTTATATATTAATACGGCTGAATACTTATTTTAATTACTATAACCCTAGCAGATAGCTAGGGTTACTTTTATTTGAGGGGGATTTATTATGTTAAAAGTTTCAAGATTTCATAATACAAATTGTGTTATCGGTGGTGATAAGATTGAAGGTCTTATGGCAATAAAAAGCGACATCGGCATGTTTGATACGTACGCTGCTTTATTGCGAGATATTTTAGAATCGAATCCTGATGTTAAAGCAGACGAGGGTAAAATACCTCTGATACTAATTGTAACAGATGGTGAATTTACTAGATTATATGAAACTAGAACTCATATTCATATTAAGACAATCATTGCAGACTTCTCAGCAGATATTAAATATATCGACTATATCAACGAAGTATTAACGACTGTGGAAGAGTATAAGAATTACCAATTGATTAGCGTATTTATGGATGCACAGATGGCTGATATCGATGACTGTTTAGATATTCGACAAGAATATCCAGACATTCCAATCCTAGTAACAAATTCAAGATATATAACAGAGGAGGATATAAAGAATGCTCAAAATAAATAATGTTTATTTACAAGAAACTTTCTTTAAAGGTGAAAAAGAAGTGGATGGATTATTCCTAATGGAGCAATTCTTATTCCATGAAGATATATTATCTATTGCTGATGACATCATCAAGTCGAATAGAGAAGTGAAAGTAGATGAGGGTAAAATACCTTTACTATTAGTTATCGTACAAGATGACGAAGATGAAATATTAGAAATGATTCACGAGGATGAACCTATTCATGTGAAGACTATTCGTTCAAAGGTAACCCCTCTTGATGTAGATAAATACAGTGAGCAAATCACAGAAGCAATGCAAAAAGATGAATTTAAATTATATCAATTAATCGGTATCCTTATCGACGATATGATGATTGACTTCGAAGATTGTGTTGATATATCTAGTGTATTTGAATATCTGCCAATCATGGTTGCAGATTCAGCATTACTATAAAACTAAATTATATTAAGGGAGAGAATAATAATGAAAACAATGATAAAAGCATATAACGTACCAGGAGCACATTTAGTAGTTACGACAGGTGACTATTTGGCATTACATTCATATCTTACAAATATTGCAATGGGATTTATGACCGTAGCAAATAGAGAACATAATGTCGATGAAACTGTTATTTATTTTAATTCTAACAGAACGTGGGATCAGATATTAGTATCTGCTGCCATGCATGACTTATCGAATGCTAGTCACTTTGCAAATAGAATAAAAGGTAAGAAAGATGTATTTGCTACAAGTGACCTATTCGTACACGATGACCCGATTAATATTATTTCAGGTAAATACCCTGGAGAGAAGAAACAGCATATCCGAGCTATCATTATCGACTTAAAAGTAATTGACGCTGCATGTATATCGACTACAAAAATTAAACGTCTTGTTGATTATGCATGGCAATTACAGGTTCCTGTAATTATCGGTATGGATTGTATAGACTATCCTTTAACTCCATATGATATTAAGAATGATAAATGGGATAGTTCTCTTAAATCAGAGTTCTTATCTATTCTTGAAGATGTACAGTCACTTCATCATGTATTACATAATATGGATACCCATGATGTTCATGTATATAAGAACCGAGCATTTAATTTAGATATCCACCATTTAGAAGATGCACTATACGTTTAAAATTTAACCTATAATTTAACTATACATTATATAGGTGAGTCAATATAAAAAATATATTTAAGGAGTTGATTTTCTATGTAATTCTACATTACATGAAACAAAGTATTGTGGGAAAAACCTACATATAAAAATATAATTAGACTGAGGAGAGAGAAATATTATGACACTTAAAATTGGAGTAATCGGTATTGGATCAGCAGGGAATCAGTTAGCAAACTTAGCATCAGAAGCAGGCTTCGATGTAATTGCAATTAATAGTACTGAGGCTGACTTAATGACAATGAACGAATCAGTTGAAAAGATGCTTATTGGGGAAGACGGATGTGGGAAAGACCGCAATCGTGCCAAAGCATTTGTGAAACAAAAATATAAACCAATCATTGGTGATATACAAACACTTCTAGGCGAGTGCAACGTAATCGTTGTAGCGGGTTCTACAGGTGGAGGTACAGGCTCAGGGATGATTCCGATTATGACGGATTTACTACGTTCCCTTGTAAAAGGTCCTGTATACTTAAACGCATTAATCATTCCAAGTGTAAAAGAATCTCCAGTAGCTCAAAAGAATACAATTGAGTGTATGGCTGAGATTAAGAACTTGGACTTAGGTTATCTAATGTATGATAACGAAACAGTGAAAGGTCCAATTACAGAAGTATTCAAAACAATCAACAATGCTTTTGTAAATGATCTGAAAGTATTCAGAGGTGACTTATGTGAAACAACTGCTTACGGTGTAATGGATGACCGTGACAGATTGAAATTAATTGGTTCGAAAGGACTTATCACAGTAAGTAAAGTCTCTGGTATTAAAGAGAACTATTTAAATGATAGAGATGTAAACGAATTAATGATTACATCAATCAAAGGAAGTAACAATGTGGATATCGAACGTGATCGTGCAATCAAACGTGTCGGTGTAATCCATACATTGCCTGAATCATTATTAAAGACAATTGATAGCTATTACACGAAGATGAAAGAAGTATATGGTGAGCCATATGAAATCTTCGAACATATCAATTGCATTGGAGAATCTGAAGCAGGTTCTATCGTAACAATTATGGCTGGAATGTCTTACCCTGCAACACGCATAGAGGACATAGCAGAGAAGTTAAACAGCATGAAAGAAAACTTAACTCGTAGCCGCAAGGATAACCTGGGTGAAATCGCAGGTTCTTTAGACTGGTTAAATAGCGAGGAAGATGATACAACAATCAAAGATTTAAATGAAGAACCTGAGACAGATGCAGATTCTATCTTAGGAAATTATTAATTAGCTATTAATGTATAAGCACAGTGTAAGGGGAAGTGGACATCCATCCATTCCCCTTATAGGTGTATATAATTAATGAATATATAACATATTACTAATGAAAACCAAATTAAAGGTATATAACCGAGGAGGAAATAAAAATGTCAAACGCAATCAAAGCAATCTACAAATTGGATCAATTAGCTCAAAGAAAGGCTCCTAAGCACAAACGTAACCGCCGTGGTAATGGAAACGGATACGGTCATGGTAGCCATAGCAGCATTCCTTTAAAGACTCTATTGAAAACAAAGACTTTAAAGAAAATCGATCGCGATGAATTAGTAGATGAGTTAGACGGTAACATGAAAGAGTTTAAATCAAACTTATTCAAATACTTCCAACAAGGATACTCTAAACTGTTTGAAGATATCGATGATATCGCAGATGTATTCTTAAACAACAAGTTCGCAAGAGCTTTAACTGACATCTGTAAAGATGAAGGTGACATTGATCCACTATTAGTATTCACTATCAGTGAATTACATTTAAAGAAAGTCTTCCAAGATGATGAGAAAGTATTAAAACGTTACTTACAAGTAATCGCTGACTCAGAGGAAGATCGTATTAAGAAATTACGTAAAGTATTAAAAGTATCAAACTTAGATGCTTTACTTATCATTCTATTAGCACAATCTTACAAAGGTTGCCCACGCCGATTCATGCGTGACCGCACTTACCAGTTCCTAAACGTTCTATACGAAGCAGTAGCTTCTGAAGAATTAGGATACAAAGATGTAGAGAAAGCAATCAAGATTGTGCATGGTCGTAACATGGAAGAATTCATGTTAACCGTATTATTAGAGAAAGCTCAAAACCGTAACAACTTAGATGACCTTGAAAAAGAAGGATTCGACTTAGTTACTGAGTGGGCTTTAAAAACAATGAATAAAATGGACAACGATGAGCGTCGTTCTATCTTGAAAGAGTACACAAAAGCTCGTAGACAGAACGCTCATGTGAAACGTCGTATTAACTTCATGCAATTAGATGGTGAAGAATACCGTCGTATCAAGTTAACAGTTGACCGTTTAGTACGTAACAACATTAGCAAAGATTTATTAAGCTAATGAATTGATAGATATACCTTCGGGTATATCTATCTTTTATTTTATTTATAACCCAAATTTTTTTGGAGAGGAGACTTATAAAATGAAAGAATCAAAGCTAATCGATTACTCGATTAAGATAACAAACTATGCTGAGGAGGATATGATTGGTATACGGAATGCACTAGAGGACTCACTTACAAATGATAAATTGATTGTAGGTGTACGTGAAGCTTTTGTAAATAATACCAATGGAGGACTATCGGAAAATGATCATTTTCGTCAATTAATGTCGATTCAATTTCTAATGGACAACTATCCGATATTTAAGAATTTAGAAAGTACTGATGCATTTGAAATTATGAAAGTGATGATTGAGGTTATGGATTATGAGAAACGTGAGATATTAAAAGCGTATACATGTCAAGATAGATTATCCATGATAAAGAAAATGGATCATTTCATTTATAAAATCAGTGGCACGATTACTGAAACAAGTATGACTGAAGTATTTCGCGCCGAACTTACTTCAGATATAGATGTGGTAGACCGTATGAAGCAGTTATCTATGGATAAGAATGTGTATATCGATATTATGATAAAACGTGCCGATAAATCTATAGGCAATGTCACTTTTAATAACGGGGTAGTATATAAAGACGAACCTACCACTTATCAAATTAGATATCGTGAATTAACAGAAGTTAACTAATAATAAGGGGGATATAAAATGAAAACATCAAATGCAAAAAGATATCATGTTACTGTAGAGGAGCATGAATCATACGATGATACACATATACTACGTGCGGCTCAAGATGTATTAATGGATGATAGACTAATACTAGAAATGAAGGATAGATATATAAATACCTTACAGGATAAAGAGTCTACCAATGAACGTCAGATAGAAATAGTATGTATGCAATATCTTATGGACAATTACGTTCAATTTAAATCTATGCCTGTAGAGGAAGCATTAACTACTATTAAGGAAGAAAAATTACCAAAACTATGGATGAGAGAATTTTTAGAATTACAAAATAAATCAATACTTAACCAAACACCGTTTCTAGATACAATCAATGAATTTATTGATTTAATTGACGGTAAGGTTGTAAGTGATGTATTTAGATATAGAGTTGATTTATATACGGATGCTGATGTGGTAGCTCGAATGACAGAGTTATCTAAGATTCATTATCTATATGTCATGGTTGAAACTGAGCATGAGGATGGCACAAAGACTATACTACATTACGATAATGGCTCAATTTATAATCATGAAGTTGTACAGCATTCGGTTAGAATGAGAGATTTATTTACTATTATTAAGGGAGAGAAATAAAATGACAAGATTAATGATTCAAGATATTTTCGAAAGTAAGATTATTATAACAGGAGATTCAAAAGAGCAGTTACAGCAGGCTAAAGAAGAAATAGCCGGATTTGCAGGCTCACGTGAATTGGATGAACTATTACTTACTAATTTACGTAATAGGATTGTTAGAAAGACAAATAAAGGATACCCTATTTCAGATATACGTGATCTTGCAGTTGCAACACATTATATCACATCACGTTATCGATTATTCTATGAAATAGAGAACGTTGACTTAGCTATTAAGATGGCTACCCATATGATAAATATTGCAGATGAAGAAGAGAGTATGATTCATATTGATAGAATGAGACCACGCTTTGATCCAGTACGATTTGTACATAAATTAGATACTGTACTGGAATTACTGGAAGGCAAAGTTGTCGATACTGAAGCAGGTTGTATTATTATTGATACCTATACTGCACAAGATATGTCATCTGCTGTAAAAAATATATCGGCACAATACCCTGATTTAGAATGTAAAATAAATTGGGTTGAAGGTAACATTGGTAAATTTACAAAATGGTTTAAAGGTGGAGAAGAGTTTACGCCTAAGTTGGTAAAACTTGTTCCATCAAAAGAAAGACGTGCAAACTTTAAATAAAAGACTAGGACTTCCTAGTCTTCTTTTTTGACGAATTAATAATACTAAAACAAGTAATTATAAAAGATAATAAGGGAGAGAGTATAATGACAATCACTAACATTTACTTTGACACAGAATTTACAGGATTACATATGGGGACTACACTTATTTCAATTGGATTGATTGCTGAGAATGGCAGTCAATTCTATGCTGAATTAACTGATTATGATTATTCTCAAATTGATGAATGGTTAGAGAAGAATGTAATCCAGAACTTATTATTACAGAACTTAAACGATGGACAAACAATCAAGAAAGCATCAGGAGTTGTAGCTAAAGGGGATAAGCTACACGTACGTAAAGAACTATGTTCCTGGTTAAGTGATATGTCTGGAGAAATCCAATTCGTATCAGATGTATCCCATTTTGATTTCGCACTATTACTAGATTTACTATCTGATAATATCTTTGATATTCCAGACCGTATTAGTAAAACATGTGTAGACTTAAATGAGATTATTGCAGAGTACATGGGGATTAGTCCGAAGGAAGCATTTGATAAATGTAGAGAGGACTTACTTACTTTTGCAATTGAAGGATTCTCAGAAGATAACAAACATAACGCTCTATATGATGCATTAGTAATCAAAGCGATTTATGAAACTCGTCCGATTACTTGTATGCGTTCTAGTGATTATGAAGCAATGCTGAAGAAGGTTGGAAAATAATAACATTTTACAATCAATCTAACAATTTATTGAGCGAAAGGATTCGCTGACTAGAAATATAAAAAATATAACTATCAAGGGAGAGATTTATTATGCTACGCATTATTAACTTTGGAAAGAAAACATTCAAACAAAAAGGTTGGGACTACGATAAAAACAATCCTAAGTTCCCAGCATTCTGGACAGCGAATCATACAATTGGGGAAGACAAAAAAGAAGTGGTTAAAAACACATTTGTCTCAGTCGGTACAGCAGCTAAGGAAGCATTTCCAAATGGAGCTTTCAATTATACTAAGCTGAAGGTTGTATTCAATAAGCAAGGACGTCCAGTTATCGGTATTAAAAAGGATAATGAAAAAGATGACAATACATATGCGTTAATCAGTTTCTATACTGATGTAAACGAACGCATCATGGACATCCGTACGGATTCCGATATCGATGTTTATTTCTACGGTATCTTTAGTCATGATACTAAAGAAGGAAATCGCAATAATAAATATCGTAAACAATTCATTGCAATTGTAAATATGAAAACGAATCCAAATAATAAAATTGAAGTTATTACTGAAGATATGAAGAAAAAGCAGCAGTTCTCTCATGTAGTAACAGCAGGTAGTGAACCGAAGGTTACTCGTTTAAAAGAGAAACTAGAAGATACTGCAAAAGCATTATTTACATTAACAAAAGCTGACGGTACAAAAGTAAAACCGGCATTACCAAAGCCTAAGAAAGTAAAAGCGGCTTCTAGATATGGTAAAGCTAATGGTAAACGACCAGTAGATAAGAAACCATTTGGTAAACCGGCAGCAAAACCAACACCTCGTGACGGCAAATGGCGTACAGGACAAGGTCAAGGTAAACCATTCGTTAAACGTGATGGAGCTAAATCAACTGAATCTCGCCACCCTCAAAACAAAGGTGTGCGAGTAAACAATAAACAAAAGAATCCAGGAACTGGATTTAACATTGCAATTACAAACAAACAAAACTTTGGTAAAGTGTTAGATCACTTCAAAGGTAAAGTAACAGTTATTGCAGTAGACGCTGCGAAGAAAACAATCAAAGGTGCACATCCAAATACAAACATCTTTATCGATGAGACTATTTCAATGGATAAGTTTCTACCTGTTCTCGAACAACTAAATAGAACAGATATGACTAGCATCAAGATGATTAAGTTAGTATAATCTGTGAAGCTAGGCACTCATGTGTCTAGCTTTATATTATTTTTTCTTAGGAGGAAAAGAGGATATGCAATTATATAACACAGCTGGTCAAAGTAAACTAGCAGACATGTTTCGAGCAGAAACTCGTAAATCAAAAGACCCTAGTATGTCATCTGAAGTAGATGTAGCTATTGGGTATCCTACAACATTCTTACCATTAGATTTTAAGAATGGTATGTACAACACGATTGACAACATAGTAGATGGCGGTTCTTATCAGAACCAATGTTTAGGGATTGGTGACGGTACAATTGTAATGTGTATCGGTAAAGCAGGTACAGCTAAAACAACGTTCGCTGTACAAGCAGCTACTTCGATTGTAGCACCATATCCTAACTCCGTAATTATACATGAAGACTTAGAACGTGGTTCTTCTAAATCACGTATTCAGAACGTATCTGGTTGGACACCAGCTATGGTTCAGCATCGTTACATCTTACGACAACAAGGGATTACAGCAGAGAGCTTCTATGAGCGTGTTAAAATCCACTGTAATCAGAAGATGGAAGCGGCAGCGAAAATGCCTGAAGAGTTTACATACTTTACAGGATTATTTAATTCATACGGTAAACCGATTTATAAAATTATCCCTTCAGTAATTATTTTGGATTCACTTCCATTATTAATGCCGAAGGACTTAACGGAAGAAGAGAAGTTAGCAGGACAAATGAGTACAACTTCTCAAGCAAAAACAAATGCTCGTATCTTCCGTACGATTGCGCCTGACTTAGCAAAAGCAAACGTAATCTTATTTGTGGTTAACCACATCAACCAAAACGTAAATATTTCTAATATGCCTAAAGCAGCACAAATCAACTACCTGAAACAAGATGAAACATTACCAGGTGGTCACATGGCATTATACTTATCAAATAACATCATCAAGTTCACTACAAGCACGAAGTTAACTGATGAGAAAGAGTTCGGTATTAACGGATTCTACAGTAAAGTACAGCTAGTTAAATCACGTACAAACCGTGCAGGTCAAGAAGTTAAGATGGTCTACAACCAAGATTATGGATTCGACCGGATGCTTACAAACTTCGTGACTCTGAAAGAGGCGGGAGCAATACGTGGTTCTGGTTGGTATTACTTCGATGGCTTAGAACATATGAAGTTCCAACAGAAAGGCTTCCTGAAGAAGTTCTACGAAGAACCAATCATGAGAGAAGCAATGAGAGATTTAAGCTTAGAGGTATTCAATACATATATTCCGAAACATGATTTAGGTTCTTCTACAGACATGTCAGTGGATGATGTAATGGCGAATATCGTATCAGCGTACAACGATCCAAGTGAGTTCGCTGCATAATACCTGTGGGTGACTTAATTGTCACCCGCTTTTATTTTTTACTAAAAAGAAAGAAGGTGTCTCTATGTTTTATCATACAAAACTAAAGATAGCAAAATTTATATGGAAGCACAAGATGGAGCGTTCTGCGATTTCAGCTATGATAAAGTTACAGGATAAACATGGAGGTTTAATCAGACCTACAGTTTATAAGCAAGTACAAAATCAATATAGATCAATATTTACTTTAGTACGTCATCAAATGTTGACAGATGAGATAAAGAAAATGTCTATAAATGAAATAATAAAATCATTTCCAATGCAACCAAATGATTATCATAACTTTATTATGAGAGATTATGATAAACGCATGGAACTATTTAAGCAATAAGGGATATTCCCTTATTGTCTTTTATTAAGTCAAAGGGAGAGTTGGCTATGAAATTAGACCCAAATACATTAAACTATTCTCAACGAGAAGCTTTTGATCAGTTATTACACCTCTGCTGGTATCACAAACCTAGCATGTTTACTACAGGTAAAACACGTGCAAGCAATGTTACTTCTTTAGCATATTATCTACATAACCATAGTAAGGGTAGACTAAGCTGGGAAGCAGCATGTGAAGTTGCAGAGGTTTGGTTTAATATACAATTAGAAATACCAATACATGATTGGGGATTTGAAATATATACTGATAATAAATATGAATTTTTAAAAGCTTGTCAACCTAGTAGTGTTATGAATAATAGAACTGGGTTAGAAAAGAGAACTGAAAACATAGTTTTAAAAGGATTACCTACACAACACTTTTACAATTCCTCTTGTCAGGAAATGCCTGATAAAGAGCCTAAACTAATTGTGGTATTAGAAAAAATAGAGATAAATGAATTAATATATGAGAGAGAGAAGGAGAATTATTATGTGGACAGCAGGAAAGAATATCTTATGTATGACCATATGGCTTATCAGCCGAGACGTAACTGTCTCCGTCATGAGTACACAATACATATCTTTGAAGGATGTAGAGATAGATATGAGCTATTCCAAGGGGAAGGGATTTGAGTCATATGTTCGTATACGATGATCACATTCAACAATTTAACAAATTTCAGAAAGAGGCATTCTTACCTCTAATGCATTATCTACCAGATATAACTTCCCGTAGATCGGAACAGACCACAGCTATTATAAATCAATGGGCATATACATTACATGGAAGATGTGAAGCATTTTTACCAATGTATGACGCGCACTATATTGCTGAGCGTTTATATCCATTGACAATTAGTAATAGTATTAATATTGTACCGATATTAATGGATAGAAAGTTCATGTTAGAATCGGGTATTCCAGGTCCACGTTCAACAAATTTATCGGATAGAGTGGATACTTGGTGTATTTATGGTGGTAGTGTAGATTGTTTCTATAATGGGAATATTCCAGAGAATGATAGAGGTCCTATTGCATTTATTACACGAGCATTTTCAAATGTTAATACAATAGAGTTTAGTCTTCCATATCCTGTCGGAAAATTGAAACCGGTTGAGCATCGACGTCCGATGTATTTCTTATACATATACGTACCACCTAAAATGAAGTGAAAGGGAGAGTTTTATTATGCGAGTAAGTCAGTTTATACCATACGAAGTGTTCGATACCCCAGCGGGTATCGAGCCATTATATCATTATTTAGAATTAGGTAATCTAGGATTGTCTAAAAAGAAGATTAATAAGATTATCAATGCTTTAGATGACAACTGGACAAAATGTGTTCATGTTGGTATACATATTGGAAAGCATGGTATTCCTACATTCGAAGAGATGTCAGGGTATGCTTACAAAGAAGTTGTAAAGCATGACAACGAGTATATATGCGACATGAAGCGCATTCATGTTCTTCTAGGAACGTTTGGTATTGGTATCCGTGCATGTAGTCGAGATGAGATGGAGGAAATATGTTACGGAGATTATAGTAAGCCAATCGTTACAAAGTCTACCTTTACAGAGATACGTAAGAGTGGAAAGCGTAATATACCAAAGGTTATGACAAGTATAGCTTTCCATATTTATATCCCTGGACCAGAAACGGAATAACGGTATTCTAAAACATACATTATTTATATGAATACAAGATAAAGTAAAAAGCTTTATCAATAATTTACTTGGAGGAATTATAAAATGACAAGTTTAGACACAATCTTCAAACCGTATCGAAAGTGTGAAAGAATGAACAAACCGAAGCGTACTGACCTAACGGTCTTTACGATTAAAAACGCATTGCTTCAAGTATTACCGCGTAAACGCACATACTTCTTTGAAGGAAAGTATGATATGTTGGCGGGTAAAATTCATGCTCAAATCCAATCATTAGGAAAAACCATTGATGGATTCTACCTATATTATGGTACAGATGAGCATAATGATTTTGAGACTTATGGTATGGATGATATTCACCTATCTAGTAGAAGACCTGGGATGGATATCGCTGACACTGATTATGAAATGTTAAAAACAGTTATTATAGATGATGGTGATGTGCCTAGCCATCTACCTAAGCCGAAACTAGGTATGATGATGGCAGTAAATGTTGAGGAGCATTTTGCAAATGGACCGACTCGTAATCTTATCCCAGATTCATTCCATTATGTATCACCAGTATGGGATAATACATTCTTTATGGTAACATTGTCTCACTATCGTCATTCTTCTTCTATCATGGAGCCTGATGGTGTGAAGGATAAAGAATTTACTGCAAACTTTGTTCACATCTATGTTCCGAACGTGATGGCATCAGAATTAACACTGGATGGTGAATGGGAATGAAGAAGATAGTTGAACTTAGAATATTAATAGAAGGCATCGTAGAAGAAGATAAAGGATTGAGAGCGGATATACATTCGCTCTCTTTAGATAATACATTATTGGTTCAATTCCATAATAGAATTGTGGATAGTATTAACTCTAAATACATTTGGGATAAACTATCAATCATGGCACAGTATGTAATGGACCATTATGAACAGTTTGAATCATATGATATCGATATGGTCATGGCGAGAGCTGATGATATCATAGAAGCATTGAAAAAGGAAGACTCTAAACAATATGACAAATATAATAAATTTGACCCAATATTGATAGCAGGTCAATTGCGAGCTGGCATACGAGTATTGGAAGGTGAGCGTATTATCTTTAATGATAACATGCATCAATATAGTATTTATATTGATAAAGATTATGATAAATTAGAAAGTACAAGAAAGAAGCTAGAAGAGATTTCTAAATCATATCCGTATTGTACATTCTCTTTACAGACTCTTACGAATGATGGCATGGATGTAATGGAAATCCAAGACGGGGAAACTAGATTCGGTAACGTTGATCATAATGTATTTAAAGGCGATTATAAACTAACAGATATAAATGTAAAAAAATTAACGGAAGAGGGATGGCTAAGATGAAAGGATTCTTTGTAACGGAGAAAATGAAGGAATTGTTCTTTGGAGGAATGCAGGAGTTGGTTGAGCCTACAGCTTTAGCAACAATTGATTCAGTAGCAACGCAAGAGTTAGAGAAAGATAAAACGATTAAAGAAATTACATTTTACTTTGGAGAAAAGGATTTAGATGATTTTAAGAATACAGCTTGCTATACAAAAACAATGATGTCTACTATTCATGAAGGTGAGAATATCAAAATAGCAACACATAGCACAACTTGTAATGTATTGATCGGTCTTATTACAACAGGGGTACACCGAGAAACATCTACGATTATTAAGAAGCTATCAGGTGGCATCGATACAGAGAACTATCATAAATATGTATCATGTGAAATGGCTGACCAATTGGTTACAGTTATTAAGAATAATAAAGTAAATAAAACGGAAGATGGAGATAGAACACATACGGATGACCTAGGTACTGTACTAAGTATCTATGTTCCTCAAGCGTATGTGATTGGAGAAGAATAGGGAATCCCTATTCTTTTTTTGTAATCATTTATGAATATCTGTACATCCATATAATAGAGAGAAACCGGAGAGGGAGATATTCATGACTGAAACAATAGAGATGAAACGATATGTACTACAACGCATCTTAACAAATAATATAAAAGAAATTAAGAAGGCGTTACATAATCCAAAATTAGAAATACTAACATCAGAAGAATTATCTACCATCGTTAACGGTGCTTCATGTGAAGAATTAAATGAAGCGACTGTTATTTTTTATATTGGAAACGCTGATATTTATCGTTTCGAACATAGTGCTACATATAATGAAAATCAATTCGTATATAAGGACGTACCTGAAGTGAAAAAAACGGTAACGTCTGCAAAAGTAGTACGACCAGTACTGACCGACATGTCAGTTGGTTTTAAACGAAAACAAACAACTCATCGTACTCAGACTGGACAAATGCGTGACACGTCCACTTCAGATAATTGCAAATCTGTATTCGATGTAAACAAGTTACATGTAATAGAAACATATGAAATGGATAAGACAGTCAAAGAACATCCGTCTTATCACTATAAAGAAGATAGTAAAGTGTATCTTCATATTTACATTCCAGAGAGTAGAATCCGTTAAGGATTCTACTTTTCTTTTTTTTCGTAATAAAGATATAATTGACTATATATTATAATAGTGAGCACCATAAAAAAAGGTTGAATGTTATCCATGAAACATTACCTACTCAATTAAAACTTGAGTAAGAAAAGGGGAACTATGAAATCGATTAAAGTATCACCTTCTCAAAACAAGCCATCGGAAGAACTCACTTCTGAAATGATGGTATTGTTAAAAGAACACATTTCCGCAGGAAAGCTTTCTAAAAAGAACTTTGAAGTTCTTAAAGTCGAGTTAGCGAAAGGTGACATTTCAGAATTACATGTATACGATAAATATATTGACGATTACAACCGTTTCTGTGGCGGTGCATGTACGACAGTTTATCGTCAAGATATGGGATATGTATGGATTCAACGAGTAAAAGTATTGACATCGGATATTATTATCGGTGCAAATGATGACTACGATGATCCTTTTAGTGTAGGATTATTATCCCAGGTATCAGGTCGTTGCAAACAAAATCAATTTGCAGCAACTGTAACATACAACCATAAGATTCGAAAGGATCAGAGAGTTACAAAAATTGTTGTTATTAAATCACTTCATGTGTATTTAGGTTAGTAACACCTAGGAGAAGGGTCCCCATACCCTCCCTCCTAGCTTACAATATAGATATAAAAACTATGGTCCGATATACCAGACAAATATCATTCATACAATTAAAGATTGTATGAGGAGGAGAAACTTATGTTAAAAATCGATACGAATTCAATTTTAAGAGTAACCGATGAAGTGGTACAAACTTCAGGGGAAGAGTATAAACAAGCATTTTTAAATCAAGGATTATTAAATAAAACTGAAGCAAATATGCTACATGGTATTTACACTAATCCACAAAATAAATTTACACATGTACGAGTGTACTTTGGAACAGTGCAAGGTGAGTTCTTTGCTTATGATGCATGCACAGCTAAATTCCATACTACACATCAAACATTTGCAAAACGAAATAAAACAGTTGAAGTAACTGTTCAATTTGGTACTGTGACTAAAGGGACTGAATCTATTGACCGTACTGGCGCTAACTTAGAGAATTCCAATATGGTTCAAGCTGGATTCAAAGCTACAGATGTAACAGCAACAATTACTATCGAACGATTACATGAAACGTTTGGACAGCAACGTGCTGCAATTGCATTACCTGTAACAACATTAAATATCTATATTCCGCAAGAACGTTTACAAGAAAATAAATAATAAAAACATATAAAGGTTTGAGGGTTGTCCATAACAACCCTTACTATCTAATGAAAAATTAGATAGCTAAGAGGAGAAAACAATGATCGAAATGACTACAGCAGACGTATTAGAAGTAACAGAAAAAGAGATTTTAGAAAAAGGTAATGAGTGGGTAAATCACTTCTTTACTTTAGATTACGTTACATCTAATGAATTAGAAGCTTTAATGAATGTATATCGTGCACATACTATTAACAAAGTTGAAGTATACTTTGGTGCACGACATGTTGAAGAGTTCCTATTTAACGGTTGCACACAAAAAGAAATTCGCATGAAGAAACCTGGTGAAGAAGAATCTCGTGTAGTGAATATCTTCCCAGTTGCAGAATTTGGTGCAGTTAGTTTAGGAAACTATGTTGAAGTAAATCGTAACACTGTTGTGCATTCACGACCAATGATTAACTTTGACAATATCAATGCTACAGTTTGTCATCATACAAGTCGTAAAACAGTTCGTCGATTTGAAGTTGGACCTCGTAATAGAGCTTCACATTCACATGAAATTGTATTGCGTGTATACATTCCACAAGAACGTGTACGTCCAGGTCATGAAGTAAAGTAATATTATATAATAAGGTTCGAGGGCTGTCCATAACAGCCCTCACTATCTAATGAAAAATTGGATAGCTAAGAGGAGACGGCAATGATTAAATTAACTACAGAAAAAGTACTAACAGTACAACCTATCGATATTCAAGAAATGGGTGAAGAGTATGTGAATCACTTCTTTACCTTAGGCTATATCACTTCTAACGAGTTTGATGTTTTATTAGATGTATTTAAAGACAAAGAAATCGATATTGTTGAAGTGTATTTCGGAGGACGTCATAACGAAGCATTCCGTTTACAAGGATGTACTGAGAAAGAAATTGTTCGAGAACATAAGACTACAAGTCGAACTGATACAGTTAAAATTGAACCTGTATTAAACGATGTGGAAGTTGGAAGATATGTCGAATACAATCGTAAACCATTATCGACCAATCAATTACCAGCATTTAATGCAGATCATCTTACTGCTACGGTATGCTCCCATGTCGGTCGTGGAGCGACACGTGGTTTTGGAGGCATTGTCACTCCTCATTCTATCCCGAGTTTCAGAGCATTGCGAGTATATATTCCTCAGAGTCGTTTATCTGAGTAATATAATGAAAGGTAGGTTCATTCCTACCTTTTATTTTTTTGTCTGTTTTACTATGCTCCTGACCGTAAATCTATGTTCCGTAATAACCCCCTTTTCAGTTACATATTATATTAGTGAATACATCAAAACTATACTAATTATAAAGGGGATTTATTATTATGAAAAAATTTACTGACTCAGAATTTTCAAGATTTATGCAGGAGAACGAAGCTTATGTTAACGGTACAATCATTAGAACTGGTATCTTAACTAAATTTGAAGTAGAAGAATTATTTGACGAAGTTACTTTAACTGACGATGTTGAGAACGTTATCTTCTATACTGGTTTCAAAGATGGTGCAGCCTTTAAAGCCGCCGTTGAAGTACATGTCGTCCATCCATTAGATATCACCAAAGTATTTAAAGATAGGACAATCCACATATTCATACCGCAGATGCGTATCATGAAGAGTGGATTAGGAGTAGCCTAATTCTAGGTTATTCCTTTTTTTTGTCTCCATTATGAACTCCCCACCCATCTTCACTCTTAACAATATATTGAGACAACAAACTTGTCTCATATCTTACTTAAAAGGAGTGGATATATATGGGTTTCATCGTTGATATTTCCCATCATAATACTGTAGATTGGTCTTTAGCTAGTAAATACTTAGACTTAGCAATCATTCGTGTCCAATACGGTTCTAACACGGTTGATAGAAAGTATAAGTCTTTCGTTGAAGGCTGTAAACAATACGGTATTCCTTTCGGTCACTATGCATATGCTTTATTCGTAAGCGTCGAAGATGCTCGTGTGGAAGCACGTGACTTCATGAAACGTGCGGATAAAGATGCGAAGTTCTTAGTTGTCGATGTAGAAGAATTGACAATCAAAGGACGCCCTGATTTAATGCTTCCTGCTACACAAGCTTACGTTGATGAGTTACGTAAAGCAGGATGGAAAGTTGGCTTATACACTGGTCATCACGTATGGGATGAATTCCGTATGGATAAAGTGGATGCTGACTTCGTTTGGGTACCACGTTACGGAGCTAACAAATCTCCTAACCCAGATGGTCCTAAACCAAAAATGCGTGTAGATATTTGGCAATATACTGAGTACGGTAACATTCCAGGTATCCAAACACGTTCTGATGTAAATATGCTATTAGGTGATAAAACACTTGAATGGTATACTGGAGCGAGTGTTCCAACACCACCTCCAAGCATTGCACCTGACAGTGGTAGTCTTGTTGATAAAAACGCAGGTCTTCCAATTGGTCGTGTAAAAGTAACTGGCACTGGTGTACGTTTACGTGAACAGCCATCTACAAATTCAAGAATCGTTAAAACACTTGATAAACTTGAGTATTTATACTACGGTTATGTCAAAGGTGAAGACGGTTACATTTGGTGGAACTTAGGTTCTGGATGGGTTCGTTCTGACGTAGGTGGAGACTTTATTTCTGGTGGAGCTGTAGTAACAGCATCTGTATTAAATGTACGTACAGGTCCAGGAACAAACTTCTCTATTAAGAAACAACTTACAAGCGGTGCACAAGTACGCGTTTGGACACGTCAAGGTGATTGGTACTGCATCAATGATGACGAATGGGTTCATGGTGCATATATCACAGTTCGTGATAAATACTAAGAAAGAGAGTAGACTTCGGTCTACTCTTCTTTTTTGTCATTTTTTAGAAATCATCCTACATTATATTGAGAAACCTTAGAGGAGGAAATAGAAATGACGACAGACTTACATAAGGCTGAGAAAGTATATGAAAATATTCGCTTAGAGAATATAGATAAAGGACTTAATAAAATTACAAAATTATGTAGAGATGGCTCATTACTACATGAGCATCATGATATTATCTTAGATAGACTCGCACAAGGTGAAAAGGTTATCGATAGTATTGCAATCTTCGAAGGTCAGAATGATATGTTTACATTTATCGATGAGGCTACAAACAAGCACATATCTCGAATTGGTGTAAAACCATTCGATTCATTTGATACTCATAAAGTTACAGTATTATTTGGAACTTATCAACCTAAAACAAGAAAAATTAAAAACTTTGCATATATGAATCGTAATGGTGTTATGCAAACTGAAATTATGGAATCATGTACCGCTTGTGATGAAGATGGTGTAGCAATTCCAATGTTTATAAATAATGTTATTATATGCGAAGTAGAAGTAGAAATAGCTACACGCCCAAATAATGAAATGCAATGGTATAAACCTGCTGACGTTATGGGTGTTTACCGACATATTATGGTATATGTACCAACTACAGAAAAGGGAGAGAATAAATAATGATTACACTATCAAAAGAACTTACATTACAACATATCGAGAAGGACGGGCTGGATAAATTCCTTCCTAAGAATTCATCATTACACTTCTCACAAGATCATACAGATGCAATTAAAACATTACTACAAGATGATACATATGGACTTAAATTAGTACACTTATACGATGGTGGGGATTGCTCATTATTCTCGAAGGACTTCTTAGACTTCGCATTTAAGTGTATTGATATGGATGAAACAGTTCCTACGAATATGCAATACCCTGTGGGAGAAGTTCCAAATATCTCTGAAATTATTGGTAATAAAACTACCACTCGACGAGTGGATATCGTTAAGGGTGCTGACGCTATTCTTAAAGGTAATAAATGTATCCATACGTCACAGAAAATGACACATACTGGACAATTGGAAATCATGACAACTACATCCGAAAAACTTACTAAGTTCCCGGGTAAAAAAGAGATTATTATTGCACTAGTAAAAGATTATGAATCTCATCGTATATTTGCAGAACGCTCTGCTACAAGTACGAAACCTGAATACTCATTACATATTCTAATGCCAGGTACCTTATTTGAAGAATTTACAGAAAGTGAGGAGAACTAGTATGCATATATTTGGAGACGGACTAGAACATATTGGTCAATTAATAAAAACAATGCAAGCACGATATGATCACATGGTAGAGAATAATATCATATCGGAAATGGATAGAAATATTACAGCTACATTACTGAAGAACTTATCATCTGATAAGTTTCTTCGTTTTGTATATCATCATAAAGATGATATTAACTCTCAAGAAATGTCTATCACTGACGTATTATATAATGAAAAGTATTACGGTAAAAATGATGAGTGTATGGAGATGTCAAGTATCTTTGTAAAGGCTATTGATAGTGATATTGAATTTGGTGATAAGCATATTCGCCAGACAGTAGAGACTATTTTTGGTAAAACACGTCAGACTCTCATTGCTGATACAGATAAAGAATTTGAGAACTTTGATATTGAGAAGCCTCATATCTTTATTAGAACAATTACTCGTTGCGTAAAAGAGTTAACTACAGGAAAAGAGCATGATGAAGTGTATAATGAACTACATGTATATCAGCCTAATATTAACCCTACAATTCCAGTAGAATAAAAAACGTAACAAATGTGTATTCAGTCATACATTATATTAGTGAGTAAGCCATTAATAAAGGTTTTAGGGTTGTCCATAACAACCCTCCCCCATACTTATAAGGTATGGAGATAAGGAGCTAAGAAATGGAATTATACGTAAGAGAAGAACTTATGAAGTACAATGAATCTATGATCCCGCATGGCGGATTAATGAAAGATTCAGAAAAGAAAGTATTAGTTTCACACTTAAAGAAGAATGATGATATCACAGGAGTTCGCTTCTTCTTTGGGAATGGAGAGTTATCGCCATTCAAGAAACTAGCGTGCTATGACAGTAACTTTAAACAAACGTCTGACCGAATGGAAATGCGTCGTATTAAAGTCTTATCAGGTAACGTGTCAGTAGGAAAAGTGGAAGACTCAGTCTATCCAAAGTATCAACCCAATAGTGAAAAACGAAGCGAATGCTTCGTTGATTCTAATCAGTTTACTATGACCCTAGCAGAAGATTTAGTTGGAGTTATACATGCTGACAAAATGAAATATAGAGGCGATGGAAGTATTATGTATATACACATTCCAGAGAATCGCATTCTGCAAGCAGAACAGGGATAAAGCTAAAAGCTTTATCCTACTAATTTATTTGAGGAGAGATATTACAATGAAAACACTATCACATGATGAAACATTACACTCACTATTCTCACCGAACGTATTAGGTTTAAAAGACTTTATGTTAATGCATAATGAATTACACGTTCTACTCGCAACATTACACAAAGAAAAATTTGACTTAGTTCATATATACTCGGATCGAAATGAAGCGTATTCTAAAACACAAAAGTTTATAGATAATGCTTTAACTCGTATGTTAGTAAAATATGTATCAGTGACTGAACCAGATACTAAAATTACGTATGCTACAGCAAATTATGTATTATACGGAGAAGCTACATGCGGTTCATTAGAGTTTGCGGATGTAGCCTATGATTGTCTTATGGAGCATCCACGTATAGGAGAAGTCGAACGACCTCATGTACAAGGAACTTTAAATGAAAGCAAGTTACAAATTGTTCAGGTAAATCGTTATGGAACGAATGACGATGGGCAAGAACATGACCTCAAAGAATTACACATTTATATTCCTAATAATCGTATATAGGTTTATCAATGGTAACACCGGATGGAGATAAAACTCCATCCGATAATATAATAGAAAGAGGTTATTAAAAATGACTATTCTAACTAAAGAGGTGGCTTTACAATCATTAGACAGTAATGTGATTTTGGGAATTAGAGGATTTCAACCAGCTGAGAATGTAATTGCAGTTCTACGGCATCAATTGCAGTTCAGTAATATTATAGATGATGTAGCGGTATACATGGGATACAAGGAGTATCCTGTATTCACTATGCACGCTACCACAAAAAGAGATGGCATATACAAGCTTGATGGTGGGACATTAGAAATAAAGCAAAAGGTAACACCGGAATGGTTACTCATTCCAAAAGACATCAAGATTCCAGACACACATGTAAATGCGGCGGTTATATTCGATCCATTCAATAGTGGTCGATGTGTGGATGTTGATATCGATGTCAGAGGTGAGTCAAAAGACTATGACCCTAAAAATCTCCATGAGAATATTTTAATCATTCGAGTCACACATTCCTATCAGACTCTGGAAAATGAAGAAGTAACTGATTCGGATATTAAGTCCAGGTTACATGTCTATATACCAGATACCGTTATGGAATTGTGTTACAACTACAGAGGGATAAAATAAGGGGGAAATAATAATGACTACATTAAAACATGAAGAAGCATTCTTATCAATATTTGGACCAAGACCTTTTGGGATTAGTAGATTAGAATTAGGAGACGGAGATAGATCAGCATTCATAGGTGTTTTCACAACACATCATATTGATGCAGTACACATTTATGCTGATGCCGCAGAAAGAGGTCCTGCATATCGCAAGTTCCTATCAAATGCATGTACAGGAAGAGACTTCACATATACAATGATGGAGGATGGAAAAGAAGTAACAATCCGTCATGTGGCTATGCCTGTAGTGATAATCGGAGATATTAAAATAACAAAAGCAAAAGCAAAAGCATCATTCCAAGCATATGGATATGGTTATAATTATGATACAGAAATCATCGAAGGTGTAAATATCGTCGAGGGTAAAACATTTGAAATTGGAAACATAGAAGATTTTGGTACACGTAACTTATTTGCAACTATGATCGTTAGGGAAGTAACGAGAGAAGAACAACCAATAAGTTTACATTATGAATTACACGTTTGTTTAACATAACTAATTAGGAGGAATTTTAACAATGTCGGAATTAAAAAATTATAAAACACTTAATATGGCGGAACGAAAGGCGATTTTAATCGGAACGATTATCAAGCGTACGCGAGGTGCATTAACTAAATCTCAGATTGAAGCTGTAGTGAGTAATATGGATGTGATGGAACAATACAGAATTAACGTATATGAAACTTCAAAGAAATTTGCTGAAAAATGTTTTGATAAAGATATTACTAAATCTAAAGCAGGTAACACAGTACCAACTTACGTAAAACAATATTGCCGTGTAATCGTAGGTAATGTAGAAGTAGGTAAGAAGATTGAGAAGGAAGCTACTTTCTATAGTCAAGCTGAAAGTAAATTACAATTACCAAACTTCTCAGTTGATGAAGTAGCAGTAATTGAGATTACAAGTAAAGACCCTAACTTTGATAAGATGCATAAAGAAGTTGCAATCTACTTACCAGAGGGTCAACCATATAAAATGGATAAAGAGATAGAAATCATTACGAAGTTATTTGACATCGTTTAATGATTAGGGGGAGGGTAAGCAAAAGCTTACCCTTATTTTTTTTTGGGTTCATAGTAAATATTCACTCCTTCTATAAATATACATTATAGTAGCGAATGATGTAAACTATAACATCATAACTATAGGGAGTGTGATTTTAAAATGTCAATTAAAAACATTAAAGAGCAGATGCTAGAGTTAGATCGAAAGTATGAAGGAAAAGATGACATTCTAGGAAAGAATGTATTGACGATGGCGAATCGTACAAACTCATCTCGTGCAATCATGGTAAGTAGTCAGTTAGATCAGAACGTAGTTCTACTGAATCCAGAGATTCCGAAGATGTATACCAACTATGAGAATATAGTTGGAGAATTTAGTTCTGCTTATTATCGAGCGGAAGCACAATTAGTCGTGGTAGGAAAAATTCAGAAGTTTGAAGATAATCCTGACCACTTATATACATTACTCGTATTCAATACAGAAACACAAAAGTTCGATGTTATTGAAAAGAGAAGTAATGAACGCTTAACAGAGTCTTACGGGTATAAATATAATACTCAGAAATTAGACTCAAAGGAAATAGATGATACAATTGAAGCAGGTGAAGTATTATTTAGCAGTACTTCATTTGATGAAAATATGAACTATCGTTATGGTATCAATGTAAACTGTATGTATGGTATTGATAACCGAACGATAGAGGATGCGATTGTTATATCAGAATCTCTTCGAGATGGATTAAAGTCTATCGAAGTAGAGAACGTTCGCATCTCACTAAATGATAATGACCTTCTCATCAATATGTATGGAGGGGAAGATGGATATCGAGCATTCCCTGATATTGGAGAGATGATTAATAAAGATACAATCTTGGCTTGTAAGCGTCGAATTACATACTCTCAATCTCTATATGATTTAAAGTATGAAAATATGCAGAAGCCTAACTTTAGAAATGATACAACGTTCTATGCACAAGGAAAAGTAGTTGATATTAATATCTATTGTAATAAACCATATGACGAAATTCCAAAAGCAAAGTACAATAAACAAATTATGAAATACTACGATAATGAATTACGTTATCATAGAGAAGTCGTACAAACGCTTGGAGAGATTATGAAGACTGGTCAATATACAGAAGACCTAGACTTTATGTACAAGCGTTCGAAAGATATCTTAGACCCAACTTGTAGTTGGAAAGATAGCAATAACTCAACATTCAGTAACATGGTTATTGAGTTCGTTGTTGAGAAAGAATCTGGTGTTACAATCGGACAAAAACTTACAGGACGCTTCGGTGACAAAGGGGTTATCAGTCAGATTGTTCCTGATGATGAAATGCCTTTCACAGAAACAGGTCTTCGTGTAGATGCCATATTCAACGTTCTAGGTGTTGTTAACCGTTTAAATCCAGGTCAGTTATATGAAGTGGAGTTAAATTTTATTGGACACCGAGTAAGAGAACGATTAGCAGAAATGGCATCATTAACTGATAAAGAAAACTTCTTATTCGATATCATTAATGATATTAATACAACTCAGGCTAATGCATTAATTAACTATTATTCACCATTAGCTGAGGATGAGAAGCTTGCCTTCTTTGAAGATATTGATAAGAATGGTATCATGATACATCAACCACCGATGTATGATAATATGACACTTGATAAGTTTGAGTTTATTTATGACAAGTATGGATTCGAACCATATACTTGCTATGTAAACAAATTTGGTCGCAAGATCAAAATGCTAAACAAAGTTGTTGTAGGAAGCAAATATATTCTGAAGTTGAAACATACACCGAAAGGTAAGTTCTCAACTCGTAGTACCGGATACTCAAACAGTAAAGACCTACCATCTAAGTCTATTGCAAATAAACATCATCGTTCTATTTATCAAAAGACACCAGTACGTGTAGGGGAAATGGAGTATTCTAACTTACTGATGACACAACGACCAGACCTATTAGCGTATATGTCTATGCTATATAGTACGTCTGTAATCGGTCGTCGTGATACAGGTCAGTTATATGAAAACAATGTATTAGATTTAGAGAATATTGAAATGTCAGATAATGCAAAGAACCGTGCAGCAGAGATTGCAACAGTGTACTTAAAGTCTATTGGTATCGGATTAGAATTCGAGATTGAAGACGGGGAAGAAGTAGCTGATGAAACTCAATTAAACGGGGTTGTATTTGAAGATGAAGATGAGGAGTAGACCATTGGTCTACTCTTCTTTTTTACATATATTTGGTAATAAATAAAAATAATGACAACTAATTATTATAGAAAGAAAATACATTTCCTGAGGAGGAACTATAATGGTTAGAAAGAATGTATCTGTAAAGCATATTAGACCACATCTACTACAGGTAGATGATATGGCATTAAAATTTACAGAATATGATTTACCTGTAAAGGCTACAAGTGGATCATTTAAAAAAGGATTATCATTGCCTGCGGCATCTTATCGTACAATGGGTGTAACAGATGAGCAATGTAAAGAAGTACAGGATACATATAAGATTCCTGAAGACATTCATGTAAGTGCAGTTGTCCGAGGTGAATATAACGTTCGACGTAATAATGATACTAAAGATGGCATATACCGTGAATTTGTTGAAGATAAAAACGGTAAAGATATATTACTACATGCAATGCATCCAACACTTATGACGTTTAGTGAATTCGATAAACTGAATGATAAGCATTTAATCGAACTATTCAGTCAAGATGAATTTGCAGCGGTAGGTGTTGTCTCTTGGTATGAATTTGGTTTGGTTCCAGTTAACGGAATGCCGGATCATGCAGGAGTACTTAATGCAAAATTAGTATTACGCAATGCATTAAAACGTGTAGAAGTAGAAAAAGAAGAAGCTCTAATGAGAGCCAATAAAGTAACAAAATTAAAAGGTTTCCATGATTTTGAAATATGGGTACAGTCTGATAGCCCAGCTGCGGTTTTACCTGATGCTCGTATGCTATGGACACCATTGTCCGCAGACTTTGCATCTCAGGTTAAAGTGTCAGATAAAGTTATAACAAAAGCTGTCGTACAAGGAGCGCTTATATCAAAAATTAAACCTGGTGATGGGGGCGTGTACAAATATCTTGAAACGAGAAGTCATATTGCAGAGCCGACTAGCTATTTCCTTAAATTAACATTAGCAGCTCCGGCGACATACTCTCGTGAAACATTTGAGATTATGCGTACAAACTTAGAAGAAACAGCAAAACAATTTATCCGAGTTAATAGTCTTGTGATACCACATTTACTTGATTTTGATATGGACTCTATGACTATTAATGATGGTTATGTTGCAGGGTATCCTACATTATATGTAGTAGTACCAAATGTTATTTAATATAAAGAAGTAACACTTTTCTCTTAAAAAATTAGAACTTATAATTAATATACTCAGATATAAAAAGTGGAGAGGGGACCATTAACAATGGCTACTAAAACAAATAAAGAGGCTAAAGCAACAACTAGAAAGACTACAAAGAAAGTTTCCGTACAAAAAGTAGATGCTATCAAAACAGTATCAGTACGTAAACGTAAAGCAGGTTTATTAATTAAAGGTGGGTTAACGAGTAAGATAAACTTAGTTCGTTTAACTCGTAATGAAAACTATCTACCAAATAATTATAAAACAGTATTAGATATGGTACGTAAAGGGTATGCTACTTCTCGCGAACTAGCTGATGTGAATCCATTAAAACGTGCAAAAGCATCATCTGATACAACTAGAAATTACTATTATAGAATATTGAATGTGATGGCGGATATCGGGTTACTTAATAAAGAACGTCATTCATATCATAATGGAGTAACTTGTATTGTAGAAAACAAGTATACTGCAATCGAATTGGAACCTATTAAAATGGGACCAGGGCAATACTTAGACGTAAACATCCGTCTACAATAGTACGAGATAGGGAGAAATCCCTATCTTTATTTTTTGTCATTTTTATACAATAACAATAAATTCAACATTTAATTTGATTATACATTATATAGGTGAGATTGGATAATGAATCCAAAAGCTACTAATGTATAAAGCTACATAGAGGAGGAATAACAATGACTGAAATTAGAGTAGCGAGAGTCAAACGAATTAAGCCAGATGAACTAACAGTAGCTCCTGAAGAATTATTTGCAAAAGCATTGAAGCTTGCAAAGAAAGGAAAGCTACGTCAAGCGAAGAATACGCTGAAGAAAGCGGGCGTTGAATTATATATGGAACGCTTCGTTAAAGAAGGTAAAGAAAAGAAAATAGATGAAATGCTTGATAGTGTTGAAGACATTATCAAGGCATTAAAAATCATATACGAAAATGGAAAGGAGTTTGTAAGCGATAAGATATATGACATAACATTAGATAAATTTAAGTCTTATCGCGCTGAGCCAATTGAGGCTACATTATTTGTTGGTAGACGTACGAAAGATACGACACATGAGTTTCCACTATTACGTGGTACATTAGACAAGGCTCATTTTATCTATACAGCAGATAACACACAAAGGAAAGAAGGTACGAAAGATGTTGAATCCTTCATTAGAAGTTGGATGGCTAGAAGCCGTGGACCTCTTCGTATCAGATTATCATTAAAGTATGATGGCGTATCTGTCATCTTAGAAATAGATAGTGTAACAGGTAAAGTTGTATCAGCAATCACTCGTGGTGATGATGGTAATGGAACAGACCTAACACACTTATTTACAAATGTAAGATATCCGAATGCCTTAAATGAAATGGGGTTAAACTTCGGATTGAAGACAGAGTTAATTGTAACAAAAGCAAACCGTGATTTATACATGGAAGAACGAGGAAAGAGTTATGCAAACTGTCGAAGCGCGGCAGTTAGTATTGTATCAGCTAGTAATGGAGCCAAGTATGCAAAGTACTTAACACCAGTTCCATTGTATGCCGTAACAGATACCGATGAGGAAGTATCCTATGCGGTAATAAACAAAATGTTTGCACAGAACTTAGCACTATCATTTATTGAGTTAGAAGTAACATCGGTAAAAGAAGCGATGGCTAAGATTCATGACTTCATAGCAGACATTCGAGTAAAGCGTCCAGACTTAGGATTCGCAATTGATGGTATCGTTATCGATGTAATCAATGATGAGATTCGTGATGAGTTTGGAAGAAAGAATGCAATTAATAAATATCAGGTAGCTTACAAGTATCCACCCGATGAAGTGCAGACGACTGTTAAAGGATTCGAAGTAACCGTAGGTCGTACAGGATTATTAACACCGATCCTTTTCTATGATCCGATTGAACTAAATGGTACAATCCACAATCATAGTACACTATCATCTTATGAGAGATTTAGTAAGATGAATTTACATTACGGAGATACAGTTACAGTATCTTATAACGGTGATGTAATGCCTTATGTGCAACCAACCGTACGACATAACGGGATGGGTCCAGTCATTGGATATCCTGACCAATGTCCAAGCTGTGGAGGGTCTATAGTACAGAAAGGAAAGAACTATTTCTGTGCAAATGGTAATTGTACAACGAAACATTTGAATCGTATTACATTCTTTATCAAAGCATTAGGTCTGAAAGACTTTGCTGATAAGACAGTAACACGATTATATGATGAAGGTCTCCTTACGGATATCCCATCATTATTTAATCTAGATTATTCAGCTATCTTACAATTAGATGGATTCGGAGAATCAAAAGTAAATAATATAAAGTCTGAGATTGAGAGAATTAGAACCGAACCGATACATGATTATAACTTATGTAATGCGTTAGGTATCTCTGGTCCAAAGACGAGTGAGCAGATTTTAAATTGGTATACATTACAAGAAGTAATGAAGAACTCTTATTCTATCGGGACAGTTAATATTCCGAATGTAAGAGATGCTAAGAAAGAAAACTTTATTAATGGATTAGATGAAGTCATGCCGACTTTACAATATCTATTACAAGAAGTATTTACAAATAACATTATACATTCTAAGTTCGAAGCACATCAGGATACTGGTAAGAAGAAAGTTATGTTTACTGGATTCCGAGATAAGGACTTAAAGAAAGAGTGTGAAGCAAAAGGATATAAAGTAGTAGACAGTGGATTCAAAGGGTTGACATATTTAGTGGCAACTGATCCACATGATACGAGTAAGAAGAAAGTAGCGAAGGCTTTAGACAAAGGTATTGAAGTAATTTCGCGTAAAGAGTTTGAAAAGAAGGTAAGAGGTTAATTCCTCTTACCTGTCTTTCATAAAGCAAAGGAGAATGAAAATGACTAAGACTGTAAAATTAGAAGATGTAGAACCGGGTTCATTATTTAGATATAATGATACAATCGGGTTTAAGACAGAATACCGTGATAATGATGGAACTGTTAAAGCATACATCATTGGTTCAGGGGAAACTTTCTGTGGAGGAAGATATACTGATATAAATGAATTAGATGTTATCCCAATTGATGTAGAGGAAGTTGGAAAAGGTTTGGGTATGCTAAAAGAGATTCTTGCTAGTAGTAGCAGAGATTGGAGCGAATCCTCGGAATTAGCTTTAATTTGGGGAATTGTATTTGGCTGGGGTAAGAAGGCTATGATAGAAATGCAAGATAAACATGGCTGGTCAAATAAGGATGCTAAGAAATTAAAAAAAGCTGGAAAGAATGTTTCACGTTTAGCTAAATAATAAAAATAATATAAACTAAGGGAGCTAATTAAAATGACAAACGTAAATAAAATAGACGCACTAAACACGACAGTAGATATTATCACAGGACCATCATTCACAGTATTTCAAGAAACAGATATTCCTGTAGCAACACCATTTAACTATCTTGAAAAAGGATACAAGAGAGCATATACATTACCTGATTCAAAACCACATCTTACAAAGGAATATTATTTACCAGAAAATATTGAAGTTCAACTATCATGGATTGGTCATTATATTAACTTTGATATGCATACTTTTACTGTCAATAATGATGGTAACTTTATGCTACTTAGATTATTTGATAAAAATTTAACACCAATGATATTCAATGCATACGGTGATAATGAGCATATTGATATTGCATTAAATAAACATTTTGGGTTACTTGCATCATGGCACGAAACTTCTCTTGTACCATCTAAAGAAAATGAAAATATGGGCAATCTAGTTTATTATGTCATTATAAAACTAGAAGCCATCGAAAAAATGAAACAAGCGGAAGAAATTAAAGAAAATAATAAACGATAAGGAAGAAGAATGGTGAATAAACGATTAGTAGAATACTTGCCTGAGATTACGCAGATTAGAGATTACTTACATAAAGAGTGCGGAGCACCCTTTATGGAAACAAACGTATTAGAAACATTATTACTTGCAACACATCGATTTACGGTGGTAGAGCAAAGTAAGATACTAATCAGAAAGAAAATGCGTTTCACAAACTTTGTCCTCGATAATTACGGGGACAAGTTACCACCAATACGTAAAGCATTAATATTCCATATCGGCTCTAGCATGATTCATTATGCTAGAGTGAAGGAGGAAGAACAGTGTTAAGTGAATATATTCAAGAATTAAGAATCATTCATGAATTTGTAGAAAGAGCAAATGATGGTATGAAGTTTGAAAGACGTGATGTACAACTAGTACTATCAGCGTTTATGAAATACTATCAATCAGGACCTTGGTGGCGTAGATGGTCACCAAGGAGAAATCCGAAACGAGTTGCAAAATATATTGTAAAGAAATATCCAAGTAAAGATAAAGATACAATAGAACGAATTACAGTAGCTTTACAAGCCTATTTAATAGTAATGGATTCTATGTAATTAAAATAAATTAGACTATGCGGGGGAATATAACCATGACACAATTAACAATTAATAGAAACTATACTGATAGAGACTGTCTTACGCATGTTGCAGATGATATTCAAATGTATGCGGAACTACTAAGAGGTATAGGATATACAAGAGAAGATTTAGAAGCTAACTTCACACATACTGAGGTAGAGTTATTTGACGACTTATTAGTACACAATTATTTCAATACAACTATTGAGTACTCAAAGTTCTCAGGAGATGCAATGTCAAACTGTATGCAGAAACAGCGTCGTTTAGCAAACAGATTACGTCAAGTATTTACATCTAAAATCAGCACACAATTTATGCAACGTGCTGGTATTGAAAGTGATATGCGTACGTTCATAGATGTGCGGACAGAAGAAGTAAAAGAATATGTACAAGAGTATGAGATTGACAAATGTGCTCAATTGAAATTCTATGCTGAAAGTCTTGTAGAATCATTAGTTAAACCTTCTGATTCAATCATTAAACGTAAGAGAACATTTGATGATTCAAGAATAGATAAGATACAAATGTATTTAGAGATAGCGTTAAATGAACTTAGAATTCCTATGTATAAATTAAACTTCTGTGGGTTAAGAGGTATTGGTTTGGAAATGGTTCAGTTAACAATATTTGAAAATAAATACAATAGTGATGAAGAACTTGCAGAGCATTATGGTACATCTAGACCTCTTATTGAGAGAAGATGGCTACCGGTTTTACGCGCTGTAAGAGATTGTACAGCTTATATGTTAGCTGAAAGATTTAGAGAGAAAGTAGATTTACCTAAATACGTAAAAGAATATAATATCCACTTTGGAATGCATCTAGAAGGTAGTGACTATACATCTCATTACGCAGAGCAATTATGTGGAGATTATTTAAAAATGCATGTTGAAGGCAAAGCTGAAGGCATGAGAGATATTGTATCACATTTAAACTTACAATTAGAATCCGAGTAATATAAAACTAAAATAATTAGACTAAGGGAGAAATTAAAATGACATCTAAATTCGTAAAATCAATCAAACAATATGAGCATACATTAATCGTAGAAGGTAACCCATCTCAATTAGAGAAATTCAATAAAGTATTTGGTGATTCAGCAGACAGAGTAAAACAAAGTTTCGGTTATAATAACTTAAAGAAAGTTGACTTCTTCTACCAATACTTTTTAATGAAGTTAGGTGGAAAAGCATTTTCTGAGAAGCAATATAAAGGTCATCATATCGAAGACCTTTTTAAATTTATGTATGCAAACTATAATCACTTAAATTTATCATGGGTTACACTTCAACGAATGGATATTGATCAGGTTGCGGATGGAGTGTTTGATATTGCATTGAAACGTATGAATGCAACACCTGAAGAAAAAGCAGAAGCTGATGAATTATATGTGAAGTTTCTACGTTCCCATACGCCTGACTATTGCTTCTTCAATTTAATTGAACCAAGTGAGTTTACAAAGTATAGAAAGGAATCTCCTGCTATACCAAGTCACTTGACATATGATGAATGGAGCACAAAGGTGTTTGGATTAGGTACATTACAATTATATAATATTCCAATTGAACTTAAACGTGAAAAGAAAAGTCGTCATGAATATTCATTCGACGTACGTGCTGAAATGAGTCATGATGCAATTAAAAAAATCTCTAAACAGTTTCCTAAGTTAGAGTTTACAATGAAGATTAAGTATAACGATCAAACCCGATTTGCTAATAAAACAATAACTGATAAGAAATTTAAAGATGGAAAAGAAAAATCTAAAAAGAAATAATCCAATCAAAGGGAGAGAAAGAAAAATGACAAATCCACTTAAACGAGTAACAATGACAATGGTTAAACCTGATAAAGTAAAGGCTGAACAATTCTTTACAGTAATTAGAACAGGTTTCCAACCTGATATCCAAAAAGAGATTGTTGCAATTAATGGGCAAATCTTAGAACAGTTAGTCCAAGCATATAAGTTTGGACTACGTTCAGCTTTTCCTGAAAGAGCAAGTGAGAACTTATGGAGATTAAAACAGAATTTAGGATTACCACATTTAATCTCAGCTGTACATAATATGGGGAAAAGGGAGTATGTCGATTATATCAATTCACTACATTTTACATTGGAAGATATAGATGCAAACCGCGGGTCAGCGACAAATGAAATTTATATCTACCAAGACCGCTACAATAAACATGTGACAGATATAGAAGTGGACGGTAGACGTACATGTGTAAGCTTAGCAATGGGTGCTTATAAAGCCCGTAAGAATACATGGACATCTAATCTAGAGTATACAATACAAAGTAAGATGGAATTAGATATTGAAGCTATGTACACTCTATTAGCAGATTTAGAAAAGACGAAGATATGGGATGTTGTCCATAACTTTGATACAATGAATTTTAGTAGTAAAGATAATTTCGTATTTGAATTTACTACTACAAGTGAATGTGACATTGAAGAACTATTCCGACTATTGTCTTATGACGTTGTAGGTGAAATGAATATAACGTCGCATACAATTATACCAGAACCTAAATCATTCTCAGCAGGTAGTGGTAGAGTAGTACGACAAGGAGATGCTCGGAAGCTAGTAAAATAAAAATTAAAAGAAATTATAACTATACATTATAGAGGTGAGACCAAATAAAATATAAGGAGGAATCACTTCTATAATCGATGTTATTAAAAATTAATATCGGCTTAACAAGGTATTGGGAGAGATGAGACTGCTCATCCCAATAACCAAATATTAACAAACTACAATAACCATAACAAATTATTGTAGGAAAAATATACTTAACTTAATTGGAGGAAATTAAAATGACTAAAACAATCGAAATGAACGAAGAATTCTTCAAAGGACTTTCAGCTTTCCTAGTAGAAAACAATGGAGTTGACTATGATCCTGAAGATTTAGATTTATTAGAAATGGTTGTTAAAGGTAACCACCAATATGCTGGTGAAGTACTTGGAGCAAATAAAAATGAAGAAGAACCAGTAGCTTTAGAATTAGATGGATTAGTTACATACCAAGCTTCTTATCGTGCAGGTGCAGATGAGTCTGAAGGTAACTTCGGTATTGGTATTACTGCTGGTGAAGAATTAGTTGAATTAGCAAACGAAGCTTAATTATAAATTGTAGTAAACGTATTACTATTAAAATAAACTAACCAATATACTGGAGGAAATTACAATGGCTAAAACAATTAAAATGGACAAGAAATTCTTTGAAGGACAAACACAATTCATCGAGGACAACATGCGTGTACGTTTCGAAGACGCATCATTCGTTGAAGATACTGTGAAAGGTTACTACCAATACGTTGGTACTGTAATCGGCGAAGAATTAAAAGATGCTGAAAATGGAGCATCAGTAGTAGTTAAACTTGCTGACTACATCGAGTTCAAAGGTGTTAAACAGGAAGATGAAATCGTTATCGGAATCACAGCTCATGCTGAGATCAAGAAACGTATTAAATCAGATGCTCAACTAGAAGAGTTAGAAGAATCTGACGAAGAATAAGCGTGAGCTTACAATATAGCGGTGACCGAGAGGTTACCGCTACTTATTTTTTTATTGTCACTACAGAAAGCCACGAGGGGGAGTAACATGAGTTTTTCAAAATTTATATCACAGTATGAGAATCCCAACAGAAAGAGAATCAATGAAGAGTTAATCTACGGGATGAGAAATGAACCTCTGGTTGATTATATCTTAGATGCATTTAAATCACTAGAAGTAATTAATAACATCAAAATGCTAGACTATGACTACATTGAGCATGAGTCTCAGTTCGATACAGATGTTGTTAATGAGAAGTATTTAAAGTCTAAGAAAAGCAAAGGAAAGAATATCAAAAAGCACATCAATATTGATGTGACTCGTTACAATATGCTTCGTGTAAACTTTAAGTTAACGCTAAACAATGAAGTTCAGTATAAGCAAGTAGAACTTCTGTTATTGAAGCAATATAAGAAATACTATCTGATGATGAGTGGGAATAAGTTCTATCCAATCTATCAGATTGTAGATAGTAGTACCTATAATAATAAGGATTACGTGACATTGAAAACAATGTACATGCCAATTATTATTAAACGGAACACAGGAAAACTGAACTCTATAGCAGGAGATTCATTCCAGGTTCCACATTATACATTATGTATCTTCAAGAAGAAATGTAATGCTGTCCTATACTATTTAGCAACAATGGGATTAGAGAATACATTACGCTTCATGAATGTAGAGGATGCTATCGATGTAGTTGCTGAACCAAACTGGGATGATGAAGAACATCATTATTTCAAGTGTAACCATGTATACGTAAAAGTAGTAAAATACTTATTTGACAACGATCACTTCGTTCAGTCAATGGTATATGCGTTACACGAGTTATGTAAGAAGACAGAATTCCATCAATTAGAAGATGTTGATTATTGGGTCACTTCATTAGGTGCTGAGTTCGCAAAGAATACCAATGGACAGTTAGAGAAAGGAAAGAATGTATTACTTTCGTTCTATCGTCTATTGGATAACACGACTCGTAAGAGTCTGAAGCTACAACCATTCAACAAAGAAAACATCTATGCATTAATTAGATGGTTACTATGTAACTTCTCTGAGTTGAAAGCTAAGGATAATATGGACTTAGCAAACAAACGTATTCGTATGGCTGAGTACATTGCATTCTACTTTATTCGTAAACTATCTACGAAAGTAAATATGTTATTAAGCCGTAAACGTAATGCAGTAACAATGGCTGACTTAGTGGGACTCTTAACATTCCCACCAGATGAGTTAATCAAACAGTTACACAAAAGTAAATCCAGCTTACTGCGCTATGATAACACTGTGAATGACATGGACTTCTTTACAGCGTTGAAGTATTCAACGAAGGGTCCTGGTTCACTTGGTGAGCATAGTAGCAATGCTGTAAACATAAAGTATCGCGGAGTACATCCATCACACGTTGGACGACTCGACATTAATACATCAGGTTCATCTGATCCAGGTATGGGTGGCGTATTTACACCGTTCATGGAGAACTTCGGAATGTACTTTGATGATACGCCTGAACCGGATAATTGGTTAGCAAACTATAAGAAATTATATGCGAACCACTTTGAAGGAAAACAATATGAAATTAAAGGTCTTGACTACTTCTATCAACAAGAGAAGAAATCTCGTAAGATGGTAGAACGTCTAGAAGATGTCCATTACTTCATCCGTAACGATGAGTATAACAAAGGATATAATATATTAGATGTGGATGATAAACTACGAATTGCAAAAGTAGTTCGAGTTGACCCAGCTAGGGTCAAGACAAAACCAAAAGCAAGAAAAGTGAAAGCAACACGGCTAGAGGATTAATCCTCTAGCTGTTTTATTAACGTAAATTACATATAGAAAAAGGGGAAATAACAATGACTATGCAAATTACTAAGAAACTACCTAAAACAGGAACTAACAGTGTAAAGCTAATTCAGGGAGAGGTGACGAAAACTTACGCACGTAAATTCTTTGGAAACTTATTTGAAGAGATTATCGATAAGAGTATCAAAGACAAATTTCTTTACAATAACTTATATATTGAGAAAGATGATCATTATATCATTCGAGTATATGTAGCAATGGTTGACCATTATTATGACGTACTGATTGATAAAGATATGCAACCTATCTTGAAGAATTTCTTTGTACGTGTTAATACAACTTCTACAGGAAAAGCAATCGATGCAGTTATTACAAAGTCTACAAATAATGTAGCCAGAAAAACTCCGATTGTAAAAGTGTTAACAGATGATAATTGGGATGCTCATGCTTCTCGTAGCGCTGATCAAGATTTCCCAGAAGATACATACGGATTTGTCAATGGGAATGTATTAGACTTACGTAGAAAGAATGTTGTAGAGAAGAAAAGTCGAGATGCGTTCAGAGAATTGTTAATGACTATCGGTGCTTATAAAGGTGAAGAACATTTCAATACATATTATAAATGTATCCAGTTTGATGAGCATACACAATGTATTACCGCAGTCGTTACCGATTGTACTGGAAAGAAAGAGAAACAACGTTACCGTAAGTTCCCAATCGATTGGCAACCAGCAGAAGCATCTATTCGATTGGCGATAGATTATGTGAATCGTGCAACAAAACGCTATAAGGCGTCAGTATAAAGAGTAGGATATTCCTACTCTTTTATTTTTTGATTAAACTTACGACAATGTATTAATAAGATACAGGGAGAGATTATATGAAAGTCCTTTATTTAAAACTAAAGAACTATATAGGTATTTATAATGGAATGGGACTGAAGTCTATTGAGATAGATTTCACCAAGAGTGAGCATAAGTTTTATATTTATGCTGGAGCCAATGGTAGTGGAAAATCTACCATTCAGAATGAGATTCAACCATTCGCAAAAGCTGGTGGGTCTCACATGCGATTTATACGTCCAGGGAAGAATGGATATAAAGAAATCCATATCAGTAAGGACGAAAATACTACGTACCTGATTAAGCATTACTTTGATGCAAAAGGGGATAAACATTCAACGAAGAGTTTCATTGCAAAACAGATTGGATTTGCAGACCCAGTTGAATTAAATGAGAATGGTAATGTAACATCTTTTGAAGAATGTGTCTTCATGGAATTAGGAATTAATAGTGATTACTTGAACCTAATTCAGATGGGTGTTAACTTAAAGAATATCATTGGAATGTCAGCAACTGAACGTAAGAAATATATTAGTCAATTTATTTCAGAAGCTGATATCTATTTGAAGATGTTTAAAAACATTAATACAAAAGCCCGAGAGTATAAAGGGGTTATCAAGAACTTAACGGATAAGTTAAATAAGCTAGATGATATATCTATCCTACAAGAAGATATTGAGATAGCTGAACGTAAGTTAGAGCAGTTACAAATAGAACGAGATAAGTTCCATGCTCAAATGAATAACGCTGTAGGAGCTATAGCAGCATTAGACCCGAATGGGATACTAGAAAGTGAGTATAATAAGCTCGTAACGGAGTTACGTCTAATCGATAGTTCAATTAAGGACTTAGAAATCATTGAGGGTCAAAGTGTATATCGTGCAGAATCCTTACAGGATGCACAGAAGAAACTAACTTCATTGAATAAGTCTATTGCGTTAGATCAAGAATCAATTGAAAGAGAAACGAGTATCTTAAATAGTAAGCTGGAAGAGTTCCATACAATTCAGAACCAGATTACAGATTATCAATCTCAGTTATTCTCTATGAACGATTATAACTTAGAAGAGACTCGTAGTGTATATAGACAATATAAGAAAGCATACGATAACTTACAACATCGTATTCGAATCATGATTGATGAACCGACATTATCATCACAAGAGATTAAGTCTATCTATGGAACAGTTGACTCGATTCAAGATAGTATTGATGCGATGCGTCAACGTGGTGAGAATGTCATCAATCTAGTTGGTACAAAACCAATGAGTGAATTACAACAAATGTATTTATATTCTAGCTCAGCATTAGAAAGAGCTGAGAAGGATTTAGCTGATATAGAACGTAAGCTGGCAGAGAATAAAGGTGCCGTTACACTAGCAAATACATTACAGCTTCGTCCAAAAGAATGTAAGATTGACACCTGTCCGTTTATACAAGAGGCGTTGTCTTCTATGCATTTAATTGAAGCTTATCATGCCAATGAGCGTCGTCAAGACGAACTAAATCATGAAATAGAACGACTAGAGCAAGAACTTACATGGGTTGGAGAATGTATTGAGATGGAGCGAACTATTAAACAACTTCATGTACAATTAGGACGTCAAGCCCATATGATTAATCAAACGCGTAATCCCCATCTATTAGATAAAGATCATCTTATCAAATGCGTAAAGACTGGTAAGCCTTTATATAATAAAGAGATGATGATACAAGAGATTGAGGATGCAGACACATTAAAAGAAATGAAAACATATGAAGAGAAAGTACCTATGTTAGAGAAAGAGTTAGAGCTACTAGAATCTAATGATAGAATGGTACAATCTCTGAAGATGAATATCAATTTATTAGAGAAACAATCGCAACGTCTACAAGATGAGATTAAAGTATTGAAAGATACGACAAATACTTCAGAAAGACGTTTACATCAGAATCAACTTCTCACACAAGGTATTGAAACAATGATGAGTACCTTAGAAGAGAAGGAAGAAATGATACAAGAGAAAAGAAAGATTGAATCAAGTATTGTAAAGTATACGGATTCAATTAATAAGATTCATGCTTGTCGTATTGGGATTCAAACCAATCGAGAAGCGATAGCTCCAATAGACTTCTCTATCTCTGAATTAAATAAACGTCGGGATAAACTTAAAATCAAAGAGAAGATGGCAAAACGATTTAAGAAAGAGAAAGATGCTTTAGAGAAAGACTATGTGGAGATTGAATTACTACGTACAGCTTTATCTGGTAATAAAGGTATCCCGATTGTATTCGTAGATATGTATTTACGTAAGACTCGGGTTATTGCAAATAAGATACTAGAGAAAGCATTTGATGGAAAACTGAAGTTAGATAAGTTTGAGATTAATGAGAAAGAGTTCCGTATTCCTTGCTCAGGTAAGGGAGAGAAGAACGGAGATATTAGCACGTGTTCTTCAGGTGAGAAAGCGATTATCGGTCTTGCCTTATGTTATGCATTATCGACACAAGCGTCTAGTAGTTATGATATCATGCTAGTAGATGAGTTAGATGCGACATTAGATAAGTATCATCGTCGATTATTCTTAGAGTTATTAGAGAAGATGGATACAGGTCAATGTCATATCATCTCACATAATGATGCATTCTCTACTAAAGATGCCGGGCTTGTACTATTGTATAAGCATCAACTGGACAATTACAAAGAGAAGAACATAGTATATGAGTATTAGAAGGTACATCCCACTCGGGATGTACTTATTTTTTTGTAGGAGGAATGGAAATTATGAGAGCATTTGGAGCTTCAGGAGTGACAATGCCGTCACCCGACAAACTTACTATTTATTATAAAAGAGAAGCTTTAAGGGATTTAATATCAAAAGACCTTAATGCAAAAGAACGTCATAAGCAAGGAGACAAATTACTTAAATCTCTTGCTCATGCAACAGGAATGATTGATACTTGGGAACGGTTCAAGTTGAATCCGCTATATGAAGTGGAATATATTTTATATGGAAATTGTGGACTATTAGGTTACTCTTATGATGGAGTACCAGTAGTATTTGATATAAATAAAAATGGTGCGTTTATGTTAGTAAAGTTTACAACTTACTTAGATTGTGTAGCACCTGAAGAATTACGAGTAAGTGATATTATGGATTTAAACGCTGTATTCTTAGCGGAAGAACTCTTTATGGATTTGGGAATTGAACGTTGTGGAGAAACTGTATCGAAAGGTTATCCGACAGTATACATGATTTTACCTAGGACGTACCAGATACCAGACCCATATATAAAATCGTAATAACAGTATCCTTGGCTATACATTATATCTGTGAGTATAGTTAGTACTCGTTAAATAAATAAGCTTCCCAGGATAGCAGGGACAAAAAGCATATGCTATCATGTGTCTTAAATACAATACTGTAAAAAACAGTAGGGTATAGAAAAACTATTAGATAAGCATAGTATGTAAAAAGCATACTATCAGGAGGAGAAACCGAAATGACAATCACAACAGTAGCTAGACCAGAAATGATGAAGGACATCGCGTTAGAGAATCAGAAGATTAATCTTTTAGAGTTAATCGTTCAGAAAGCTGAAGGGGATATCTCTACTACATACCTAAAGAAAATCATTGATACTGTCGATGTAAGTTTAGGTTACATGGTACACGTAACTCGTGACCCAAAGGAATTTGAAAACACACTGACATTGCGTAACTATAATCGTTCAAATTCAGTATCAGGTTCTGAAGGAACTGAAGAGTTTGGACAATGCGTAATCGGTAATGAATTAGTATTTGGAACTCGTAAGAGTACAGAACATCACGGAATGTTTATTCCAAGTAAAACAACGTTTGATTTCGTTAAGCCTGAGTTTGATGAAACAAAAGTGAATGTCGTTACAATCCATCGACATGTATGGAATAACTTGTCTGGTTCTGGAATTCCTGAATTTGACTCACATTATTTTATCCTAAATATCTATGTTCCCAGAATGGACTTAATGTAAATGTATAGAAGAGGAGATAATCCTCTTCTATCTATTATAATTTTTGGAGGGATAGCACATGAATACAGCACAGTTATTCATAACACAAGATATGGAATTTTCAAAGGATAAAATTAGACCTATAGATAATAACGAAATAAAGTTAAATAAACCGGTAGGAGGACTTTGGACATCAACTTTCCTGCAAACAGATTACTCATGGTGGTATCAATATTGTACAGATATCGGTTCACCATATTGGCAGAATACCCAGCACTACGGTCATGTCATTCATCCAAGAGAAGATGCTAGACTCTTATGTGTGACAAAGAAAGAAATGGAACGTTTACTTGAACATTACTCCATAAGTGATGTATTATTAGATTATGAAAAATTGGCTAAAGATTATGATGGCATTTATTATTCGCCACAAATAATCAAGTATGATATGACGTATCAAGAAAGTCTATCATTCATGATTAATGATAACCCATTCTTCTATTGGGAATGTGAATCAATTCTTTGGTTAAACCCAGCATTTGATGTAAAGCAATCTATCAAGATAGCTAAGTAGTATAATAAAATACGGAGGTTTACAAAATGAGTCTCTTATATACGAATGCAAGAAAGACCGTTATTTATAAAGTAAATAACGTTGATCGGATTTTATTTGATGTGGACTGGTTACAGATGAGGATGGGAGAAAGACATATCACCTTAGACGAATGGACAAAAGAAGGAACGATTCGAGCAATAGAATCTTTCCCAGCTGTATTCGGAAAGCAAGTAGATCGAAAGATTGGCTTTGCTTCTATACAAGATTTCCTGAAAGCTAAATTTGAGTGTGATATGAAAGAACGGAAAATCGTTCCCGTCATACTTCACCCAAAGGATATTCGAACAACAAGTTTCACATACTTTGAGTTTGAAGGCACTTATAAGAAACCATATGTTTCATCATCAGGTGGAACATTTATCATGACATCCGAGAATCCTACACATCGTATTATTAGAACTCATTTGAATCGAAGGTCGTTAGAGAAATTGATATTCGATGATCCAAGATTAGAAGCGGTGTTTTACAATATAAAAGAAGAATATCCAAAGCATACTATCGCTTATGCAATCGTTCGGATATATTGAGGGAGAGAATATAATGGCAGCTATTTATGTAAAATCATTTGATATAACACTTAACGGTGTTGCAAAAACACTTTATGTGGAATTAAGTTCGGATAAGATTATCAGTTTAATTAATCATATTAAACGTTTAACACAAAAGATTACAGTTGACTCTTTAACTATTAGCAAGGGTCGATTCTTCATTGAAGGTTCTTATGATGGTGAATCATTTGATTTCGATGAAGCTTTTGAATGTGCTTTATACCTAGGTGGTATTGCTCGACGAGCAATCTATGATATGGCTGAAACATTCGGTAAAGATCAATCTCGTGTAAATGGAGGATACATCATGTTATCAAGTAGTAACCTAATTGATGCGAATGATGAAATCTTATTCTCCATGACACCAGGTTCAAATGAGATATATTCATATACAGCATTTGAATACGGTGGTGACCTTGATGATTATGTATACGTATACGACAATACAAATAAAATTGATACATTATATACAATCGGTGAGTCTAACGTAGAGCGTTATGATGGTAAGCGCTGTAATCGAATTCATTTCATTAAACGAGTAAAAGCAGGTCATCCAATGGATGAAATCACATTAAGCTAAAAACGTAACAAGAAGTAATATAAAGATACATTATATTAATGAGCATATACAAAATATATGCTTCTAAATTATACTGAGGAGTGTTTAAAAATGACAAACGAAACTAAGAATTTACCAGAAACAATGGACGAGGTTTTAACTGAATACGGAATGCCTACTGTGAAGATTACAGTAAGCACACAAGCAATCAACGATGGGTTAGCAGAAATAGATTTACCTGCAATTAAAGAAGTTCGATTAGATGGTACAATCATTTTAGAAAATAAAGATATGCATTTTGGTCTATTCCAACTATTTAAAGACCTTAGTGAAATTGCAACGAGACATCATCCAGATTCATTAAGCTTTACAAAGCGTACTCGTATCCATCCAGGAAACTTTATGGGAGTAAGTGGTCGTTGCACAAGAACTGAAATGGGAGAATTTATATTTGAAGCAACAGATCAAGATATTACACATATGATTATCCAAGTTGTTACTGGACCATCAGACGAAATTAAAGACTTTGATTACGGTTCTGCGAAACAGTTATACCGACATAATTATCAGTTAGGTGTACTAACAGCGCACTTTGCTATTCTTGAATTTGATCCTGAGATTATGAATGTAATTAAACCAATCTGGTAAGGAGATATAATTTGTCAGACCTCAATAAGAAACTATTTGAACTTGAGAACTTATTACTAGAATTTAAAATGAAACAATTAGAAGAGAAAAAGAACGAAGATAGAGACTTATCCATTACGGATAAGTCTAAAGAAGAAAGACCTAAACGTCTTTCTTTTTTTGTATAAATCTAGAAAAGTTTGACCATTATATTATACTATAAAGGGAGAGATGAAAATGTTATATGAAAGAAAATTAGAAGATAAAGGTTTCCCAGAGATTACATTCGTGTACGAAACATCGGATGTAGAGGAGCTACAGAAGCTACCTGATACATTTAGAATTATTAAAGAAGATACTACAACTGGGAAGTTTACAATAGAAGATTTAAAAATGCCTGGACGTGAGATCACATTGGGTGGATATGAGATTATCCAGCAATATGTAGCACCTATGTTAGCACAGGACTCTATGTTTAATTTCTTTAGTTCAATTAATCAAGTGTCTGCAACAATGGTATCTATCGTATTTGGCGATGCTACACAAAAAGGTGAAAAGATTGAATTTAAAACATCGACACAGCCATTCCATGTTATGGTAACAGTTCGTTGGGGTGGATTCACTTCTAACGATATTACGGATGTAGAGTGGCTTGGTAAATATGAGTCTGATTCTACAGTTATCTATAATAAAACATATAAATCTGGAAGTGCGGTATTTGATAATGAAACAATGTTTATCATTGAACTACCAGAGTTCTATCTTGGTGGAATGGAATTTCTTGAAGATATTGAGATCGTACGATGAGCTAGGGATTAATTTCCCTAGCTTTTTTTTTCGTAATAAACGCTCTTATACATATACATTATCATATTAGACGTGTATAAAATACAAGTCACTATAAAGCCGAGGGAGAGAGTTATAAAATGACAAAGTTTCACGAAAACGAACTGGCAGTAGAATTAAAGAATTTTGGGTTTAAAGGAGACTATCGTTTCATTATTGAACGTAAAGATGTCTCTAAAATGAGTGAATGGTCTGGTGCATTTGGTGTTAATAGTACTGCAAATGATGTTGTAGACATCAACGATGTAGCTACAGGGGAAAGACGCTATTTAGATGCATTTACGTTTATGAGACTATATTGGAGTCGATTAAATGACCATAACCCAGGAATCGATTTCTGTTATGATAAAGGATTCGATGTAACAAAGGTAATGAGTATTGGAGTAGATGTACCGGAATATACTCTAGCTGACGTAAACATTGTTGGTTCTACAATAGTTGAAGTAGATCGAAATGTTATAGTGAGCGAATCAGATAACACACCTGACGTAACCGATATCAGATTGAATTTGGAAGACCCTAAATTCTTAATGTTTGTATTTGAATGGGGTACTGAACACACATTAGCACTACATTACTTACAGTATATCGTACATGCTAAAACAGTAACATCTGATGATAAGAATCTATTATTAATTGTCGTACCAAATCAAGAAGTAACGTACAACAGAATCAGTCGCATCGGAAAGGTGGAACAATAACATGGAAAATACAGAAAACATATATAGCTTTGATATTTCAACAAACTTAACAATAGCAGGTGTTTCAGAGGAGTATTTAGAAGCATTGCCTCAACATCCAGAAGTGTATACAGATACAGCGTTAGAAACAATGTGCTTACGAAATGGAATTCCTATATCAAATGTTATTTCACTGGAGGGTGAGGTAACGATTGGTAAGAATAAACACGTTACATTTAGAGCGTTAACAAAAGGTGCATATCAACGATTCATCAAAATTAACTGGGGTAGTCAATCTTCAATGTACCATGACTTTACAGTTGATATGGATGAATGCTATCATCTAACTACAAGACGTGCAACACAGGAGCATCCTTATAATGAAACTTATATTGTAATCAATAATTATGCTCAAGTATTAAATTCAATTAATATTAGATAAATAAAAAATATAAACGGGTGTATCCAAAAGGTACACCCTTAAAAAGGGGAAAGGCTCAAATGAGAAACGGATATTTAAAAAGACACTTTGATACACATAAAATTAGCTTATTGTCGGATAGTGCATCGGAAGATTTTAAAATACACATACCACATAAAGTAATTACAGCTATGCTAAGTGAATATGTGGAAGGTGTAAAAATTATTGATAGTGTGAAAGCTCAATCCGTATCTATTACCTATATAGAGAATGGTAAGGTATGGAACAAAGAATATTATACACCACTAGATGTGCTGGAGGATGTCATGCGTTTACGGAATGATGCGCTTTCAGAAGATATGTACGAGAACGGGATAAGTACGTACAACTACATTGAAGTAAGTGGGACGTTAGATGAATCTGGTGGATGCTTTACTATTCAAGAAGAAGCTATTTGCTCAGACACATTATCTATTTTATACTATGTCAATTGCGGTATCGATAAAGAATATATTGATGCAACGAAACCATGGGCTACATATGTGAATGATATGTTACCAACGTTTAGTTATGCAATGTATTTAGCAGGGGATAGAAAATGGGATGTCGGTGAATTAGTCACTGGATTAGAAGGTAGAGCAACACATCCAGATGAATCTGATGAGGAATATGCTAATTTAAGCACGGGGGAGTTTGACGAATTATTCGGTCCAAGCGGAAGCAAATGGAAACGATAAGATAAAAAGTATATTAAAAAAATATACCTTAGAGGGAGACAAGTACGATGGGAACACAGCCACATTTATTAAAATTGCTTTCTTCAAGTACAGACTTAAAGGGGTTAGTATTAACTATTGCTCACGATGAGATAATTGCTATGATCCGTCGTGAGATTGCAGGTCATGTAAGGCTTACAGAATATGATAATACTAAGTCAGTCACAATTGCATATAATGATGGCGAATCAGGGGAGATTACTCATTGCTTTACTGGTCCATTAGAAGTATTAGAGTTTATAAAAGCAATGGAAACAAAGAACAATGAATTTGTCGATAACTACCGCTTTGATTTAATTGGAGCCAATGGTACATTCCAACCTATGAAAGAAGAGTTTGTCATTCATAGTTTAGGTACAGATAGCCTGTCTATTGCCTATCGTGCAAAAGATGGGGTAGCTAGTATCAAAGGACTTAAACCAAATCTATTTACTTCTAGACGATTAGGTACAGGAGGATTTAGAAACTTCCATAACATAATCGTTGATGCGGCAACCGATAAAGATTTGTAATAAATGAAAAGGAAGCGAATTAACGCTTCCTTTCTTTTTTTGTCTATTTTACTCTTACATTACCCAACATTATTATAATCGGAAAATATTCCGAATTTCCTCCTCAGGTATATTATTGTACTTAGACTATGGACAAAGAAAGTGGTATAGGCGCTCAGCCTATACCACTCCTTTTTATCTCGAATACATAACCTCATAAACCGTACCTAATCTGTCACGTGCAATTCCTTTATCTTTATCGAATTGAATACGTCCAACAGAGTCTCTATCTGGTAACGGATGATCATCTAACACTTCTCCTAAAGCGTTAACCGCTTCGAACTCCCATCTTTCTGATGGTAACCATTTACGGATAACAATCTTAATACCAGTATCACCTTCATAATGGAATGCTTGCTCATTGTCTGTTAAGACAATATCTTCAGCCTCAACGAGCTGATCGAAGCGTGCATCAATCATATCATCGAAATCCTCTTCACCCAAGTCTTCCAATGCAATTTCATCTTCAGGAATACCGAAGTTATAATTCGGGTCTTCTTCCAATTTCTTTTTCTTCTTCTTTTTCTTCGTTGTAACGGTAGGTGTATCAGTATCCATTAATTGAGCAAATGCTTGGTTGATTAAGAATTCATCACTAGCACCAGCTCCACCCGCAGCGTTACCTTCTTTCGCTTCTCTAGCCGCACGTTTAAGCTCAAGGTCAGAGATACTTTTATTAACAGATGTAATCTCTTTTACGATACTTAACTTTGTATTTACTAGTGAAGCTAAGTTAGATGTTTGGTTCGTAATAGCTGTTAAGTAGCCTCTATAATGAGGTGTCTTTTTCAGCATATCTAAGAATGCTTGACCATCTTCTGTCATATGATTAATATTTTTAAGTAGGTCGCGTAGCATCATAATGGAGCCATCGAAACGTTGTTCGTAGAAGTCTTCTGCACTCTTATCTGCTTTTGTTGCAGGTACAGGAGTTCCACCACCACCTTCTCCAAATATATCTTTATTTGTTCCACTCATCTCGTAAAGTGCTGATATAGCACTTTGACGTTTCTTACCGCTTTTTTTCTTCTTCGATGGTTTCTCTTTCTTTTTTTTCTCTTTTTCTTTTTTATCTTCGTGCATTTTATCTCGTATACGAGTACTAGCCATTAGGCTATTTAAGATTGCTAAGTCCTTATCATTTTCTTCTTTATACACGCTTGGTATAGAAGTAGGTAACTTTTGTGATTTGGGTTCTACACGTTTTACCTTTGCTATTCTTAATTTCATATATATTCCTCCTCTACGTATATAATATATTGTTTTAAGTTTAACATTCGTCTTAAATATATATTATCTAAGTGAAAGAGAAAAGACTTGAAATTGAAAAGGAGGGAAACACTTCATTAACCGAGAATAAAGGGAGGAATTTTAATATGGATATGACCAAACTACTGGGACTGCCAGAAGGCGGGGATTACATCTTATTAAATCAGATGTACCACAAGCCTAAACGTGATGGAGATGATATGACTCCAGACGCTATCTCACTAATTATTAAAAACATAAAGACGGGTGAGAAGCAATTAAAGATTATTGAGAATCCACAGATTGAAGCATATGTGGCAAAGGATGATGTCCAAATAGACTATCCTATGATTTGTATAGAAGCCGATAAAGTTAATAAGGTTGATTTAAGTTACCGTTATGTCTTGAAAGATATAGCTGGTCTAATTGGTGAGCAAGCCGTCAACCAGTATTGGCAGATGATTAAAGAACGACGTTCTTCTGAATTAAAGAACTTCCATAAATGGAATCGTATCTTCTCATCTGATGTAGATGTAGAGGATTTCTATAAGTTTAAATGTCTAGAACACTTTGGAACAAAAGAGAAGTTTAAGTTAACTAAGGGGTTCCTAGATATAGAGGCAGATATCTATGCAGGAAACATTGATATGAAGAATGTAGAAGGTTCTGCTCCTATTAATGCTGTAACACTTGTGGACAATGATAAGAAACAATCGTTCACTCTATTATTACGTAACTCAGAGAATCCATTGATTGCGGAATTCGAGCAAGACATTCCAGGATTCATTGAAGAGATTGAAGCTGAGTTCGAACCAGAATTCGGTAAACTTGAGTACCATATTATCATGTGTGATACTGAGATAGAATTAATCAGAAAGTTATTCCAGATTATTAATATTATCCGTGTAGACTTTATGATGGTATGGAACCTCGGGTTCGATTTTCAGTACATTATGCACCGTATCGAACGATTAGGAATTGACCCAGAAGACATCATGACGGATGAAGCATTCAAGTATAAAGAGTGTTGGTACTATGCAGATAAACGTAACTTTAAAATTAACCGTAAAGGTGATTATGCAACACTAACTAGCTTTACAGTATGGGTAGACCAAATGATTAACTATGCAGCGATTCGTAAATCGGGTGCAGAGTTAGATAGCTATAAGTTAGATTACATAGGTGATAGAGAAGTAGGAGCTAAGAAGTTAGAATATACGGGTACAGCAAACTTCAGAAACTTACCTTATGTAGATTACAAGATGTTTGTACGATACAATATTCGAGATGTACTTATTCAGATGAAAATCGAAAATAAATTAAATGATATCGAGTTACTGTTTAATAAAGCATATGACTCTAGTACACGATTCAATAAAACATATAAAGAAACTGTGTTCCTGAGAAATAAAGCAGCAATGGAGTTCCAGGAGCAAGGATTAGTTATGGGTAATAATCATAATATTACCTATGGTGAAAGTTCAGGAGATAGTGAGAACCAAGAGCGCTTCGAGGGTGCCGTAGTTGGTGATCCGAAGTTAAACTTGCCTACAGGTATGAATATCTTGAAGAACTATCAATCACGAAATGTATTTAATAACGTAATGGACTTTGACTATAGTTCACTATATCCATCGATTATCATGATATTCAACATATTTGCTACGACGCAGCTGGGTCGAGTCATTATGGATAATCGTAACATTACGAAACGAGAAGTTATCACTGATATGGACAAGTATGATAGAGGTGGTAAGTTCATTGAAGATTTAGAATTAAACGAACCAGTTCAATTCATGCATCGTTGGATGGGTATGCCATCTGCTGAAGATATGCTTGAAGAGTTCGGACATGAGCTTGGGGAACGTGCTATACGTAAGGCTCGTGTACAATATGTATCTAAAGTTAAGAAAGATGACAAGAAGAAGAATAAGAAAGGTGTCGAAATACGTAAAGTAAAAGCGACCAGACTATCGGAGAAGGTGAAGGTTACATGGTAGAGTTTAACCCGAAAGTATTAAACGCAATGAATCAAGATTGTAAAAACTTGCGTAAAGACAGTGGATACATTATCAAAGATGGTAAAGTAATGTCTGCGGTAATAGATGTATTTGGAGATGAAACAGTCGGAGTATCAGTCGTTACTCCGATTTCCTCCGAATATAAAGAATTATTCAGTCTACTAGATGGTATTTGTGTAGATGGAAAAGAACTCTTTGGCTTGTATAAAGTAGTGAAACAGCCAGAGATTCTAGATGTGACCAGTAAGTACATTAGACTAGGTAATGACGAAGAATCAATTGAATTATCTAGACGAAAGAAAGACTTGAAACCTATCGTACAGAAGGTGAATAAATATAATAATATACCTACGGTATCGGATTCAGGTACAGTTATCTCAGGGGATATGTCAGAAGTAGCTTATGAAATTAATGAAACAAAATCAGTACATACCGTTCAGATAGGAAGTATGATAGTCCGAGTGAGTAAGAAGATGATTAAGGGATATAAGAAAAATGATAAAGTATACGTGACTTTTCATCAGACAGATGAACCTCATCTATTTAAAGCAATAATAGATGTACATAAAAAACACTATATTATATCAAATATGTATCTCATAATTAACTTCTAAAAACTCAAAGGGGAGGTGTAGAAGACTTATGGGTAAAACCATAAGTCTTTATTTTTTTATGAAAAAAACGGAAAATCTATCCAATATTAACATAAAACCAGTAGAGCCTTTATTAAAAGCTCAAGCTGATATTAACCGTGACCTGGAAACACAGGTATATGGTACAGCCAATGATGTACAACGTGATGGAGAACGTACAAGATCACGTGTCAATGATGTCGTATCGGAATTAATCCAAAGGGAGACAGGTTCTGCCAATGGAGACTTAATAGGTGGACTGGAAAGTTACTACGGTAACTCAGGTGGTAAAGATAAAGAAACATTTAACCGTATTAAAGATGCTTTATCTAATCCTGATGGAGCTAGTGACATCTATAAAATCTACTCTGAATTAAACTCGACAATTAGTAAGAACGAGGATTTAAATGTTGTCGTTAACTTAATCCCTCAGCTTGGTGACGCAATCAATGCGATAACAGATTCCATTCTATCACCAGATGATTTCACGAAACAAGTAGTGTTATCTCTTATGAAAGCTGATGTAGAATTAAAAGAAGATGACGATTTCAGAAAAGAGTCAATGCAAGTATTATCTGAGTATAAGTACAATAAGCATATCAAAGAGATTGTAAATAAAACTGCTATCCAAGGTAAGCATTACGTGGCAGCTATCCCTTACAGTCGAGCATTCCAATATCTTTTAAATGATAAAGATATGCAACTTGCAAAACAGCAAATGATGGGTAGAACGACTTTATCTGAATCTTACAAAGGTAAGACGGAGGAAGTAACAGAACTTCTAACTGAATCGTTTACGATGAATCTTTCAGAATGTTATGAATCAAAATCTATTGAAGACCTGAAAGGTAGTATCGTGGAAACGGTAGACTCATTCGTTCTTCAAGAAGGTGCTGTAAATCTTGTAGATATGGAGCTACTACAAGAGGCAAAGAAACAAAACATGATTAAGAAGAAAGCTCCGAAGAAGAAAGATAAATCGGAAACACTTGCGAAAGAATTAGAAGCAAACGGTAAGATTATAAATGACGGATTTAAATCTACCGATGAGATAAAAGAACTAACTGATGCTGATACAGCTTCTTTAAAAGGGGTCGTTATCAAGCAGTTAGATATCCGTAAAGTCATTCCATTAGAAGTAGACGATATCTGTCTAGGGTATTACTACATTGAATCAGATGATACACAACAAGCTCTCCGTAAGAGCTATAATCCACAACAGTGGGCACAGAACATTAAGAAAAGTGCTTCGAAGCAGACGGTATCTAACTCTGTTGAGAATGCTTACAGTAACTTGTCGAAACTATTATTGCATCGTCTAGATAAGAAGTTCTTAGAGAAGAATGCTCACATTAAAGATGAGATTTACGGATTATTAAAATACCACCAAGTACTTCATAACCGTAATGCTGTTAAAGTAACATACTTACGTCCTGATGAAGTATACAAGTTTGAAATCAATGGTGGGAAATCTGTATTAGACAATGTATTATTCTTTGCGAAGTTATACTTAGGATTATTAATGTCTAATATCATGATGCGTATTTCTCGTTCTAATGATATTCGTGCATACTACATTAATAGTGGTGTAGCACCAGATGTATCAAGCGTAGTAAACCATGCAATCAATGAGATTAAAAAGGACAATCGTTCTTTAATGCATTTAAATAACATTCCTCGTATGATTGCAACTACGACTAAATTTACAGATTTATTCTTACCTACAGATAAAGATGGTAAACGTCCGATTGACTTTGACATCATTCAAGGTCAAGATGTGCAGGTAAAAGATGAAATGATGGAGATGCTAGAAGAGATTATTGTCAGTGGGACCGGAGTTCCAAGCGTGCTATTGAACGCTTCTAATGACGTAGACTTTGCTAAGACCTTAACTATGTTAAGTACCAAGTACCTACGTCGGGTATTAGGTTGGCAGTTGGATTTAAATGAACCGAATACGGAATTCATTAAAGCAATTCTTCGTAGTGAGTTGGATGATAGAGAAAGTGAAATCAATAGCTTAACAACTTCATTCCAAGCACCGACGAATCTAGTATTACAGAATGCATTAGATGAAATTAATAATGCAAGAGATTTAGCGAATGCTATCTCAGGAGCAATGATTGGAGATAACAACCAAGATGAAGATGCACAACGTTTATTAGATATACTAAACTTATCTATTATGAAACAGTATGCACCATCTGTCCCTTGGGCATCATTTGCTGAAATGGAGAAACAGGCTCGTGTGCAATTAGAGAAAGAAAAAGCAGAGAAAGCGGCTAAAGCGAAGAACGCTGGTGGCGGCGATGATACATCAGGTTACTAAAATGACAAAAGATATAGACTATACCATTACGGTATAGTCTATTTTTATCACACTTCTGGTAATACAGGACGGAATTGATCGTATCTCTCGATCTTACGTCGCGCTTGAACGATTTTGTTAGCGTATTCGTTAATGTAAACGGATTCGTATTTAACACCAGTGAATTCAAGGTCAATTTGTACAAGACCGTGTTCACCGTGGTTCAAGTTCAAGTGAGATTTTGGAATCTTTGTTGGTACAATATTAGCGATTAATGCAGCGTACTCAATACCTTTAGAACCACCAGTAGGGTCAGTTACTACGTATAGTAATTCGCCAGAGTGGTTTTTAGCACAGTATCCACCGTCAATTGTATCAGCTAATCCGTGGTAAGTAGCGTAACCAGTTTTAGGGTCACGAATACCTGTTGCCCAGTAGTTGATCGCTTCACGAACAGGAGAACCTTGTAATTCATATACTTTCATAGTGAAAGTATCGAAGTCATCCTTCATATTTGTAACCATTTTGAATTGGTTACCAGCGATACCACCAGTCATATCCTCAGAGTCTACTGCCATATCTTGAATTCCATCGAATGAAGTATGACCTTTCTCTGTGTAGTTGCGGAAACGCGTAGTTAATTCTGGGTGACCTTGCGTCATGAACGGAGGTAGTTTAACCCAGTAGAATTGAGCGTAACCAGTAATCATTGGGTCGAACTGGTTAATGTTAGCATTATCCAATTTCAGTATACCCTTAAATAAATCTACATCATCGTATGCACGAGTTACTTGACGTAAACCAGTTTGAGATGTGTGTAATGTAGACATAGGTTGATCTCTCCTTTCTTATAAAAAGACCGCGAATTACACGCGGTCAATTGAGATTGTAATATCATTGATTTCAGTGATAGATTTAAATCCGACACGGATAGCCGTTTGGATACGACGAGGAGTGTCAGGGTTTGAACTCTTCGTAATCACACCTTCAATGAACTTACATTTGAAGTCACGATATTTAGCTAGACGCATGTCCAACATACGGTTGAATTCTTTTAAGTCCTCTTCCGTTTCATTTGGTTTGTAACGGAATTTAGGGCTAAGCATTTCAACATCGCGTTTGATATCGTATAACGTATGAACGTTGTTCATGTCTAATAACTGAGAGTCTTTAGACTGAGAAGATAACTGAGTACCGAATGTGATTTCACCGTACTCTTCTTCTAAGTAGTTCAAACGTAATTCGTAAAGATCAGATTTATCTGCATCTTCAGCCACAGCAGGACGTACACTATTAGGAATAATGTATTGGTTCAGCTTCACGAAGTCACCTGCTAATGGAATATGATTTCCATAAGAAGCGAAATGTGCTGGCATTGTATTAGCTACAAGGTAAGTCATTGTTACTGGAATATCCTTACCTGTGTATTCATCATAAGTCATGAAGTTTTGAGCCATGATAGTTACTCCGTAAGAGTTAACTGTTAACTCAGTTTGTCTCCATGTCTTTAAGTCAAGAATTGTGTGAGACATACCTGCATCTAAGTACAATGGTAGGTCATCACGTAGGTAACGCCAGTTAATCATAGCTTGCTTAACTTCCAATGGATAGTTTGCATCTAAAGCTACGTTAGCAGGGTTACGTTTACGGTCTAAGATTGTTTTATCAATCTTTCCGTCGAACGCATCAATTAAACGTTCGTTGATAGCGATTTGACGGTCACGGTTAGAACGTTTGAACGCTCCATCGTCACCAGCTGCTAATGGGTAACCTTCGTATAAACTTAGGTTAATGCTATCTTTAGCAGTTGTGATGTGTTTGTAGTTCGTAGTATCACGGTTACGGAAGAATAAGAAGTCGATTTCTTCTGGTTTAATCTCCGCTTCTGGATGCTCTTGTTGAACTACAGGGCGTAACATTTCAGCCATTTGATAGAATGAATCTTCAATAGCGAAAGTGTTAATTGGGAAGATGTTACGTTTTAGTACATCTTCAATGTACTCGCTTCGGCTGTAGACACTACGAGCATCTGGGAATGTAGAGATGTTTAATGGTACCTCAACACGTTGTAACCCGTTCTCGTTGTTAAATAACTCGAAGCTGTAGTTACGATAAACAGTTTCTTTATCGCGAGATGGAGATGGAGTTAAGCGGATGCGGTAAGCATTACCGAATTCTCCACGACCTTTTGATACGAATAAGTAAAGTGGGAAAATAATCCCATCCGCAGCATTAGAGTCATCGTATTTCTCTTTCATAAGAATTTCGATGTCATCGTTCACGTCGCGTAAGTTGTCATACTTTTCAGCGAAAAGTTTAACTTCAGCTTTCTTTTCTTTAATAGGAACGTTACCTGAAGCAGTAGTAGTCTCTTGACCAGTTACAGCATCAATGTAAAGAGGGTTCCCTTTAGAGTCAGTCTTTTGTTTGTCAAAGACTGCCACTTTTGCCATGATAAGTACGTTTGCATATGTAGCATCTTTCGCTGTAATACGCATTCCTCGTACTTGTCCACCATTACGCAACCAAGATAGTACGTTGTAGTACCCTTGACCGTGTACTTTAAAGTTTCCTTTACCGTAATCTCTTTCGGTGATAGCTAAGTCACGTAAAAGTGTCATTTGACCATCGATACCTTTGTCAGAGATGAATGGAGCAATTAATACTGCACCATTGTTTACGAAGGAATCTGTTTTAATTTCGGTATTGTCCTGAACACGAAGTGTATCGTGTGGATGTTTGTATAAACCTGGAGCAATAGCCATAAATAAAACCTCCAATCTTTTAAGTCATAAGATATTAATCTTATGTTCCATTACAAGATTGCGAGGAGGCAAAAAAAGACCCCATACTACCTGAATGTAGTATGGGTTTTTCTTATACTTTAATAAGTTCTTCTACTGGTGTGTAAGCCTGACTTCGATTGTGTCGAGTACGGTTAATTGATGATGTTACCATAGAATCTAAGTCCTCGAATGTCAATGCTGTGAACGTTGAGTTCATTGAACATACCGTACGGTTATTAACACCTATGTAGTCATATACAGATACATTCGGATTCTTACCAATCTCTAAACGGAATGGTTTCGCAATATCTTTCTTCGAACGAGATAACTCTGAGATAATACAAGACATTAGTGTGCCTGGAACTTGTAGGTTAACAGAGTTTAATTCTAAGTTACGAATCATGATATTTAATAACTGGTCGTAAGGAATCGTTCTAGGAATCTTTCCATCATTCAGCATCTTAATAAATGCTTCTACATTATCAATCGTTGCGATAACGTTTGTAGAAGTCATAACGACATCACCGTTAAAGTATTTTAATACATAATACTTCTCTTCTTCATGACCAGGAATTAATGTAAGTGTTTCCTTCTCAATGATATTCGGCTTCGTAATCATCTTACAAGGAACGTTGAACGTTTTTAATTTAGAGAAATCTCTCTTGTCAGTGGGCTTATTCATCACACAGAAGTTGAATAATCCCATCGTTTCCACTTTCTCTCCTATAACCGTGGCAATACCCGATGAGAATAAACTATCAGGAATATAGACTTCTAAGTAGCCACCAGTGAAGATTAACTTCTCATCTTTCTCTGCAAAGTAAGATGGTTTTGTCTTCATAATATCACTCCTCTATTTTATAATTAGATGTTACGAAAATAAAAGTGAGTAGAACCCGAAGGTTCTACTCGTGCTTAATCTCATGGATACATGATAATACAAACTAGACAGAGGGAAGATTTCCCTTATAAATATGTTTAGTATATTATTTCAATAAAGTTGCTAAGTCGATTAAGCTTTGTTTAAATTCAGCAACGTTTCGGTCTTCGTTTTCATTGTTCTCTACACACTTCGTAACGTTTACTAAGAAGTAGTTAACAAATGAAGCTGTAGACATAGTGATCTTTTTATTCTTTGTGACTTCACGGTATAATAGGTATAAGATACCTTCGATTTGACCATGGAAGCGGTTCGGAATAATTTTCTTTAAGTCTGTTAGTAAGTAACGTGGGTCTAAGAACATATTCTTCTTATCGTTCTTTACGTAACGATTAAAGTTCTTTTCTTCTTTCTTGAAGTCCTTCTTCACACGTTTCATTACAGCAGCTTTACCACCTAGGTTATGGAAACGATCAGTTAAATTGTTTAAGTATAAGCTACCATGTAGGATGTTACGTAATTCAATTAATTGACGTTTCTTTTCAGGATCAGTTGTTTCTTCAATCTCTTTTTCCACTTTAAGAATTTCTTCTTGTGAATCAAGGTTCTTAACTAATCCAGCTAATTCCTGATGGAATTGTTGCATCATTGTTTCTAATACTTTTTTCTCTTCCTCGATAACTTTATCAAGGTTAGTTTGAGCAACCATATACTTTAAGAAGTCACGACGGAATTCTTCAGGTGTATGTTCTCCAACTTCACTTACAAATTTCTCAGAGTTCTGAACCATGACTGGAGGAAGGACTTTACAAATCTCTTCATCAGTCATTTCATCAATCTTTTCAGGAGTTAATCCATCAAATAATTGATTAAACTGAGCATTTGCTAATTCACCAGCAGATTTATTCTTTAAGTCATCTGGTGAGATATATGTAATATTTGTTTGATCAGGTCGTGTAGAAACATCAGTTCCTAGTACCTGCACATTCATGTCTTGTAATTCTCTTAACATTTTTGGATCAATTCTATGGCTACCTGCTCCTGCAATTACTACAGCGTTAGATTTCTTTTCTTCTTGTGTAGCTACAATATCAGAACCAGTAATAGTAATACCGTCAGTAGAATTGATATTAGCAAGTTCAGCAGCTTCTTGTTCTGCTAATCCTTGTAGTGCTCCATCGAATTTTTCAATAGTATTAGTTAGAGCTTCTTTAAATCCAGGTTGTACTTGGTCTTCTTTACCTTCTAATACCTGTCCTACTACTGTTTCGATTTCTTCACGTTTGTTTTGCATTTTAATTTCCTCCTCGGTTTCTCTTAATTTATGGTTTATATTTTCTTTTTCTAATATTTATGTAGCGGGTGTTAACGCTGTACAAATAAGATTATACGCTACACTTCTATACTCTTCATCAATAAAGTTCTTTGAGCATTGATGGGCAAGTTCTTTTACCATAGATGAACTATTGAGCATCAACTCTAAATCAAGTTTAGTCTTACAACATTCATCTATTTCTTTCTCTACTTTAGTTCGAAGAGAAGCTGGTAATTGTTTACCAGCTATCCTCTGACGAAATGATGCTATAGCTTCAGTGATATTTTCCATAGCTATCACCTAGGCACGCATAGAAGTAGATTTGAAGTGATTGTAATCCTCTTCAGATAATACAGCTACCATACCATCATCTGTAATTACAGCATGGTCATGTAAGTCTTCCGCAGTAATTTCTACAGCTGTAGCCATATCAATTTCATAACGAGCTAGGTAAGGAAGGTCTTCCCCATTTACCATAACCGTTGGTTCATCGTCCTCATTATAAGGTGTAATAATATATTTGTCACAATCTTTTAATACTACTGTCATTGTTAGTTCCTCCTCAGGAATAGTTTTATTTTTTATTTGGTACTTCTGATGGGTCTACTACTCCCGCAGCATCAGTTACTGTTGGACGAATACCCATAATACTTTCACTAGCAAGAATGAAACATTTACCGTGTGAAGTTTCAAGTCTAGGCGCTCCATCAGCATCAGGTACAAGGTGACCATCATAGAATCCACCATATCTACCTTCTACTGCATAGCGACCATTATACATTAAATGATAATGTCTGATATGTTTATCTAGCATCATTACAGTACATTCATCATTCCAAACCTTACCAACGATTAATTGGTTAGCCATATGTGTTCTGTTGAGATTAATACGATCTTGATCGATAAATACCATGGCATCATGTGATACCATAACAGCATCCCCATAATCAGT